CCAACAAGTAGCAATTAATCCACCAATACCAAGTCTTTACAATCCTATACAGACACAGAATCAACCTATACTTAATCAAAGAGCTATGCCAACATTTGCAGAAGATGGTGCTAAGTTAAAGAAACTAAAAGACTTAAAGAAATTCAAAAAGTTTCAAGCAGGAGGAAGCGTAGATGCTATCTCTGGGAAAGTAGGGACTTTTGACACAGAAAAATCTGATGATACTTTATCTTTTGGACAAGCTTTTAGAAAGAATAGAGCTTCTGGTGCAAAGGAATTTACTTATAAAGGTAAACGTTATACAACTAAAACTAAAGAAGATGATGCTCCAGCTAGAACTTCTAATACCATTGGGGAAGTCTCAGTAACTGCTAAAAAGAAAACTAATATGTTACCTGAGGTTACTGTTACCGCAAAAAAAAAATAATGAGGGGAGGAGGTCCCCTTGATGAACCCTCAAACAATAAATTATCTTTCGGACAGGCACTCTTAAAAAATAGAGAAAGAGGAGTGCCTACTTTTAAGTGGAGAGGTAGACAATTTCTAACAAAGGAAACTACTAAAACTACAAAAAATATGCCCGAGTAAACTTATAAGAAATAATGGAACTATTTATAGTTAATGAAAATATGCAAGCTGAAATAAATAAAGCAGATGTATTCTTAATCAAAGAATTCAAAGCTTTATTTGAAACTCAGCGCTGTAAAATTGTAGGAGATGCTAAAGGCATCACAAAATTAAGAGCACAAAAAGAATTAGCTTTTATATATTTAGTATATGATTGGAAAACACCATACTCAGAATATTCTGCAAAAGAAAAATTAGAAGCAGCTTTATTAGATAGTGGTATAGAACGATCTTGGATTGAAGACCCTGTGTTAAAAGCAGCCTGTCAAAAATATCAAGATCTACAAGACTCTCGTATTTTAAGATTATTACAATCTGCTTATAAAGCAGTTGATGAACTACGACTTTATTTTGATACTCTTAATTTACAAGAAAGAGACGCCATGACACAACGTCCTATATTTCAAACAAAGAATGTATTAGCTGAGATTGCTAGTCTTGGTAAAACTGTGGAAGGTCTACAACAATTAGAATTTATGGTTATGAAAGAAAAAGAAAAGGCTACTAATTTACGTGGAGATCAACAACTTGGAATATTTGACTAATGGCTAAACAAATACACTGGGATATAACTACTGAGGAAATATGGAAATTACACAAAGATGGGAATGCATTTTTTGATCCTTCTCTATCTTATGAACTTACTGGTTATAGACCAATCACAGCAACACAAGGATTAGATTTTGATCCAAAACCTTTTATTGAGATAGGCAGGAAATATGATTTAACAAAAAGATTTGTTGATTTACCTACACAATCTAAAGCTTTTAAAGATTGGTGGTTAGAACAACATAGACTCTCTAATGACGGAGTTACATTTAATGGTTATAGAATTACTGGAGATCATTATTTCTTTTTGAATTTCTATACTATGCCTAAATCTAAGGATACTAAAAAAGCAGGAGGAGGACGTTTAGAAGGACGACCTGATTTCTGGGCAGCTCACTATGAATTATTTCATTACATAGAATTATGTGAGGTTTTAGGATATGATGCAGTAATATTAAAATCTCGTGGGGTAGGTCTCTCTGAGATTGCAGCCTCTTTAGGAGTCCGTCCTTATATAACCATTAAAGGGTACTCCTCTTTATATGTAGCTTCAGCAGTTAACTTCCTAGAGCCACCAAAAGGTATCTTAGGTAAATGCTGGAAACAATTAGATTGGTTAAACTTAAATACTGGTGGTGGAATGCGTCGTGTACGTATGTCTGTGGATAGTATCTATCAGAAACAAGCTGCTAAAAAAGATAAAACAGGTACTGTTCATGGACATCTCTCTATGATTTCAGGACAAGTAGTAGATACTCCAGATAAGCTTAGAGGAGACCGTGTGGATAGATTATTTTTTGAGGAATCAGGTAGTAATAAATGTCTTACGGATACTTGGATTGTTGGAGGAGCCCTTGTAATGATTAATGGTAGACGACATGGAATGCGTATGGCTTTTGGAACTGGTGGTTCTGAAGGTCCTAATCTTGAGGGATTAGAGAAAATGTTTTTAAATCCAAAAGGTTACACTAGTTTACCTTTGAGACACACTCATACTCTTAAAAAAGAATTAATATCTACTGGATATTTTATACCAGCTTGGGTAACTGTGATGGACTCTATGGATTCCAGAGGAGTTGCTGATGAAATTTCTGCAAAAGCCTATTATGAAAACCTACGTCTTCTACAAAAAGACGACTTTAAAGAATATTCTAAATTTTGTGCAGAGTATTGTTTTTATCCAGAAGAGGCTTTGTCTCGACAAGGTAATAATAACTTTGACCAAGAAAAATTAGCCGACCAATATACTGAGATTGTTTTTAATAAATCTACTCCTAAAATAAAAGATGGTTTTACCAAGTGGACTTATGAGGGAGATAGTAATAGAATAATTGGTGTTAAATTTATGGAAACCCCTGGGGGAACTATGCATATAGCAGAAGACCCAATACTAGATAAAGATGGGAAGTTAATTAGAGACTTATATGTAGCTGGAATTGACTCTATTGATAAAGGTGTGGGAGATTCTATTACTACTAATGGTTCTCAGTTTTGTGTCACTATTAAAAAAAGGACTTTTGGCCTTGATGGAGACAAGTATGTGGCTTATTATATGGATAGACCCTTTGATGTTAGAGTGGCTTATGAAAAATGTGCACAACTCTTAACTATGTATGGATGCAAAGCAAACTTAGAAGACACAAAAATCTCAATCATTGGATATTATAGAGAGAAACATTGGATGCATTTACTTATGCCCAGACCTCAATATGCTATTCAAGGAGATACACGAAGACCTCCTAATGCAATTGGTACTCAAGGTACTGATAAAATGATTTTACATGGTATAGATTTAATTGAGAACTATGTGAAAGACTATTGTCATAATATTAATTTTCTGGAGATGTTGGAACAACTTCAAAATTGGAGTTGGGAAAAGAAAGGAAAGTTCGATATAATTTCATCCATGGTTATGTGTGAGATTGGAGATGAAGAACTCATGGGAATTACCCCATTAAAAGAAAGACCTCCTACTGATATTTGGCATGACATAGGATATTGGAATGATTCCAATGGAGTTAAACATTATGGAGTTATTCCACATAAAGGAGAGATGAATATTTTAATAAATTCAGTAATAAATGGACACAACAGTTTTTAAAGAAGGTATCCTTCAATTTTTTAAGGATACATATAATGTAGAGTATATCTCAGATTTCACAATTGATTATTATTATGATGGTGATATCTATAGATTCACAGCACAGTTCCAATTAAATCAACAAAATAAACCCATTACTATCTCTGGACAATTCACTACTATAGAAGATTTCACTATCTTTGCAGTAAAGGAATTAAGAGCAAGGAGATTTCCCACAGTAGATTATTTTAAATTAATCCATGCGGAAAGTCCTGATGAACAGAAACTTAGAGAAGAATGCGAAAGCAAATAACAAATTAATTTAATATTATGGGTGAACTGATAACTAAAGAGTCCTTAATGGGGGCTCAAAAAGTAATAGTAGGAGATGGTACAGCTGATGTTATCTTACGGACTTTAGGGAAAGTATATATACAAGCGGGTGCTAGACTGAAATTACTAGATGATTTCATTAAGGAATTGGCTACTGTAACTAGTTCACCAGTAGCTATAAATAACCTAACAATTCTCCCCACAGATGAGGATTTACTTACTTTAGTTTATCCAGGAGATGGACAGTTTGTTTTTATAAGTGCATCTCAGAATTTATATATCACAGTAAGTGGAGAATATCTCCCAATCATTGCAAAAAATGAAGCTACTATTAATTGGGATACTTTAAATAAAGCTTTTGTTTCAAAATCTGGCGATATAATGACAGGAAGTTTAAAAGCTACTGAATTTATTGTAGATGAAAAAATTACAGCTCATGGTCCTATAGTCTCAGATATTTCTGAGAGTCCTTTCATAGTAAAATCTACCAAAATGGTAGAGAACTTAAATGTAGAACAATTAGGTGGATTAAAGAGAGAGAACTATGCTGTAAAAGCAGAAGATGAAGCAATTACAGGGCAGTGGGATTTTGAAAATCAAACTAATTTTAAGGAACTCACTACATTCAAAAAAGATTTAGTGAGTGCAGATGGGTTTGCTTCAGGATATTCTGGATTTGGATGGAAATTAGACACTAAGACTAACACTTTAACAGTGGATAATCTTATTGTCCGTAGAATCATGCAAGTATATGAGTTAGTAGTAGCTAAAATTCGTGCTACTAATGGAGCTTTATGGGTTGCAGATGCAGATAAAGTAATGGAAGTTACTAAGTTAACTTCTCCAGAGGTTTTAACAGTCTTTGGGGATGATAGATTCTCAAATTGGAAACATTATTCTTATGATGGACAGTATTTATGTTCAGGATATGATTTAGATGGAACTCGTATTGAGTTTTTTGAAGGAGCTCCTATAAAAGATGTAAATGGAAATGTAATTACACCACAATCTGGTTATGATAGTACAGATGATTTAGATTTAGTAATAGCCTTGGCTATTCCAGGTAATCCAAAACGATATTTAAGTTCATATTTTACTGGAGAATTCTATAGAATAGTTATAGAGAATCCTAAGATGTATCCATTCAGAGTTAATGATATTGTAAGATGTCAAAAATTCACAGGATCTTCTATTAAAACCTATGATGCATTAGTAACTAATATAGCTCCTGATAGTCATATCATTATAAGATTATCCGTCTTTAATATAGATGGTTTACTTTATGAGATAGAACCAGAAGTTACAGATGGTCTAGTTCGTATAGGAAATATAAATAATCAAAGTAGACAGGGTGCTATTTACATGACCTCTTCAGAACAGAATAGTCCTTATATGGATATTCTCACAGATGTTAATAGACCAGATTTTGCACATCCTCTATTAAATGATAATGGAGATGTTATTGCTACACCTAAAAATTTAAAATTAAGATTAGGTAATCTCTCTGGTATTTACGACCCTGCTTTTGGGCCAAGACAACCTAGTGGTATGGGATTGTACGGGGAGAATGTATTCTTAAAAGGAAACCTAGTACAAGTTACTGCTGGAGAAGAAATTAGAGTTCCTGTATACAGAGGAGTGTGGGACTATACTAAAATTTATTGGATAAATGACCAAGTTACTTTTAATGAAGTTATTTATACTTGTATAGGAGATATTTTAACAGGTGTACCACAAACACAGAATCCAGAAGTAGATAGTAGATGGGAATCATCTGTATCTTCTTTAATGGTCACTCTGTCTAATCCCTCAGTTGTAATAGGACTTGATAAAGATGGAGTATTAAAATCTGGAGAGATTGGAATCAATGGTAAGTCTACTTTATTCACTGTTTATAAAGGAACTTTAGATGTCACTTCTCAATATAGTTTACGCTTAGGAAGTTATAGTGGAGTAACTTTAGATATCTTATCTAATAAATTATATATTAGTGCTCTTTCTGATTTTACTCCAAAATCTTTATTAGTTACTTTAACAAAAGGTGGAGTAGATGTTAGAAGTTTGTTTTGGAGTCTTAGTTATTCAAAAGATGGACAAGCTGGTGCTCCTGGAAATGATGGTGCACCTGGTAAAGATGGAACAAATGGAACAAATGGTTCTCCTGGTGCAAAAGGAGATGTAGGGCCTTCTTTAACTTATGAGGGAGAATGGAGTTCTACAACACATTATTACAATAGAGTTACTGTACGCACTGTAGTTAAAAGAACTATTGCCTCAGTTATTACTTATTATATTACTAAGTTATCTACTACAGGAAATGATATAGATTTTGGCACTGCTCAGAATCCAGAAACACATCCAGCTTTATGGGAAACTTTTGCTGGACAATTTACTAGTGTAGCCACTGGTTTATTATTAGCTGAGAATGCTGTAGTTAATATAGCTGCTAATAATACTTTGTACATAGGTGCAAGCGGTGCTGCAGGAATTTCAGCATTAGGATGGAAAGGAGATAGTAATGGATTTCAATCTATGAGGACTGATAGTGGAGGAATAACTCCTTTAACTATTCTTAATGTAGATGGAAGTTTCATTACACAAAAAGGAACTATTGGAGGATGGACTATTGATGCTACTAGTATTTCTAGTCCTGGTAATTTAATTAAGTTAAATTCTGCGGGACATATTGATATTCAAAGTACTGGTTATTTAAACATTGGGAGTAATATCTCTTTAAAAGGAAATAGTGTCTCAAATTTTGGAGGGTTAAATATTGGAACTGATGGTACTTTATATGCTGATAAAGCTGGTACTCGCACATTTCAAATTAGTCCTAATGGGGATTTTCTATTCAATGGTAATTTTTATTTATCTAATCAGGCCGGTGGTAATGTTACTGCTGCATTCTCAGATTTATTTGATGTTATTTTAAACCCAGATGGTGTTACCATTAAAGTTTTAGTAAGTAAAGTAAATTTTGCTTCTAAAGGAGATATTACAGCATATCAAGTAGGTGCATTAGATTCTACTACAAATGGTGTCTTAGCTTTATTAACAGGGACAGGTCCTATTTATAAACCATCTGATACAGAAGTGGGTTTAAGATATGATACAGGACAATTTCAATTATCAGGAGGAAATACTTTACAAATAATTCCTTCAGTTCTAATACCACAAAGTGCTTTAGATTTAAAATTAAACGTATCACTAAAAGGTTCTGCAAATGGTTTAGCAGAATTAGATGCGAGTGGATTTGTAAAGAACACACAGTTACCTAGTTATGTAGATGACGTTTTAGAGTTCTCAACAAAACCTTCTTTTCCTACAATAGGAGAGACTGGTAAAATTTATGTTGCATTAGATACAAATGTTACTTATAGATGGAGTGGTTCAGTATATGTTGTCATTGGTTCTGACTTAGCTCTTGGAGAAACTTCTGCTTCAGCTTATCGTGGAGATAGAGGAAAGATTGCTTATGACCATACATTCTTAACAACAAATCCTCATGGTGTTACTAAAGCACAAGTGGGTTTATCTTTAGTTGACAATACAGCCGATTCAACTAAATCAGTTAGTTATGCTTCAGCAGCAGGTACTGCAACAAATTGGAGTGGTTCGGGTGCATTAGGTTCAGCAGCATACGTTAACACTTCAAGTTTTGCACCTTCAGGTTATGGTGTTGGCGGTTCGCCTGTGGTTACAACTGATGCAGACAATTATAAATTAACTGGAGATTATTATTTTGTAACACCTATAGCACATTCACCACAAGCATATTTTCAAGCTCATGTTATGGGTTCAAGCAATGGCGACTTTGCTCAAATAGGAGTAGCTTCGACTAATGAATTTCATTTTAGATGGGGCACAGGTACATGGCACAAAGTATGGAATGATGGAAATTTAAACCGTTCAGACGTTGCTTTTGCTGCAAGTACAGGGTCATTTTATAGCAATGTGATAGTAAATAGCAATGCTGCTGATATTGTAGCATTAACACTAAACGCAAATACAAATCACGGAGTCAGACAAAATTTTTATAATCAAAATGCTTCTGGTTTATATAATTTTCAGATTGGAAGTAATATAACTGCGAATAATGCTTTTGAAATTTTAGCATCTACAGCATTGGACGGAAGCGGTTTTAGTAATGTTTTTAAAATTACAAATACAGGTGTAGCAACTTTTGCAAGTAGTATTAATCTTGGAGCATTACAACAAATAATTTGGGGTGGTGGTTACGGTTCAGGCAAACCATTGATTGAAGGTTCAGCCGCTGGAATGAATGTTTATCCCAAAGGAAATTTAAATGATGGTATATTTAACGTAATTGGTACAATTAGGGCAACTGTAGCGGCATCTGTTGGGGGGTTCAGGGTTGATGGGGGTAATCCGCCAGATGGTTATGGATTAGAAATATATTATGATGCCGCATCAAAGGAAACGAGATTTAATGCTCTTGATAGAGGTATAACCTATACTTGGCATCCAATGGTTTTTAATGCTTCAAATTATGCATTTGGAGGTGTTGCAGTTTTTAATAATAGTGTTACTGTGCCTGTTTTACAAATTAATACAGCAGCTGGTGCAAATTCTCAAGATGCAATACTATTAACAAAAGCAAATGGATATGGAACGGCAGCAATCCAACAGTATTATAGTACATATTTAGATTATGGTCTTGGATTATCAATACAAGGTGAAAATAAATTTACACTTAATCAATTAGGTAATGCAGTTTTTAATGGTTCAGTTGCAGCAAAAAATTTAGCATCAGTTGGTGATTCAGGTGTTGCAGCAGGTGTTGCAAGTAGCTCAATAAGATTACTAGGTAATGGTTTAGCACATTCAAATATTGCTTGGCAACCAAATGAAAGAACAATATCTTTTCATACATCAATAGCAGGATTGGGATTAGATGATTATTGGGGTGCTGTTAGTCTTTATGCAGGTGGCGTTATTACAACTAATTCATCTTTTAAAACGACTTCACCTGTTTCATTAGTCGGTAATTATGATACAAATACAACAGAAGATAAATGTATTTGGACAATTGGAACAGGATGGAATACAGTTGCAACAATGTACGGTATTGGCTACGATTACGAAGTTCAATCAGGTTTTGGACATTCAATCTTTTTTAAAGCTGCTGGTAATAAGCATACTTGGATTAGTTTATCAACTGGTAATATCTATACAACTGGCTCATTTGTTGCAGGCGGTGAAATCACAGCCTATAGCGACAGACGTTTAAAATCAAACATTCAACCATTAACTTTAAGAGGTGATTTAAAACCAATGACATATGAAAAAGATGGTAAACAGTCAATTGGTTTTATTGCTCAGGACGTACAAGAACTTTATCCTGAGTTGGTGAAAGGTGAGGGTGAAGAAATGTTGAGTTTGAATTATGGGCAATTAACAGCAGTTTTATATGCTGAGATATTAGAGTTAAAAAATAAGATTAAGAAACAAAATAAAAAACTTAAAAAATTAAAAAATGGAAAATGAAGTAAAAACAGAAATTGTGAAAACAACATTAACAGGCACCATTGAAGGTAAGAGTGTTGTGATTAATTATGAGAATGAATTAGGAAAATTACCAACAAATGTAGGTGCTACTTGTAATATTCCAAATACAGAGAATCCTATGGAAAATACAAACATTAATGTTAGTGTAAATATTATGGGCAATAAAAATATCATTGTTAATGGAGCTCCTGCTCTTGGAAATATTTCTATGATATTATCAGGAATAGAATCTACTATACAAGGAATTTTAACTAATCCTCCAGTAGTATAGATAAATTAAAATAAAGGGCACTTATGCGCTCTTTATTTTTAAAATATTTGTATCTTTGCACATTAATGAATTAATAATTTTAATATGACACACGCAGACATTAGATTCCTATGGGAAGCCTTGAACGTATTTATTAAATACGTCGCAGATAATGATATAAAAAATCACTATCTAAATTATGGATTAAAAAAGAATGGTATAATTCTTGAAAAAGAATTTAAGTTAATACAAGAAAGTACATCTCAGAGACTTATTGAATTAGAAAGAAAAGCTATTGAATTAGGTAATGCTAAACTATCTGATTCCACAGAAAGAACTGATAGTACTCCATACCTTTTAGGATATGTAGAATTAACAGAAGAAGAAAAAGTAGAACATACTGTATTAGCACAGGAATTCAACACATTTTTACAGACTAAAAATGACACAAAATTATATATGTTGAAGTTTAGTGTAGAAGAAATGAAGAAATTACCTTTAACTTGGCAAATGAGTAATATTTTAGCCAATTTTGTAGAAGAATAAAATTAAACCCCTTAATACCAATTGATTATGAAAGAATTTAATGATTATTTTACAGTAATATTAGGTCATGAAGGGGGATTAGTGAATAACCCAAATGATCCAGGAGGTCAAACTAAATATGGAATCTCTTTATTATTTATAAAGGGACTTACTTTAGCTGATGGAGATATAGATCATGATGGAGATATAGATAGTAATGATATTAAAGCACTTACTATAGAAGATTCCAAGGAACTTTATAAAAAGTTCTTTTGGAATCCTTTGCATTTAGAGAAACTTGTAAATGAGGAACTAAAACTAAATTTATTTGATCACGGAGTAAATGCAGGGACTAAAACAGCAGTTAAATTACTACAAAGGATCCTATCATTAGATGATGATGGATCTATTGGTAACATGACTATTACTGCTGCCAATAATTACACAGGAAATATTATTGAGGAGTATAAGAAAGCACGAGAAAATTATTATTTAGCCATTATAGCTAAAAATCCTAAACTTAGTGTATTCAAAAATGGCTGGTTCAATAGAATAAAAACAACAAAATTTAACTCATGAACATTTTCAACTACGATAGTTCCGCTACTTATACTGAAAAAGAAAAACAATCTGAAGATTATCTAAAAGGATGTATTGATAAAGCTATTACAGAGTTAGTCTATGATAAAGACTATTTGCGTAAAGCATATAATTATTACAACTGTACTAGAGATAAAGATCAGTTCCGACATCTAGAAGAAAACTTTGGAATTGGAAGTTCTACAGCAGTAGAATTCATTCCTTTAGTACGTAGACATATTGATGCCCTAATTGGAGAATTACTTCAATCAAAACTTAGACCAAAAATTACATGTAAGGATTCAGAGACACTTTCTAAAATAGAAAGAGAGGCTCAAAAAGCTATTTACTCAGCAGAACTTAATAGAATTAAAATTCAACTCTCTGATAATATACAAGCTATATTTGGAGAAGGAAAAGAAGCAGTAGATAAAGCAAATGAAGAGGAACTTTCTAAACTAAAAGAAATTACTAAAAGGGATTTTATCTCAGAGTATGAAATAGCTGCTCAGAATATGATAGAATTTTTTTTACAATCAAGAGAAGTAAATCTTTCTTTAAAAAGAGAAAATCTTTTTAAGGATATTCTTATTGGAGGACAGTGTTATTATAAATCTAAAACTAAAAAAGGATCTCCTGTACCAACAGTAGAAGTATTAAATCCTTTTGATGTGTTTCCAGAGTTAAATGTAAACTCCACTTATATTAACAAAAGTAGAAGAATTGTATATGTGAAATACATGTGCAAGGAAGAAATTATAAACGAGTTTGGAGATGATATGTCTAAAGATGATTTAGATCTTTTACAAGATGTAAATCTAGATAGTTTCTCACATAATGTTTATTATATACGGGCTGAATCTGGCGGTATTGTTTCTAATGTAGAGGCTACTATTCCAGGAACTTATCCGTACTACAATGATAGTTATGCTGGAAATAATAGATATCCAGTTTACTACGTAGAATGGTTAGAAAATAATAAAGTAAAAGTGGGAGAAAAAACTTTCTTTAGAATGGACCGTTATAAAGGTGCTAGAATTGGAAGTGAAATTTATCTTAATATGGGAAAAGATGATACTGTATGTAGATCTATAGAAGATCCATATAATTGTACTCTCTCTATTAATGGTGTACAATTAACTACACGTTCTGGTAAACCATTTTCCATGGTATTGTCCACTGCTAATCTACAGGATAAATATGATATACTTCATTGGTATCGTGACACTTTAATTGCAAATTCTGGAGTAAAAGGTGACTGGATTGATGTGGCTTTAGTTCCTACATTCTTAGGAAATACTCCTGAGGAAAGACTTCTAAAACATGCTGCTTATAAAAAAGCTGGAAAAGCTTTATTTAATTCTGCCCAAGAAGGTAGAGGTGTTCCTATGAATACTACATTTGCAGGATTTGATGATACTGTTTCAGGACAATCAATCCAGGCAATACAACTTGCTATTACACAAACAGAAGATATATGTAGTGCTATTACTGGAGTATTTAGAGAAAAACTAGGAGATATAGAACAACATGATGCTGTAACGAATGTTGCGGTAGGAATGAGAAATTCTGCAGTAATTACAAAACAATATTTCAACACATTAAATGGAGTAGTAAAAGAGCTTCTCACAGATATGCTAAATCTATCAAAAGCTTCTTTAAAAAAAGAATTTAAAGGATCACTTATTTTAGGTAATAGATTAACTAGAATCTTTACAGTACTCCCAGAAAACATTTCTTTTACAGATCATGATATACATATTGGAGATTCTGAAGAAATTACTAGAGATATTGAGTTGATTAAAAATATGACTATGGAATTAATGAAAGCAGGTCTTGTGGAACCAGAACTTATGTTCGAGACAATCACAACAGAGAGCTTGACTGAGTTTAAAGAAACCGGCTTAAATTCACTACATAGACAGAAAGAGGCACAAGGAGTTATGGCAAATCTACAACAACAAGTTGCTCAATATGAACAACAAATGAAAGAAGCCCAAACTCAAATCCAACAACTTTCCTCTAAAGTACAAGAAAAGGAACAAGCTGAAATTCAATTAAAACAAGCAGAACTTAAGATGAAAACTGAACAAGGTGCTGCTAAAATAAAGAATGATAAAGACTTTAATGATCAGACTGTAGGATTAAAAGAAAAACAAATACAAGCTGAAGTTCTACAACTTGCAGATAGTAACAAGAAAAATGACGAAATTAAAAATATAGGATGAACATAACAAATTATAAAACAGGCTTTACTATTGCTCCGTCAATACTAACAAATCAAATGGCAGTTACTATTGTAACCTATTTGTCAACAACAAGTAGTACTATATTAGCATCATTTGTTACTAATGATGAGATCAATTACGATTTTTTAAAAGACGGACTCTATGAGTTCTCCCAAATAATATTTTCTACTATAGTTACTCCTACTGGATATTATATTGCTAATAACAAAGTGTATTTAAACACAGTACTTGTACCAGATATGGTTACCTTATTAGATAATACAGCTATCACTAAAGACTCTGTAAAAATTGTAGTTATTAATGATATAGAAACTTGTTATTCTAATTTAATAAAAAAAGTCTTATCTAATAAATTATCTAAGATTTGTGATATTACACATCATGAAGAAGAGATAAAAGATATTCTTCAAATGGCAATAACAGCCATCAAATATGCCTCAGAATTAGGTCTGATTTATCAAGCACAACGTATCGTTGAATCTATAATAAGTTCATGTGATATATGTGGTACTACTAATATTGAAAATTGCGGATGTAATGCGTGAATTAGAACTTAAATTACTAAATAGTTTTATAAAAATTTTAGAATCTTATGAGGGAGGGAATCCCCTTCCTTATAAAAATTTAAAACTTTATATGGAATCTTATGAGATGAATATATTAACAGACCAAAAATACTATGAATTCGTATGGGACAATTTATAACAACAGTTGGTAATGTTACAATTACCACTCCTACTAGTGTTTCTATGCCAGATTATAATCTAGCAGAGAGCATTCTTATACCACTACAAAATCCTTATAATCCAGCTACTCTAAGTGTAACACAGGTTACAGGAACTTCCACAAAAGATCTAATGAGTCAAAAGGCTACTACGGATGCAATTAATGGGGTACAAAATAATTTAACTAATGCTATTAATGCTTTACCTGCATTTCCACCAGAGACAGAGCCTGCATTTAATGCTTCTATTGCATTTAATTTAACATCTTCTGATCTCACTAATTTTAGAACAGCTTATGGATGGGGTAATCATGCGGGATTATATAGACCGATTGGTTATGTACCAGCTTGGAGTGAAATTTCTTCTAAACCTGTCTTTGCTACAGTAGCTACTACAGGAAGTTACAATGATTTAATAAATAAACCTACACTATTTAATGGAACATGGACCAGTTTAACTGGAAAACCTACTGCCTTAAGTGCCTTTACTAATGATTTATTATTTATTTCATCTTATACGGAAACTGACCCAACAGTTCCTTCCTATGTAAAATCAATTTCCTCTACTAATATAACCAATTGGAATACAGCAGTAACTAATTCGCATTTGCATGCTAATAAAACTGTACTTGATGGTATAGATGCTACGGCAGTAAGTAATTGGAATGGAAAACAACCTGCTGGGGCTTATTTAATTGCCTCTGATATTACAGGTAAAGAAAATATTTCTAACAAAGAAAATACAACTCTTGATACTTCTATCACTAAATATCCCACAAATAATTTAATCAAAACTTATGTAGATAATAAAACCACATCTTTAATTCCTACAAATAGTAAAATAATTCCTACAGATTTTATATGGACTGGAGTTTTAACTGGATCAAATCAAACATGGATAATCACATTTAATCATGTTATTAGTGGAAATGTAACAATTCCTGCAAATGTAACTTTATATTTTATGGGAGGGTCTATTACAGGTATTACTACATTAACAGGAAACAATACTAAAATTATTGCGGATGATGCTAATATAATTTCAGCCACAACTATAGCTGGAACTTGGACCACAGATCATACGTGGTTTAGATGGTTTGGGGCCAAAGGTGATGCTGCTACAGATGATTATGTTAAAGGTCAGCAGTTGCTTGATTGGGCATATTCTAATAATAGGATGAAAGTATGGATGGGTACTGGACGTTATAGGGTAGCAACAAGTGGTTTTACAATAAAAGTAGATTTTGAAGGACAAGGGAATCATACATATGGTAATTCTAGTGAAATATACAACAGAACTACAAGTGGTTATGGAGTAAAAGTAGCAGAAAATTACATTACCCTACAGAATTTTACAGTTTATGGAAATGCTACTGCTAATTTTGGAGTAGGTGCTACTTGTGGAGATGGTATATTAGTAGATGGTACAATCTATACTGGAATTCAGTATGTAACTTTTAAGAATGTAATTGCAATAAGAAATAGTTATGGATTTAGATTTACTGCAGGTGCCTGGTTAATAAACTTTTATGATTGTTATGCAGTTGAGAATCTCTATGATGGATTTAATGCAGATTCAGGGGATGGTGGTGTAGTAAATACAGGTCAGAAAAATCATATAAATTGGTTTGGCTGTACATCTACTGGAAATGGTCGTAATGGCTGGACTCTATGGGGAATGTCACTTCATTTATATGGATGCGATGCTGAATTAAACTACGCTCAAGGAGTTGACTTGAATAATGTACTCTCAAAAGATAGAACTTTTGATGTAGATTGTTTAAATACAATGATTTCAGGTTGTCACTTTGAAGGCAATGGTTATGGGGCTATCCATGTTAGTGGTGGAATATATAATACACACTACATGTATGTTAGAGGATTGATTATAGAGGGATGTTATATTTATGATGGCACAGCTTTAATGAAAGATAGTAGAGTAAATTCTTTACTATTTGAAAGTTATGGTGCAGTAAATGAAGGAACAGGTGCTATACGTAATGTCAGAGTAGCTAATAATACATTTGCGGGAGACATGGCTGTACTATGTAATTTTAATGGATTACTTGATGCACAATCATATATCGATTTACCTACTGATACTCATTTTATAAACTTTGGTAGAGCTACTAATCCAAATCAATATCGTACTTTAGTTATTAATGGTTATTTTTATGCAAAAGGAGTTACTTGGACTAATCCATTAAGATCTGAGACAGTACCAACTGGAACTACAGTATCTTTTCCAATAACATTACCTTCAAATTGTAATATTCAACAATATAAAATTTGGGTACAAACAGATGCTACTAATTATACAATTACTTTTAATACAATGGCTCGTGATGGTTTAACTGGAATTGGAGCATATGGTAATTCATTGATTTATACAGATGCTATTGCAGGAAATTCAGGAAGTAAACTTATAAACTCTTCCACTACTGGATCATACACAGCTTCTAATAGAGTTATTGAGAGTAAAAATGATATGTATCTTAACATTACTGTTACGATTACTACTCCTGGAACTTATCTTTATTTAGGTAATCCTGTTATACTTTACAAACCTTAAAACTACAAATAAAAAATCCATGGTTGTTTATTTTAAAAAGTAAATAATCATGGATAAATTAAATTTTTTTTAAATAAAGTTTGTGTTTGTAAATTAAAAAGTTTACATTTGCAAAATTAATTAATAGGAAATAATATGACACAACCCACAATGAAAGTTCTTGATGATAGTTATCTCACGGACGACGATGATTTTGCAACTGGAAATCAAGATTTAAGTCCCATCGAACTAGACCCTATAGATCCTATAGAGGAAGGTGATGAAGGAGATATGACCATCCGCCAACTAAGCGCAGATGAACGTGATGCACCAGCACCCATACAAACACCCATAGACACAGATATTGTAGCACTTTTACTTAAAAATAAAGGTATAGTAGATCCTACTCAAATTCTTTTTGAAGAAGAAGATGGTACTGAAACTACTCGTGATTTTAACACTTTAACTCAAGAAGAACAATTAGAACTTCTAGAAGCTAATGATAGTGAAATTAATTACGGCCTGGAAGATACAGAAGTAGAAGCTGTAAATTATTTGAGAGAAAATAATGTAACTCTAGATGAACTTATTGCTTATCATAGAAGAACAGCAGTAGAAGAATTTCAAAACTCAGGAGAAACCTCTTTTGAAATTGACGCCTTCACAGATGAAGAATTATATGTATTAGATTTAAAAGCTGAATTTGAAGATTTTACTAATGAAGAATTAGAAATCAAGTTGACTAAAGCTTTAGAAAGCCCTGATTTATTCAAAAAGGAAATAGATAAAATAAGGAGTAAATATAAAACCTTAGAAGAAGAAGATAGAACAGCCTCTGCCGCCCTATTAACACAGGAACAAGAAGAAGCTTTTCAACAGATTACAAATGCTATAAGTGACGTGGCAGCACGTACAGACGATATGTATGGCATAGACCTAGAAGAATCCGATAAGGAAGATATAATTAATTTAATAACAGATAGAGATTTAAACGGTGTAACTCCGTTAGTTAAGGCACTTGATGATCCTGATAAATTATTTAAAGCAGCTTGGTTTATTGCCAAGGGAGAAGAGGCTTTTGATATTCTGCATAAATATTACACAAAGCAGATTGAAGAAGTTAGAAAAACCTCACTACAAAAAGGAAGAGAAGAAGTTACGAAAGGTTTACAAACTAAACCTGTAAATAGAATTCCAACTACCTCTACTACTAGACAAACTGCTCCAGCTAAAAAAGTCATGACAATGGATGACCTCTACAATAATATAAACGATTAATAACGTAACAAATTAAATTATGGCTTTAGTAACAAGTTTTGTTAGTCAAGGTCCCTCAATGGGCCAAACTAAGACTTATGAAGACTTTGGAAAATTCCTTGGACTTCGCCCTCATAGACTAGGTATCGTCTCTAAAATGTATCCAAATCTAACAGCGTCATTCTTAACTGAATCGCTTATGAACATCTACTACAATGAAAACAAAGCTTCCAAATTCCAAAACATTGATGCAATGGTATTTGAGTGGGAGATTGATGTTAACTTCATCAAACGTGTAGAATTTGCAGCTGTACCTACGGGAACAGGATTGAATGGTTCAGATATTATCATGCCATTCAAAGAAAGATATTACGAAAAATATGATACTTTTCGTATCGAAGGTTCTCGTCAGCAATGTTTTGTAAAGAGTTCTCCTATTCGTAAAGCTGATAACTACTGGGAAGTTGTTGTACAGTTAATCGATGCTGATTATTCATCAGTTCTTGATACTACTGCTACACAAGTAGGAAATACAACTCGTTGGATTTCTAACTACCATCCTGAATTATCAGAAGAAGGTTACACTAAGTATCAATCAAATATTGAAAGACATAGAAATCACATTTCTCTTCATAGAAATGATGTATCTTTCTCTAGTCAGTTCGCTGCTTTAGAAGATGTATTTATTTCAATTGGACAACCAGATGCTGCTAATAACGGTAACTTCAAAGAAGTGGTTTACAAGATGAAGAAAAAAGAACAAGAATGTCTTGAATCTTTCATGTTGGCTAGAAATCAAGGAATGCTCTTTGGGAAATCTAACTTTGATAAGAATGGTAAATGCACCATTACTGATCCTAAAACAGGACGTGCTATCCCAATGGGAGATGGTCTTATTGCTCAAATTGAAAGATATGCTAACAAATATGCTTATGCTAAGTTAACTATCAATGCATTCGATACGATGATTGAAACCATGCGTGAACGTGCAAAAGAACCAACGGGCAACCAATGGGTATTCGTTTGTAACGAGAAAATGTGGACACAAATCCAAAGAACTCTTAGAGATTATCTTAAAGACTGGAAAACAAATGGTGTGTTCTTCTACTCGAAGAAAGCCGGTGGTATGGTAGAAGTAGGGGCAACCTTCGATACTTATAACTTCGGTGGTAACCAATTAACTTTCCACGTTGATAGAAGTTTAACATACGAATATCCTGATAAAGGCTACGGTTTATGTATTGACTTAACATCAGATAAAACTTCAGGTGTTCCTGCAGCTCAGATGTTCACACTTAAGGGTGGTGAATTCATCAGAGGCGTACTAAAAGGTGTTGGTGGAATGGATGGTGTAACTTCAGGTGATGTAAATACTGCTGTCGCAGGTAGTAAGATTATTCACATGGGTTATGCAGGTATTGGAATTTACAATCCTTACCGTTCATTTATCATGATGGAACAGTAATATATACAATAGATAAAAGGGGGCAGAAATGCTCCCTTTCTTTTTTTATAAATTTTTTACAAATCCTGCATCTATTTGAAAAATAATTCTTATATTTGCGGAATTAACAATAATATTGAACTAATATGGAAAACAGAATTATTATTCGTAGTGTCTTTAAAATTACGAAATGTTACATGGAACCTGCTAAGGATCCAAAAACCAACCGATTCCCTGACTCAGTAAGAGAAGTGAATTCTGCTGGTGATATGATCCTCTCAGAAGAAGATCGTAAATCAGGAAAATTTTTCGTGAAATCTACGGATGTCATTGAAATTACTGATGGTAAAGAATTTAACTTGGATGACCCAATCGATGTAGCACAGTGGGATTCTATTAAATTCTCAAAAAGAATTGCACAGGATAGAATGGAAAAAGATATCTTAGGAAATCTTTCAATTGATGGAAATGCATTACGTTATGGTACTGCAGAATTTTACATCGAACATCCTGGACAAGAAACAAAACAAAAAATCAACAGAAAACTTATTATACACAAGGCCATTGGTTTTATCTTTGGAGATTCTCCAGAAGGTTTATATCAGAAAGTTAGAATTCTAGGTCATGAAATGAAGGGCAGCTCAATTAGTGATGTGCAAGATTACTTGCATGCTATCGCAGAGAAAGATCCCGAAAAAGTAATTGATCTATATACAGGAGGTGATACTCAACTAAGAATTTTCTTGTTAGACTCAATTGATAAGAATGTAATCTTAAACAGAAATGGTTTATTCTATTATGCTGATACTATTTTAGGAAGTGCTGATTCTGCAGTAATTAACTGGTTCAAGCAACCTGCTAACAAGACAATGGTAAACATTATTAAAGCAGAGACTTATCCAGATTTAGTACTAAAAAATTATGCTACTAAACAAGAAGGAGTAACAGAATCTTTACCAATTAAAGAAGAAGTTTCTAATACTCAAACAACAAAACCAATTAAAAAATAAGAATTATGACAGTAAGAGAAGTTTATGATTATCTTTTGACCGAGAGCAATAAAGTAGAAGCTCCTTCTATATTACTGGATTCTTTCAATTATTTTTTAGGGAAAGCAATAAATGAAACAACTAATCAATGGTATGCTTTTTATGAGCAAAACCAATTAGTTACTGATAACTTAAGGGTACTCACACGCCCGGCCACATTAGTTAATGCAAATATATCTACGGGAGACTTTTACAAGCTTCCTGTAGATTACTGGCATCTTTTACCAGGTGGTATAGTGAATTTTGTACAAGCAGATGGAGCAACTCCCTGTGATGCAACTTGGCAATCAACTCCTATTAAATTAGATAGTCAAATAAACTCAGGTATACTTAAAGATTATTATACAAAGCCATCTTATAAGAGGCCCTATTTGTATATGCATGAGTTTCATAACACTACAACAGTTGGAGGAGTTACTACCACAACCATTTATGAAATTGAGATTAAAGCCGGTAAAAAAAATATTTATAAACCGACTACTCTATATATAGATTATTTAAAAAAGCCCAATCTCCCTAATAAAACTCTAAAGGAGACGGACCCAACTAACCTCTACCTTACATTTGAAGAGTTAGAGTCAGATACAGATATCTCTCAAAAACTAGAATTCCCAGAGAATTATTGTTATGAGATTGTCAACAAATTAACAGCACTTGTTCTGGAGCAAACTGGAGATCCTAGATTGCAAAACAATATTCCATTAAATCAAACAATGGTGCCTCCAAAACAGGGATAGATAATGCTTTATTAATTTAAAATATTTTAAACTATGTTTAATTTTACAACTGAAACAATTTTAAACGACCTATCTAAAGTTAAAGGTCTAATTGGAGCTCTTACTGCTCCAGCATCAGGATTCAACTGGGATCCAGGTATTGAAGCTACTAAAAAAGCTCTTTACGTAGAACGTATTAACAAATTTATCGTTGGTGGTACTGACGATTACGTTAAAGGTGCAAAAGTATACAAACGTGTAGCCACTGCTGCTACTCTTGCTCAAAGTAAGATCACTATTCCAACAGTCGTTGTTGGTAATCTATACAGAGTTGGTGTACAAGTTTCTACAAACGGATATGCAGACGGACAATTTGCTCGTGACAGGACTACTTATGGTAAACCTTTCTACATTGAGCAAATAGCTACTGCTACTACTGCTGCTACTTTAGCTACAGCTCTTGCTGCTGCTTGGAACAAGACTTTTGCAACTTATGATAACTTTATCACTGCTACAGTTTCCACAGCTGATTTGATTTTTACCTCACTAGGTAATCCATTCATTCAGTTCAAAACAATTACATTTGAACAATTAGATTTAATCACAGGATTAGCAACTGATCAAGGACTTGCTGTTACTAACGTTGCTGTAGGACAAGCTTCTTTCGGAGATTACACAGATTTACTTAGAAATCATAGATTACCTACTCTTGATAATTTCCGTCCATTTGGTGAAAACCAGGAAGAATTACCAGCAGTTGGAGCAACCTATAATCAATATACTTTAGAGTATATTGCAGCACGTGGATCTATGGACCCATCTAGTGTTGGTGGACTTGCAACTTCTAAAACAACACACGTTTTCTATGTAAACGCAGCTGCTCCAACAGTTATTCGTCACTTACAAGGAACTACAGGACAGACAGGAGCATATTCTTTTGATATGATTCTAAAAGCACAGGGTTTAAGCATCATTGATGCACAGACTGGAGCTGATTTAACTGCAGGTGTTACTCTTCCAACTGAAGCATAAGATTATTTTTATAGACTAATTAACCGAAAGGTAGGTAGGGTAACCTATCTACCTTTTTTAATATAACACCAATGACACTAGAACAATTAACTTCTGCTGTATATAATAACATAGTCTCTGGTTTAAAAGGAACAAATGCTAACGTACCTGTGGCACATGAACATATAGAAGATTCAATCATTGCGGAGAGGCTTTTAATAATCAAGGAATATATGATTAAGGGAATTCTCCCAAGAAGGGATCTTTTAATTACAATTCCTTGTTTAGCATTAGAGTGTTTTCCAATAGAGAGATGTCCAGCTTCATGTGGAGTAACTAAAGCTGGGACTAATTATTTACATTTTGAACTTCCACAAATTATACAAGACTTTGGAGAAGAAGCTATCGATTTTATAGGTTCTAAGGACCATATGAATCCTTTTAAAGTTTACTTGGACAATAGTTTCATCTATAATAAATATCGCACTAGAAGGTCTAATAAGCCCTACGTTTGGGTAGATACTACTCCTAATAGAAATGGAAAATATGATGTATATGTATTTAATGCACCTTTGATGAAGGAAATTACAGCAGTGATTATTCCAAAGGATCCTAGGCAAATTTCTGAGTATGCTTGTTGTCCAGATGAACTTGACTACTTCTCATTCTTTTCTGCTGATATAGAGAAAAGAGTATCCGAAAAGTTTTTGAGATATTACAGAGAAGTCGTATATTTGCATCAACCAAGTGATAATTCAATTAAACCTTAACTATGGAAAAATTTCCCTTTTATACTGCAATGACTATGGTAAAAGATTTCTGGGGAGTCTCTTTAACTCCCGATGATTTTGAATCTTATGCTTACAATGCATGGAACCACATAGGTAATAAAGACACTAAACTTTATAGATATACCACAACTATTTCTGGGGGATATATAGATCTCCCTTGTAATGTAGATATTATAGAATCTGTAAACTCTACTATGGAAGATTTTTACAAACCAGAAAATGTTACTAGAGAAGACTATTCTAATTTAACAGCACAGTCCTATATAGAAAGTAGAAAAACAGATCAATCTCCTTATTATCAAAGAGGAAAACAACTTAAATATGAGCGCTCAGGTAATACATTGTATTTTCCCACAGCAAATCAAATAGACGTTGTTATACTTTATAAAGGAGTGCTAGTAGATGATGATGGATTACCTTCATTAAATTTTAAAGAAATTGAAGCAATTGCAAACTATTGTGCTTTTATATATTACAGAAAAAAAGGATCAATGACTAAAGATAGTGCTCTGTTGCAAGTATCACAATTAGCCCAAACAGCTTGGCAAAAAAGCTGTGATGATGCCAGAACTCCTATTGAATTATCTCAAAACTTTATGAATGATCTTTTAGATGTACAATCTAGTTGGGATCGTAAACGTTTTGGTAAATCATTTAAACCACTTAAATAATGTATAGACAAGCACACGCTTTTTCTCAACTAGATTTATTTCATACTTATGATGTTAATAATTTAAAGTTTAAGGAAAATTGTGGAACACATAGAGAAATCAAAGCAATTTATAAATACGAATCAAAAAGTAACTTAGTTGCTAAGATTTTTCTAGCTTTAATAAAGCTAATAATAAAAGATATGGTTAAGGGTGGGCATACATTTCATTTACCTACTAAAACTATAGCAATGTTTACCTGGAAGAAAATGCAAGATGATAGATTTAAAAGAGCATATACGGGAGGTAATTTTCCTAATTTAGATTTCATACAGGCCAATTTTACAATATTTACTCCTATTATGAAATTCTATTATAGAAAACAATTTGTAGAAAAAGATATGATTCCTTCGTCAGATTTAAAAGGAGAAATTATAGAAAAAACTAATAATGGATTTAAATATTGTTGAGGATGGCACAAAAAAAATATGAAGATTATGCACAAGAACTCTATAAATTATTCCCGCACATAGAAGAAAAATCTATAGATGATATAGCAAATTTTGGATTAAAAAAAATTTATCATTATGCAAAAACAGGAGGAGATATATTCTTAAGAGTTCTATCATTTTATTTATTTATTGGGAATTATAAAAAAGAGGGAGAAAATCAGTGGATTAGTAGTACACACAGAGAACATATTAAAAGAAGAAAGCTATTTAAAGAGAAAAAAATTGCTTGGAATAGAAAGCATTATTTTGGACTCACAGAAGAAGAAAACTCTGAGTTTTTGAAAAATAAAACTCTTCCCATTATTTCTCTTTATAAATTAATGAAAGAATGTGCTATAAGAAAGGATATTAGATATATCTATCAAACTGATTTAGGTTACACACAAATTGATAAAAAAGTCCTTTGGTCTGAAAAAAGAGAAAACTTTTCCATAGATGATTGTATTCCCTCTAAAGAAGGGACTATACTATTAGAGAAAAGAAAGAATAATAGGGAGTTAAAATTAAAAACTTTATAAATGAAAAAAATCACACAGAATAGTTTTGGTAAAGGCATGAACATGGATCTTAATCCATTATCTACACCAAAGGATGTACTAACAGACTGCTTAAATGGAACTATCATCACATATAATGGAGATGAATTTAATCTTCAGACTGAATTAGGAAATGTACAAGTAAGAGTTACTGGTGCAGACACAGAAGATCCAGATGCTCTTCCACAAGGATTTATTCCTCTGGGAATTAAAGAGTATAATGGAATCATGTATATAGTAGCCCATAATCCATTTACCAAGGAAACGAGAGTTGGAAGTTTACCTTCTCCTCAAAGATATGTGGTTGTTAGTGATGGTGATAACTTAACTACTAAAACTATAGCTGATTTATGGGGAGATTCTGCTGGACTAAAACAATCTATTAGTATAAACCATGGAATGAATTTATTAACTTCATTTATTACAAGTGGAGATAAATTTAGAATTGCTTTAACTCTTGATGGATTAACTTGGGCTCATGCACACGAACTTTTAACTAAGTTTGTGAATAACTATGCCCCTACCTCAGTAAATGGAAAAGACAGGGGAACTGGTTATTTTAACTTCAACTATTATGTCATGGACATAGATGGTAATTTAACTCCTATTCCATTAAGTCTTTCTCCTAATTTTACAGGTGATTATTCTGATATAGATTTCACACCATCTCCTGGTTTAGGTGGAATAAATGGTGTTTATAAAGTATACAAAGATGATGCTAAGGCTGTTATTGTAGTGATAATGACTCCATGTACTTTAGAGGCATTTGATTTTACACTTGCTGGGGATAATACAGGAAATATTTTAAAATCTAAAATTATTTTCAATAAAAGTTCTATTATTGAGAACTCTGCTATTAAAGTCAAGACAATAAAAATAAAAACAACTAGTTCTGAGGGAACTACTATTGCTGATAAATATTTTGATTATGAAGCATATCAAAATGGCACAATGGAAGTTATCATTACTAAAGAAGATGTGCCAAATACTGCTGTGTCTTTTACAGCAGGTACTGTATTAACAGTAACTTGCACTCCTATAGATCAATTTGGTAGAGAATTGATTGATCTTACTGTGACCAAAACTTATGAGATCAGTTCTTTACCTTTAGGTATAGACGCTCATAGTCATTTTACTTACGTTTTAAATGATAATGATACTATTACAATAAAATATAATTTCTTGTATAAAGGACAGGTAGGAATTGTAAATACGAATATTGAGTTTTATGATTTTTGGTCCAACATAAGTACTTTAAAGATGGATATACCAATAGTAGATGGTGAATGCTCAGTGACCCTTTCTTTATCTGCTGCTCCTGCTTCTAAAATATTTGATGGAACTACACAAGGTGGTTATCCTACCTCAGGTATAGAAACTTCTGTATCTACTCAAAAAATAATGGCCTCTGGTAATAGAAAAACTAGAACAACTATTCTTAGAAAAAATCACTGTTACTTAATTAGAATATTTGGAACAGAAACTGTTGATTATAATATCTTTCAGTTATTATATACCTTACCAATTCCTAAATTTGTAAATACAAATGCTAAGAATTTTGGTTCAATTGATATTGTACAAGGTTTACTTCAAAATGGCAATTATGATCTTGATTTTGTAGGAACACAATTAGCAGACAGTACTCAGGGACTATTAACATTAACAAATACTCCAGTTTTTACTGCCAATACAACAAATTATAATCCAATTTCTGGAGATCCTACAGATGCATATCGTTTATATGGTGGCCCAGTTTTTAATGAATATTACAAACCATCTACAGAAGCTTTAAAAAAGACAAATTGGTCTTATGTGGACTCTTATTATAGAAATCCATATGATGGACTTTTCTATAACGGATTAGATAGTGTTATTACTAATATAGGATATCATAATTTCTCAGAAATATCAATGAAGTTAGGATTTACAAATTCTAATGTAACTTTTAGTCCAACTTTATTTCCAGCTGGTAATGCATATCTTTCAACTCCTTTAAGTACTGGAGGATCTCCTAAAGACTTTAAATTTAAACTCTTAAGTAATTGTAATATTACCACTGCAAATCAAACAGGAACTATTAAATTAATACCTTATAGTAAAGTGAATTCTGGTACTCCTCTTTTATTTGGAGAAGTGGACCATACTTTATTTAAAAAGAGTATACAAATAAAAGGGAACTTAATAAATTTTACCACTAACATATTTGATAAAGACTTTACTTATAGTAATTTCCCAGACATAGTTACTAATTTTACTTGGTTAAAAGGAGGGGTAGATAATACTGCTAGTACTTCAGCTACAGTAAAAGCAAGTTTAACTACAACTGATATTTTAGACACAGTTACTCTCTCAAATATTACCTTAGCATCACAAAGATTAACCACTGCCCCATCTCTATTCTCTTCTTATAATAAAACTTTTGCAAGAAATAAGAACTTTAGATATTTTACATGGGAATCTGCTCAAACTGCTAAATCTAAAAGATACAATGCTAACTCATATGCTACATTAAGTGATTATACTGATTTTAAATTAGTTGGAGGAGATGATAATGCCAGAAGTTTTACTATTATAGTTCCACCGACTGGATCATTAGTAAATAAAATTGTTACATATGCTTGTACCTTAGGTATAGATATTAATCTTTCTTTAGAATTATCTGATATTTATAGTACAGATTTAATTTACACAGCTATTCAAAATATAGGAGTGCTTGTAGATCAAATTACTGGAAATAAAATCTCAGAAGTTAGAACAGGTGTTACCTTTACTCCTACTCAATTCGTAATTGGTTGTAACTCATCTTCTGCGGGAAATAATGTTTTGCAAACTATTTACCAAGTATACAAAACTAATACTCCTATTTATGTAGATCTATTAGTATCAGATCCAGCAATAGCATTAAATGTCTACAATCAATTATGGCTTTCTGATTTAGTAACTAGACCTTATATTGGTATGGTAGGGTCAACTTATTTAGATGATCTATGTGTATATCAAAGTTATAAGGAAACTATCTTAGCACAATATGCTGATAGTGCAAATATTGATTATGTGTCTACAGGAACAGATACTTTAGATTTAACGGCCAATAATGTAATTTATAATACTAATACTCCAGTAATAGATAAGTCTCTTAGATACTTAACTAAAACTTGTTTTGGATCTGCTACTTTAATGCCATTTACTCTTAAATCCATGGATGATATTATAACTAATTGGAAGAGTAATAACGCAAGTTTCCAAATTTTGTATAACTTTGCCAAAGTAGATGGGGGAGATAGAAACATTCCTTGGAATTATATAAGTCTTCCTATCTGCACAGTACCTCTTAGAAACACTAGAATACAATTGAATGCTGGAAGTCCTGTAGCAATGCAAAATATCTTTACAAATAGTAAAACACGATTAGAAGCTTCTACTCCTTTAATTTCACAAACAGGAATTACTCCAGTAATTAAATCGGTATTATCAGGTGATCTATATACAGTACAAACTACAAATCCTTATTTCTCTTTAATAGATAGTAATGCCTCAAATAATATAAATAATACTGTACTAAAAATTCCTGTAATTAATACCACAACTTTAGCTGGTAGAATTATGCAAACAGAAAATGCATATGGAATTGACAAATATTTAGTAGATCCTCCAAGTATAACAGAAATTACAAATGGAAGAACCTATACAGCAGGAGAAAGTTTTGGAGGAGGAATTATATTTTATGTAGATGGCACAGGAAAACATGGTTTAATAGTAGCAAAAGAAGATTGCAGTGTTGGTATATTCTGGGCTAGAAATTCTGGATGTACTTGTGGAGCAACTTATACAACAGGAGCTTCAGGTACAGTCATTGGAACTGGTTATACAAATACAAATATTATTAGTGCTAATTGTTGTGCTAGTCCATATGCAGTTTCAACTTGTTTGAGTTACAGTTCTAATGGTTACATTGATTGGTTTTTTCCAAGTGTCTCTGAGATGCAAAGAATGTATACTGCAGGAATGTTAAGTAAAGGAATTGGAATTAGTACAAGTCAAGATTACTGGACTTCAAGTGAATCTACTGGAGGTACAAGTGACCATTATGCTTTTATGTATAATTTTGGAAGTAATACTTCTGCAGCAGTATTAAAAAATAATGATCGTAGAGTAAGAGCAATTAGAAAATTTTAAAAATAAAATATGATAAAACTTTATTACACAGGGTTAGATCTACCTGAAATAGATCCAAATACATATACTACTCTGTTATTAGATTTAGCTAGTAGACTTTCTTACACTTTACCAGTGGATTTTAAGTTTGAATTTAATGTATTACTAGATAAAAATTTAATTGAGGGAGATCTCTCTTATGTTTTTAAACCATTCCAAAACATTAGATATTCTGGAAATACTGATGAAATAGCTGGGAAAATTAGTGGAGAGTTAATTGATTTTTCTACTACTAAATTGGATTATTCTATTAACTATCCAGTAGAAATTGAAATTCAACCCTCATATGATGGAACTGTAAACTTAATTCTCTCTGATAATCACACTCCTCCTAGGTTAATTAACTCTAGATTTAGTGTAACTGAGGGTCGTCGTTTCTATATTGTAGATAGAGAAGGTAATAAAGATACTAATATTTATGATGATGATAAAATTGATAATCAAACTCGCTTATATAAAACCATTAATAGAATTCCCAAACTTGAATTTTTAGGATTAGATAATGATGGTAAATTAAATGTGGGTAATTATGTTTTTTATTTTAGATTAGTAGATGCTGATGGAAATGAAACTGATATAATCACAGAAAGTGGTATAATTAGTTGCCACATTGGTAATATTAATGATCCTAAATCTATTAGAGGAGGAATGGGTAATGAAAACAGTGGTAAAGCATTAACATTTAGACTGACCAATCTAGATAGTAATTATAATTTTTTAAACATTTATTACTCACGTAGTACCTCAGATTATTCTGAAAAAGAGATTACTACTTATTATAAAATTGATACTAAATTTACTATTAAATCTCAGTCTATTGATTTAAAGATTACTGGTTTTGAAGCCATTTCTCCAATTACTAAAGAGAGTATTAATGTTCAATATAATATAATTGATAGAAATAAAACTCTAGCTCAAGCTCAGAATATGTTATTTCTCTCAAATATTCATAGAACTACAATTCCATATAGAGAATTAAAGGACCTATCTTTAAGAATTTTACCTTTTCCAGAACAATCTATGAATATTGGGGCATTAACTCCAGAATACACACCAATTTCTGAGGGTAAATTTGCTTATTTTGATAGTAATAATGTGTATGAATACACAGGATATTGGGATGAGGAAATGTATAGATTAGCTATAGTCTACATTATGAAAGATTATTCTTTATCTGATCCTTACAATATTAGAGGTAAAGATTTTAGTAATAATTCAGTTATGACTATTTCCCCAAGTAATCCTTACACTAATTTCTATTCAGAAAAACCTTTATATGATGGTAAAGGAAATAGACTTTATATTGAGGAAGAAGATAATTTATTAGTGGGATCTAAATATAAATTGGAGAATACTAAAGGTGTAATTAAAATTGGAGGTATGGGAATTACCTCACAAATTACCAATTCTGAAACTAAACCTATTACTATTAAAGTAGTGGTTCCAATTGATGTACAAACAGAATTAAAAAAATATACTAAAGGTTTCTTTCTTGTAAGACAAAAAAGGATCCCAACTATCTTGTGCCAAGGTTTATCTATTGGCCATGATAAAATGTCTGGATTACCTTTACTTCCTGAATATAGTAATGACGTTAAAAAATTAGTACATACTGTACAAGGAGTTCATATTTATAAACCAAAATACTCTTCAAATTATGCAAATACTTCTTATACAAGTATTAATGCAGCTTTAAAAGACACTTCTTTCTATAGACTTCCTTCAAAAGGCGAGAGTTTTTTTACCTTTGTAAATGATAGTATTTTAAAGAGTGCCTCTATAGAAAATCTAAATCCAGGAGGTGCACTTTTAGTACCAGATGCTTTATTAAATTCTGAGTATCTCTCACAAATGTTTAGCGGTTCAGATTTCTCATTAACAAGTGCTAAATTTAAAACTATAAGTGGTGGATTTCAAAGATACTTCTCAGCCACAGATGTTCCTGTAAATAAAACTTTAGAGGAATTAGATGATTTAGCCACACATTTCGTAATTACTGATTACACTGAAAACTTAATACCTTCCTCAGAAAAATCAAAATTAATTTTAGTTCCTGAGGATACTACTTCTATTAGTTTGGATACTTCCTACTATTCTACACGCGCTGGAGAAGCAGAGGAAGCTTGGAGATTTTCTGCATTCTTAAAAAAAGAATTAGAAATTGTTGAAACTGATGTAACTCTAGATGGAGTTACTTATAAAAAAGAATCTAATGATTTAATTAGAGGAGTATTTACACCTTTTATTGGAGCTTTGGGTACTTTAAAAACTTCCGGGGGTTTTTATAATATTAGAACACTTGGTTACTCAGATAATAATGTCTCTGATTATTTCAAAGTACGTTATAATGATAATTCTCCATTCATGGCTATTTCAGATAGATATGATTGGGATCGTTTTGATATAGATGCTGTCCCACAAGACACTTATAAAACTTTAAGTTTATACAGAGGAGATTGTTTTATTAACCAGGTTTCTGTAAGAATGTTAAGAAATTTTCAAGATCCTGAATCACCTGTAAATGATATAATAGTAGATGTTAATACTTTAGAAAATTTTAAAGGATATGGAGTAAAACTTACTGATACATTAGAGCTTAATAAAGAAAGTCTTGAGAAAATTAATAGAGGAGATGTAAATGCTGTTAGATTAGGATACTGGGCAACTTTTAAATTTTGTAGTAACATTAATTTTGCTTTTAGATGTGTTGATCCTACTTATATCTCAGAGTATGCTCTAGCAGGCAGGCCCAGGTCATTCCATCCTTTATATAGTAGAAGTTTGTCGGGTACAGCTAAGATAGCAGATTCTGGAGCTATGAATGTAGGTTATAACTCAACTACTTCTGATAAATATTATTATTCAGTCACAGACATTCCTGCTATTAAAAATGATTTTACAAATCGTGTAATGTACTCACAAGTACATGTAACAGATGCTTTTAAAAATGGTTTTAGAATTTTTGAAGGATTAAATTATAGAGATTATACAATTGAATTTGGAGCTATTACTAAGATTATTTCTTGGTTTGGTAACTTAATAGTTGTGTTTGAAGCTGGTGTAGGTATTCTCCCAATCAATGAGAGAACTTTAGCTGGACAATCTGAAGGTGAGAATGTTTATCTTCGTAATGCTGGTGTACTTCCAGAAAAACCAATGATGGTTTCTCATGGTATAGGCAGTGCTTGGTCTGATTCTATTCAGATTTCTAAAAATTATATTTATGGAGTAGATGCTGTTGCAAAAAAAATCTGGAGAACTGATGGTAAGAAATTCGAAGTAGTTTCTGATTTTAGAGTACAAAAATTCTTGAATGATAATATCTCTTTTACTATTTATGATAAAACTCCTTTAATTGGTTTACGTAATGTAGTTACCCATTATAATATATTTAAAAATGACTTAATGTTTACCTTCTATGATCAAACATTTAATGAGGAGGAAAAAGCATGGAGTTTATGTTACAATGAACAATTAAATAATTGGGTTACAAGATTTTCTTGGATGCCTGCATTCTCTGAGAATATTAGCAACACCTTCTTTACATTTGCTAGAGGTACTTGTAAAGTGACTTCAATGATTTCTAAATCAATTGATACAGCAGATGGTCTTGGTAATATCTATATTAATTCTATACAAGAGAACAAATTAAATACAGGAGATTATCTCTCATTATTTTATGAGAAAAATTTAGAGGACACTCTCCCAGTTGTTACCGGCACAATAGTACAAGGAACTGTTTTATCAACTCCTCTCTCTATTGTAGAAACTACTCCAATTTTATTTTCAGATGGGCCTTCTTCTAATAAACATCCTATGTATTCTGGAACTAATTACTCTTCTGGATATGATAAAGTTTGGACATTTACTCCAGAATCAGGGAAATTACTAACAGTATATGATAAACAGAATATATTATTAGCTCTTTCTGATAATAGTAAACTGTATTTTTACAGGTCTGCTAATAGTTTAAATACAATAACTTATGGACAAGATGAATTAATAGATATTCACGTTAATGGTGATGTAATTTCCAATATGCAAACTACTTTAGCTAAGCCTAATTTAAAAATTAATTTTGTAGTAGCTCCTGTTACTTTATACAGTACTCCAGAGTTAAATAAAGTACAGGCAGACTCCATTGCAAGAGATGGATGGTTATTTGCAATAGGTTGTATAAATTCTGCATCTGCTTCCCTTGATACTCAGGAATATTTCCTAACTTTGCAGGGAAAAGAATTGTATAAGAATCCTACTTTTAATTATAGTTTCGCAGGTAATGCCAGTACAACTGTTTATGATAATCAGTATTTTGAAATTAATAAAAACACAGCTATTGTAGATGGTAAAACTGTAGAGAGTAGTTATATAGCTATTAATCCACAAGCACTTTATGCAGATACTCCTGATGTGAAATTTACAAAATTGCTAAACTTCTTTGATAGAATATATTTTGCATTTTTAGTAAACTTAAATGTAATTTTAAATCCTCTCGGAAATCAAGGTACTACTGGAGTTTCTGGAAGTGATAAATTTCAAGATTCTTTATATATTAGACCTAGTTTAGAAACATTAACTAGCTTACTTACTTTATTTAGTAATAGTTTAACTTGTCCTCCTTTAAGAGGAACTAGAGGTGTTTTAGCCCCTGATATTCCATTAACAGAAACTCAAAGACTTGCTTTAGTAAGTTCATTAACAAAAACTATTGAGAGATATAAAGCTAATACTACTACTAATTTGTGGAAACATGGACAATCAGGTATTTTTGAGCACGAAGGAGAATTTCTTCCAGCTAATTGGTATGGTGAACAACATTCTTTTGAATTTGAGTTTGTAGTAAATGGTGATGAATTAGGTATACATAAAATGTTTGATAATCTTAAAATTATCTCTAATAAAGTACAACCTTCTTCCTTTGAATTTCAAATAGTAGGAGATGTTTATGATTTTACCTCAAATAATGGAGAAATAACTAAAGATCCTATGTTCCCATATGGAGATAAATATACTTTAATGAATGCTTTACAAGTAGAATATGTAAAGACAAAAGAAAAGAGATTGCTCATGCATCAACCCGCAATTAATGTAGATACAGTGGGTTTACGTAAAGGAAATGTTTATTATAAAGAAGATATGTGGGAAGTTCAAATACAACCTATTAAAGTTAAAAAAGTATCTTCTGGAAAAATGACAGAAACTAAAATCAGAGATAAATATTGTATAGTAAAAATACAATATACTGGAGATCAGTTAGCAATCATTACTGCACTCCAGACTTTATATACATTAAGTTACTCATAATAAATTAAATAAATATGGCAGATCCATTGACATCAGATCCTAAACAGCAACAATATACACCATTTAAAGCTTCCGATATTTTAAGTATCGGGAGCATATTTGGAGATGGTTCAGCTGGAGGAGGAAAAAGAGCATCATTAGTAGACGGATTAATTAATTCTGGAGTTACAGGAGCAATGGCTTATGAACAGAATAACACTAAAGGTGGTACTAAATTTCAACAAGGTTTAAATAAGAACGCTGCTATTTTTAGTGGCGTTACTGGAGCAATTAGTATGATTCCAGGCGTAGGTACTGCTATTAGTGCAGGATTAACAGGAGCAAATTATTTATTAGGTAAAACAGCTAAAAATGCCAATAGAATTGGATTAGGTTCTACTTTAGGAACTTCTTCTGGATACGGGGGAACTGCTTCTAATATAGGAGAGCAGGCTAGTAACATTTCTGCTTATAATAATGCAGGAGGTACTAAATTGTTTGGGGGAAATAGAGGAAAACTTAATGAAATTACAAAAAAACTAAAAGGATTTCAAAGTACAGCAACAGGAATAGTACAAAATGCTCAAAGACAAATGGCAGCAATTCCAGGAGCAGCACAAAATATTGGTATGCAAAATGAAATTAATTTTAAAGGCCTCCCAGAAGTAGCAATTGGTAAAAAAGGATTAAAATTAAATACAGAATTCTTAAAAGAATTTAGAGCTTTTAAAGCTGGCGGTAGTATTGAACTTATTAAAGGTTCTCCTCAAAATGTGATTGTTGATGGTAAACTTCATAAAGAGTTAAATCACATGGAAGATGTTACTGATACTGAAATTACTAAAAAAGGGGTTCCTGTTTTAGAAATGGAAGAGGGAGGTCAACTAGGAGAGTAGACTGCTGAGTTAGAAAGAGATGAAATTATTTTTCATCTTCAATTAACAAGAACTCTAGAAGAACTAGAAAAAGAAGGTACAGATGAGGCTATGATTAAAGCTGGTAAGATTCTTGCAAAAGAAATCTTAAAAAATACCAAAGACTCTAGAAGTAAACTATTAAAAAATATACAATGATAACAATAGAAGTTAACGATAAAGTCTATAAAGTAGAAGTGGCTCAAACAGATGAAGAAAAAGAAAAGGGATTACAAAATGTACAAAGTCTCCCAGAAGATGAAGGATTACTATTTGATTATGGTGAACCACAATCTGTGTCTTTTTGGATGGACCAGACTTTAATTCCCCTGGATATCATCTTTATTGATGAGTATGGAGAAGTAATATCAGTAATAGAAGGAAAACCAAATGATAGAACTCCTATTACAGAGGAAAACGTATGTTATGTATTGGAATTAAATGCAGGATCAGGTGTTAGTAAAGGAGATGATGTAGATCTTTCTGAATTAGAAGAGGATTATCAAGACGAAGAAGATGAAGAAACTGCAGAACCTACACCTAATAAAATGCATGTATTAACTGAGAATGGGGAATCTCAGATGGAATTGGACGGTGGAGAAAGAATCTTTTCTAGAATTCACACTAGAAAATTAATATCTCTCTCAAAAAAAGCTACTAAATCTAAGAAAGATTCAGATTATAAAAAATTAGGTAAAAAAGTTTTCGATTATATTGACAAACAAAATACTCAGAAACAGGAATTCACGCAAGTATAAACGAGAAAAGCCGGAGACTTTACTCCGGCTTATTGCTTTGAGATATTTAAATGGGTTAAAGAGAGTCTATTAAGACATACCTACTTTCTGTTTTGTAAACTCAAAGTCTATACCACAAATATAAGTATTATTTTCAAGTAACCTCTTGAAAATATTATTTATTTACTATTGTACTTTACCAAAAATTTGAGTACTTTTGGCATCGTATATATACAACAGAATGTTTAATTAAACTATTATTTACTATGAAATTTAAAGTCAAGTATTTACAAGAAGGAGGCCCAGTTGCCCCAGAACAAGGTGGAGCACCTGCTGCACCAGAACAAGGTGGAGCTCCCGCAGAAGGCGGGGCACCAGCTGAAGGAGGTGGTGGACAAGATCCTCTAATGCAAATTGCAGAAATGTTTTCACAAGCACTACAATCACAAGATTGCGCAGCGTTATCACAAGGAGCTCAAATGTTTCTACAGTTGATTTCTCAAGCACAAGGTGGTGGCGCAGGCGGAGCACAAGGTGGAGCACCTCCAGAACAACCAGTCTATATGAAAAAAGGTGGAAAATTTGTTCTAAAAGGTAAAAAACCCGGAAAATTTACTAAGTTCCAAGATGACGGAACTAAAGGGGCCAATTCTACAGAAATGGAGAAAAAAGGTGGTAAAATGAGCAAAAAATGCTAATTATTAAAACAAGGAAAGAGAGCAGGGAAATATCTCTGCTTTTTTTCTATTAAATTAATTTCACTATGGGACAAGTACCAAAAAATATAATATATGCTGAAGCCGGGACTAAATTAACTTTTAATGTTAATGGAAAGGATGTTGCTTTAGATAAAGAAGCAGTTGAAGCTGCAGGAGCACAGAGTTTTGATGAATTGGTAAAAGCAGGAGAATTGACTGAGAGGGATCGTCCTTCTTTTATGAAAACTGTTGGAAATTTTTCTTCACAAGCTCAAACTGGTAAATATAAATTAAATACAGCAGGACCATCTTCTCTTATATCTATGGATTATGAAGGCCCTACTACTAATGCATTAATGGGAAAAACAGAAACTGGAGAAGCTTCTGAGAGAACCGCTGCTGGCAGATTTCTTTCTAAAAGACTTAAAAATGATGAGGCTAGCCATATGGGTAGACTTAATACTATTTTAGGCACTAAGATAGGCGCAATGGCATTAGGAGAACAAGAAAAAACTAATAAAGCTGAGGAAGCTACAAAAGTTAAAGCTGATTTACAAGCTAAAACTGCAGCTGATGCAGAAATTACAAAATATGCAGGAAAACCTCAACAATTTGCTGAGTATATGAATGCAAAATTAGGAGGTGGTCATAATGATGCTGTTGTTGCAGCAATGTCTCCTGATGAAAAATTAAGACATGCCAAAGAATATTTTGAAACTGTTTATCCTCAAGTGGGTAAATATGAAAAAAGTAAAGGCATTGATTTCTCAGAAATTGAAAAAAGTAAGAAACCTGATGGAACCTATGATTACAATTCAGATTTCTTTACTAATTTTTATGGTAGATTATATGAGGATGAGGGTAGAAAACAAATGCAAGATTATTTTGGAATCTCTCCAGTTCAAAAAGAACAAGAGACTCAAGATTTACTTAAAAAAGCCACAGAAGAAGCAGATGCAAATGCAGCAACAGCTAATCCTAATTATCATGCAGTTGGAGAAAATTTAGTAAGTAAATCTCCCCGTATTAATATAGGAGGTTTAAATTATCATGCAGTACTTTCTAAGGATCCTAAAACAGGCAAACAATCTTTAGAGTATGTAAGTCTCCCTGAAAATTTAGCTAGTGCTAAACATGATGCAATGTATACAGAATTAAAATCTGCTAAACGTATTCAAACTACACCGGGAGCTAATGGGGAAATCTTATTAAGAATGGATGGCAAATTATATCATATTCCAAAAGTAGGAGAAAATATTAAAGCAAGGCCTTCTGAAACATTTACAGGAGAAAGTCCAATTAAAACTGATATAACACAGTTAGTTCCTAGTTTAAAAAATTTTAGTTTAAACCCAACTAATGCTAATATTGCTAAACCTACAAAAAAATATACACGCACAGAAGATCCAGTTAATAAATGGTTGCATTCTGCAATAGGGATGGATAAAGATGGGGGAGTTATTACCTTACAAGCAGGTGGTGTTTTTGAAAATAATATTCAAAAAAGACTTGCTGAAGAAGATGCTTATGAAGCAACTTTAAATAAACCTGAAACTACAACATCTCCAGAAACTTCTCCAGCAGCACAAGTAATTGCTAGTACAAAAGGAAAGACTTTACCAGGAGTAAAAGGAAAAGGAGCTCCTACTATTAAAGATTTATATGGAGCAGCTACTGATGATAATGTAGAATTATCTGAGGCAGATAAACTAGATGCAGGAGCATTAGCCAGTGACTTTGCAGGTCTTGTTATAGGACTTACAGCAGGTGGAATAGGTGGATCTGCAGTATCATCTGGTTTAGGATTAGCCTCTACTATTGCTACTGCTAAAGCTGATTATTTAAGGGATGGTACTTTTGGTATGGATGATCTTATTAAAACGGGTCTATCTTTAACAGCTGATGCTGCCACTTTATTTCCTTATTTAGGAGAAGGAGCTCAATCTTTAAAAATTGTACAACATCTTCCCAAAGTTGCTAAACTTTTAAAATATGCTGGTTATGCAGGATTAGGAGCAGGAGCTTTGCAATTAGCTGATAAAATTCAATCTGGAGAAAAATCTATTACAGACTTAGATACTAATGATTTAAAATTAATTATTGGTGGTTTAAGAATGGCTTCTGCTGGAACTAGTATGGGAAAAACTGTTAAAAGTCAACCTGTAGAAGAGTTTGAGGGAAGAGTTATAAATCCTGCAGGACAAGAAGTTCCAGCTACTTTTAAAAGAGTTGGAGATAGTTTTGTAACAGCTGATGAGGCTTTAAAAGATATGAAACCTGTGATGGAAAAAACTAAATTTGGTTTAGGTAAACCTAGAATTGCAGGAAGTGCTGCTAGTGAAGTAAAAGTAACTCCAGAAGAAACAGAATCCTCTTCTTTCTTAGGAAGAAAAGCTATGGAAAGAAGGAATACTATGAGGACTGGTTTGAATAAAGAAGATAAAGCTAAAGAAATTGAATCTTTAATGCAGACTCAAAAAGCTAAAGATTTAGAAGCAATGACTACTAGAAAAGCAAAAAGTGCAGAAGGAGAAGCTCTTAAAAAAGAACCACCTAAAACACCTATCCCTACTATTATTAGAAGTAATAAACGTGTTCCTCCTGTAGATAAAACGCCTATTACACCAGCACCTACTAGAGAAAATATTTTACAAGATATTTCTAAACAACCATTATCTCCTAAAGTACAACAAATATTAGATAGAGTATCAGTACCAGTTCCTACCACTTCATCTGTGAATAAACCTACAGTGAAAGTTCCTAGAGTTAGTCCTGGTTCTAAAAAAGAGTGGGAAGCTGCAAAACAGTCTGAAAAAGAAACTGTTAAAATGCATAAAGCAGAAAGAAAAGGAATTAAAAACAAAACAATAGCTCCTAGACATCAAGATTCTACATTAGCTTCTATTAATAGAAAATATCATAAAGGTGGTATCTTATATGCACAAGCTGGTACTACATTAGGAATGCAGTATGATCCAGAATCAGATTATATAACACCAGGAACTGGAAAGTCTAATTTTATAATGAATACTTTAATTCCTAAATTAGCAGGATTTTCTATTAAACAACCTTTAAATACTAAAACTCCAGACACCTTACTAGAATCTACAGCAAGAACTAGAAGGGCCACAGCAAATGGTGGATTCCCAACTTTAATGCAACAAAGATTAACACCTCAACCGATTGTATCACATCCAGTTATACCAACAAAAAGTAGTGCTTTAGTGCAACCAAGTTCTGGGGGTTTAGGTAATTTAAAAGTAAATCTTAATAATAAATCTGCTATACAAGCAGCAGAAGCTATGAGAGTACTACTTTTAAATAAAAAAATAGGTCAGAGAGACACAAGAGTAGAAGCTCCTTTAGTATCAGCACCAGCCGAGGTAGCAATGCCTGTGAGAGGTGATATGTTAACAGAAGCTGCTTTTGAGCAACAAGCCAATCAAATTAGAGGAAGTTATAGACCTACTTCAGATGCTACTAGAAATTTAGCAGAACGTTCTTCTTTAGAACAACAAGCTGGACAACGAATGGCACAAGGAGTTGCAGCTGATGCACAAGCTAGACAAACTTCTCAAGGTAGATCTATAGAAAATCTACTAAGAAATAATGAATTAAGATCTAGAACAACTGGTCAAAATACAGAGAGTTTAGCTAGAGCAGTACAAGGACAAAGACAAGCAGAAATTGCAAAAGGAGAAGAACAGACTGCAAATACAGATACTCTTTTGGCTTCTCAAATAACTGATAAGAAAAGTGAGATGCAACAAAAAGAGGGAATCATTAAAAAGATGAAGATGGATCAACTCCAAAGGACTCTTGATATGTCCCCTGAATTTAGAGGATTACAACAACAATATTATCAAGAAAGTTTAAAGGGACAAGTTTCTCCTGAAACTCAAGCACGTTATGATAGATACCAACAAGCATTAGATAGAGGTACTAGCCAAGTTTATGGTTTACCTACATTTAAAACTGGAGGTTCTACTGATGAAGTAGCCAAGTATGAAATGGATATGTATAAAGAAAGAAAAAAAGATAATAAAGAAGTAAATCAAATTTCTAATAAGTGGAAAGAAAAAGTTTCTGATAAAAAACAAGATATCTCTGTTAAAGTTTCTAAAGAACTCACAGATTTTATCGCAAAAATTTTGAAATAAATGAGAATAAATATACAGAAATTACAAGCAGGAGGAGGTCTATTAACTTATAGACCAACTCCTTCCTTTCAGCAACAAGAAGCTCCTCCTGCTCCTCCAGCAGAAGCTCCAATCAGTGATGATCTATTAGATAAGATGGTAGGAGCTGGTATCACTAATGATGTTATGGAATATGCTAATGAGGTCAATGCAAAATTTAATGCTTATAGTACAATGCCTGAGTCATTAAGAAATTCTAGTGTGGGACGTACCATCAGACAGAGTTTAAAGGGAGATAGAGGAAGACTAAATGAAATTCTTAGGTCTAAAAAATACTTTGATGATACTATTGAAACTAAGAAAAAGGCTATGTCAGAGTACGCTATTAAAGATGGCCAAGTACTTGTAAAAGATGCTGATAATAATATAGCCAATATGTCTTTAGCCCAATACTCTCAAAATCTTCAAAGTGAAGAACCTAAATATAAAGCAATGACTAATGATGAGTTAAGAATTGCTAGAGAAACTGATCCCAGATTTGCTGGTAATAACACATTAATTGATATACTCTCCCATGCTACATCTACAGATGAAGTTACTGAAAGAGTTAGGAAAGCTTTAACTGATATAGGTAGTTTTACTAAAGGTCAAGCAGATGTATCTTATGAGCAACAGCAGATAGCAGATGGAGCCAATGCAGCTCTTAATAAAGGACTATCTTACGTTAAAACATCAGAGGGTGAATTTAAGCAATCTAACGCTGAGAATTTAAAAAGAGCTGGTAATGCTATGTGGGCTAATTTGGATCCAGATTCTAAGGATTTACTTAGAATGAAAGTAGTTCAAACTAATTTGTATAAACCTGAACAAATAGAGAGCGCGGCAATGGGATTAGCGTTATCTTTGTTGCACCCAAAAGAAACCGAAATAGACAAATCAACTTCTGGGGAAGGTAAACCTGGTACTACTAAAACTGGTGGTGCAGGTTCTGCTAATAAAGCAATCTTAGGATATTGGAAAGCTTCCGTTACGGGAGAAGGAGTTCCTGAAGAAATTTCTGTATTAAATGGAGATAGTAATAGAGTAGTGATGAAGGGTTGGACTATGGGACCTATGGAGACTGATAAAAAAATGCTAAAAGGTCCAACAAGTATTGATAAAATTCCTGAATTAGGAAGTATTGGTGAGATGAATAGTGTATACTTCGGTGATAAACGAGTAGATTCAAGTAAATTTGATTCAGTTATATATGATAATACTAAACCAGCTATAGTCATGATGCCTTTTAAAGAACAGGATGATGGAAGCATTATGCCAGACTTAGAAAGAGCTAGTGATTTAGAAGATGCTCAACAAATCATCAAAAAACAAAATATTACATCACCAGAGATTAAAAAAGAAATTTACAGACAGCATAATTTTAATAGTTTTGATAGTAAAGGAGAACCTACACAAGATGTAGAAGTAAGACCTTTCTTTACTTTCTCTGCTTTTTCAAATTCTAATGCTATTGAAGGAGATTCTAAATGGTTTAGTCCAAAAGATGATAGATATGATTGGTATAAAAAACAATTCGAAGAAGGTCCTAAAAAGACGGTTTCCTCTTCTTATTTTGACACCTCAATGTTTGCAGGATGGGCTAAACCAGATGTATTAAAAGGAATGATTTATATACCAGTAAGAAAGGGAGCTGCATTCCTCTCAAATTATGCAGATCAAACAGAAGTTAAATTGCCTACTGAATTTGAAACAAATGAAGCATACGCAGGAAGCAAAAGAGCAGCTCCTGAATTTAGACAATTAGACAAAAAAACAAACTTAAGTTCAAGCACATTATAATATGGAAAATACTAAAGATACCAATGATTGGGTAGCCGCTAATTTAGCATTACCTGGAGCTCCTATAGAGGAATTTAAACAGAATAATATCACTCCAGAGAATACTACTTTAAAAGACAAAGACTTCTATAAAGGGACAAAAACAATACAAGAAACTTTCACTAATCCCGAGAATGGTAAATTTGATGATGATAAATACAATCAATTTTATAATTCTATGCTATTCACTTATAATGAATATGCTAATCAAGATGCAGTAGGTAAAGCAGATAAAGACTTTGACTACGCACCCTTTGACATGTTTGCACCGCAAAATGCCAAAAGAGTACAGGATTTATATAAAATAGAAAAAGTAAGAAATCCTTTTAAAACAAAAGTTGGTATTGAGGATTTTAATTATAAAAGTAAACCCGCACTTTCTTTAGAGGAAATAGCTCAGGATAATAATGTTAGAGACCATCTTACTGGAAAAGTATTAGATTGGACTCCTAATGATGATAGTGCCACAGGTATTTTTGATTTTCTAAAAAGACCTACTTTAGTAGTGGGGCAATATGATGAAGATGGGGAACACTATGATGAGTTTGAAGGAAGAAAAATTAAACACAGAAAAGGCGATTATAAATTAGATGCAGATGGTAAACCTTATTTTGAAACTTTAGGAGATAGAGAAGTTTATAATAGAGAAGTTTTAAATTGGTCTGATACTCTAACAAAAGAAGGTACTTGGTTAAATAAGTATGACTTCATGGATTCAGATGGTTTAGATAAATCTCATATTGGCAGTGTTATGAAAATGGCTGCCAAAGTAACTCCTTTATTCATACCTGGCGTGGGTGAAATTTATGCTGCTGGTATTTTAGGAGTAGATTTAATGAATGTAGTCCCAATTCTATTAAAAGCTGGAATAGGTTCTGTAATTGGAGATAGAGATACTGATAAAGATTACTGGAAAACAATGAATAAAGTACAAGGAGTTGGTAAAACTCTCTCTGCTAATTCTGTTTCAGATTACGCTAAAACCAGTACATTTTCTTTTGAGAATATAAGTTCTATGTTGGGTGATGTATTTACACAATTATACACACAAAGAGCTATAGCCTCTATTCCTAAATATATAGGAATGAATAAAGCTAGTGTAGAACCTTTAAAAGAAGTAGCTGAGCATTTTGATGATGCTACTATAGCTAAAATATTTGAGGGGTCTCTTACCACTGGTGAACGTCATATGATACTTGAAAAAGTACCAGAAGCTGCTAATTACATTGATAGGGCAGTTAAATCTGCTAAGTTATCTAGAGCACTAGCTACAACTTATATGTCAGCTACGTCGGCTGCAGGTGTCGCAGATCAAGCCAAAGCAATAGGTCTTGATGAGAGAGACACAGGTCTTTTATATTTAGGAACTTCTTTAGGCTTTTTTGGTATGATGACTTCATTGCCAATTGGAGAATGGGCTTTGAAAGGAATTGGTCTTGAAGAAACTGGTTTATTAGTTAATAGAGGTATTAAAGATGCTGCACAACCTTTTGTAGAGGATCTTAAGAAACTAGGTAGTACTATGGTAAAAACACCAAGAGATTTTCAAAAAATCTTTAAAATAGGTAAAGCCATTGGTGATGCTGTAGGAAAAAAACTTAGTCATGTGGATGGTTATTTAGGAGCTATGGCTTCTGAGGGAACAGAAGAAGTCACAGAACAAGTTATGCAAGATTCTATTACTAATATTTATAATGGATTAGCTTCCTTAGGAATAACTTCAACTCAAGATCCTAAAAAACAGTTTACTTACGGAGATACCTCTGATATAGTTGCAAACTATGCCATGAACTTTTTTGGTGGTGTAGCAGGTGGAGCTATGTTTAGATTTCATGATCAAATTGCAAATGGCAGTAGAGAAAATGATGAATCTACTAAAGATATTTACTGGTTAATTAGAAATGGTTATAAAGATAAATTAGATGCTGCTACTAATAAATTAATTCAAAAGGGATACTTTGGAAGTACTACATTAACAGCTGAACAGGTAGATATAGATCTTCCAGGAGCTGGGAGAAAGACAGTTATGCGTCCTAAAAGAGATGGTGATTTATCTCAAAATGAAGTTATAGGTAGAACTATGTTGGGGCTATTTAATAATGTCCAGAATCAAATATTTCAAGAAGGAATTCAACCTGATAGTGCTCTTACCAGAGTGCTTGATGCTAGATACGATTTAATAGTAAAAGATTTAAAAGTGAATAGTTCTCTTTATGAGGACCATACTGCTCTTGTAAATGATATTTTAGGATTAAATAATGATATTGCTAAAGCTTTAGCAGTTCCAGCAGATTTAAACTCTCCTGAATCAACTGTATTAGCTACTGCAGAATCTGTAAATGCTATGCAGATAAAATTAGCAGAAAAAAGAGAAGCTTTAAAGTTGATTACTTCAGGAGAGGCCTTTCCCTCATATCAAAGCCAGGCTTTATTTAATATGAGTCAGGTACTTAATGGTGCTTTTGGAAATACATCTGCTGATGATTTAGCTTGGAATAAATATAAAAAACATTATAGAGGACTTAATGAAACTGAGAAGAAAGACATTGATGAAGAATATGTTGCTTGGAAAGCTGCTAATAAAAAAGATGCACTTAAATCGGGTTATCGTACATTTAATTTTCTTAATGAAAAATTCTCTCCTAGATTAGCAGAACTAGCTAAATATGCAGAACAAAGAAAAGGACACTATACATTAGTAGATGAATTAGGTAATAAAAATAAGTTTAATCTCTCTGCAAATACATTAGCTGAGATTAGCAAATCTAAAAGTTATTTAGGTAAAACTTTAACTGTTAGTGAAGCATTAAATGATGCTATTAAAGGAAAAAAAGATGTTAATTCTATTTTAAAAGCAGTGGATGATATTATGGGATTTGTTACCAATCCTAGTATTGACAGACTTGATAAGAATTTTACCAATGAAATGAGGGATGTATTTGACGGGCTCACTTTAAATGATTTAATTGGAGAAAATGCATCTTTATTTGATACATTAAGTGAGGATGAAAACTTTAATGAAGAGGGATTACCTGGAACTGATTATGACTTATTAAGTATAGATGATCTTTTAAATGAGAATCTTACAAGTGTTTTTAATAAACTAGACGCTGCTAAATTACATAATAAAGATAATCAACGTGCATTAAATACAATCACTAAAATCACTTCTTATATATTAGGTAATCCTAATGTTAATTTGATGAATAGTAAAAAAGCAGAATTTGAACAAGCTGTGCACGGAAGAACTATTAATACTTTAAATGAATTATTAGACCAGTTTGATTTTTTACAAAATGGAACTAAATCTACTATTACTCAATTATTAACAAATGAGTTTGAAGCTTTAGGAAAAGTAAATGATATCAATGATTATCAAATATATAATCCTAATACTATTGAAAATTTAGAAAGTGCTAAAGTATTACTTGAACGTTTACAAGCTTTAGTTATTGCCTCAACAGAATATGATCATAAAAAACATGGTATCTCAGGTTATAATAGTATAATCAATAATACATTTAAAGGATCTCAATTAGGAATTATCACACAAGAACAAGCTACTCCTTTATTAAAAGAAATTCAACAAATTAATGCAAAAATTGAATTATTTTTAACACTCTCTGCATTTAATAAAGAGAGTAAAGTGAAAAATAATATAGCTTCTGGTATAAATATGGAGACTCTGTTCTTTGGACATTTACAAGAAGGTTCTTTTAGAAATATGTTGGATAGTTTAAAAATAGAAGAAGAAGAATTCATTACTCCTGATATGGCTAAATCTATCGAGGATGCTAAAACCATAAAAAGATCTTTAGAAATTAAACAATCTAAAGAAGGAGAACTTCCATCTTCAGATGAAGAAGTATTTCAATTTGAAGCAGAACGTTTAAAAATAAATAAAGTATTCTTTGAGAGAGTAAAAGAACTTAATTTAAAATATGGAGAAGATAAAATACACGAATTACTCTTTAATAATACGTTAGCTAAACAATTATTTCCAGTAGCACAAATGAGTCATGCTACTCCTACTAATTTTAATACTACTACAACTCAAATTCAACCTTTAGATTTATTTATATGGTGGAATACAATGGTTACAGAGGATCCTGCAGAATTCTATACTGAATTAAGAGGAGATGAAACAGAACCAGGTAAATATGATGGAATAGAAACAAGTAAATATGTTCCATTTTATGCACAAGAGTATTCTGCTAAAATTATATTAAGTTTTCTTGATAATAAAAGTTGGATAAATAAATCTCTTAATTATTTAGGAGGAGTTGATACAGAAGGCGCTGCTATTACTGGTACTTTTATGGGTAAATTACATGAAACCTTTAAAAATCTGGTATTTGTAAATGGTGTTCCTGGTGCTGGTAAATCATCTGCTGTTGGTTATACCGTAGCTAAAATATTGAAAAAGAGAGGTAAAACTTTCTGGACTGCTGGCGCTTATGATACACAAGCAAAACAATTGGAAACTCTATTAGAAAATCCAACTGCAAATGTTTCTTTTAATAAAACACGCTTATTAGCACAATTTCTTATTCCAGAAGCTGTTACAGAAATTACTAATTCTAATGCTTCTTGTTTAGGCAAAGGAAGTATGACTGATATTGTAACTAAATTAGCTGAAAATAAATTAATTAAACTTAATAGAGTAGTAGAGAAACAAGAGGGAAAAGAATATGAAAAACTTAAGGTAGGTGAAATTAAACCAGAAGCATTCTTAGAAATAAACAGAAGTACTTTACCAGCAGCAATTTTTTTAGATGAGATTACTCATTTATCTATGATTGAATTAGAAGCATTACGTCAATCCTTAATACGTTTAGGAGAAGATGCTCCTCTTATAATAGGTTTAGGAGATTCACTTCAAAATGGTTTTAGAATTGCAGGGGAAGATCATAATATGGATATGTTTAGAACTTGGAATACTCCAAAATTAGCCGGATCATTAAGAACATCTAATGATTTAAAGAATACTAATCTTATCAATACAGTTGCTAGATATAGTATGATTACAGAGGCTTATGATAAAGTATTTACTGAACAAAGTGTAGACTATGCTGCAGTTAAAGCTAATATTGAAAGCATGCATAATCCTGATGATGAATCTACTTGGTATAAATTAGGTCACCATACTAATGAGATGGGAATTGTATTTGGAGAAAAGGTATCTAATGCTTTAGGAGTGTCTAAAGATTTAAAAAATATCTTAGATAATACAATTGGAACTGTGGGATTTATCACTGATAATAATACCTCAGAAAATGAAATTTTATCTGGATTAACTCCTTCTCAAAAAAGTAGATTAGACATTAAAAGTATAACTGATGTACAAGGTTTAGAATATGATCACATAGTAATAGATGTGGATTGGAATGCTTTAGCTCAAGATACTCCTATGGGTCCGCTTAACTTTATTTCAAATGTTTATACTTTAACTACTCGTTCTAGAGTTGGGAGTTTAATATTGGATAGAAATTTTAGTACCAACAATTATTTAGTAGTTAAATCTCAAGAAGCTAATCAAGTAATTGATGTTACTTTAGATAAAGAAATTCTTAAAAAATTTAAAGAAAAAAGAGTAGAAGATGTAACTAAATTAGCTAATTTTTTTGAAGGTACTACTTCTGTGACTCCTAAGATTAAATCTAAAGACGTTACTCCAGCTATTCTTCCTGTATCTGCTACTGAAAGTTTTGCTCAAGAAATTAAGAGAATGGACGAGGAAATTGAGGCAGCTGAAGCTGGTAATAGTTCTACAAATAGACAAATGCCCACATTAGATCTAGCTCAAAAAAATACTCATTTAATGACTTACCCTTACTATGAGAGAGTAGGAGTTCCTGGAGAAGATGCTCTTATCTTTGGTTTAGAAGATGGAGAAAAACCTGATTTAAAATTCCTTATGGATATTAAAAACTCTGTATTCTATGGGGCAGGTGAAGATAAAATTATGGAAATCCTTAAAAATAAAGGAATTGATAATATTGATAGTTTAAAAGTAGTTGTGAGAGCTTCTATGTATAATCCTGTTACCGATACTGACAATTCTAAAGTTGTAAGTGGTAAAAGGGATGCTGATCAAGAGTTAACTACAAAAGATGTGTTTTTAAGGACGGCTTTAAGAATTGAACGTTCTGATAATACTGGAAAGTTATCGCCCTTTTATATTACTTTAGGTGTATTTTCTTCTCCTAAAAGTACTTCAAAATATGATTATAAAAATGATGCTAAATTAAGTGATGTACTTAAAGATGTTACTGCTAAAGCAGAATTAGCTTTAAAAACTTCACCTAGTGTTGATTTAACAATTAATCATAGTAATCCTCTTGAGTTATTAAAATATACTACTAATATTCAACTTGATTATTTAGAAAATCCAATTAGTTTTAAAGATTTTAAAGAAGATCTTAGTAGATCAGCTGTAGTTTCTCCTATTCATATTTTTACTGGACATAACAGTGCAGTAGCAGGCAGTCCCTCACAAAATCAGAGATTAAATGAGTGGATTAAAAAGGGAAATAACTCAGCTAAAGAAAGATCATTGGCCGGGAGGGCAGTAGTATTTGTATCTTTTGATAATAATTTAAAGTCTAGTGAATTAGCAGATAAATTTGCAGAAGAGATTATGACTAATAGTCCTAATCCTAGAGTAAAAGCTGTGATGTTAAATTCTAAAGGAACTGATCCTAAAATTTGGTTCGAAAATGCTTGGAATACTTTAGCAGATGCTAAAAAGAAACCTACTGAAAGAGTTGCGATGGGAACTTTAGCATCTCAACATATGGCTACTTTTATGGCTAGTACTATTAAAATGATGGCAGACTCTTCTAAATATACAGGAAAAACAGAGATCATTAAGACTATTGCAAAGACTATAATTGAGAGACTTGGTACTGGTGAGGGTAATATGAATATTTTAGAAATAGATAGAAATGCAGAAGAAGCATTTAGATGTAAAGTTAAAGCTTATACGGATGATAAAATTAAAAATCCAGAAGAGTACTTAGCCTCAGCTGCTGCTGGTTATCTTAAATTAAAACCAAATCAAAGAATCTCTGCTTTTAACTTTAACCATACTTATAGATTATTAGTAGGCATGGGTATAGCAATGAATGGAGGTTTACACTCTGAAAGTGCAGAAGTTAAGCAGTATTTTGAACCTATTTCTAAATATACAACTCAATATGGAGAATTTTTAGAAGAATTTTATAGTTTACTTAGAAAGGAATTTGTACATGGTATATTTTCACATCCTTCTTATAATATTAGAGGGCCACGTACTAATAATGATTATGCTCAAATAGTAGAAAATGAAGAGGATGATTTTGAAGTAACAGCTCGTGCTACACTTCCTAATTCACTTTTAAATCTTCAATTAGTTATGGATAATAAACAGTCTTTAAATAAAGAACAAACTGAAAAATCTAGAAATTTATCAAGTATCTCTGATTATATAACTTTAAGACAAAATAGTATGTCTACAGAAATGATTGAGGAATTTATTAGAGGAGCTGGTGCCATTAGAAACTTATATGATGTAGGAAAAGAAACCTCTGTTGCTGCAATTATGTCAAATATTGACGCTCTTTATGATAAATTATCAAAAGCAGTGTATACTACCTCTAATTTAATAGACGGTATTAATAAAATGCAATGGACTAATACTGAAGTCTCTCAAAAAGATGTAAGTAATCCTGAGAATAAAATTCAGAATAATGGGGATGGTTCTTTTGTAGTTACAGGAAATAATGGTAAATTTGACTTCGAAATAAAATATAATATGAATGAATCAATCGAAGAAAATAAAATGAAAATCACTACTAATGAAAGACCTATTCCTTTAGAAGAAGTTGGTAACCTTATACAAAAAACTACTGATTTAGTAAATAAATTTAAAATGCAATACTCAGACATTATTCCTGAGGATATATTTGCAAATGTATTAAGTGCTCTATCAACAGGAACAAGAGAAATAGTACCAGGAAGTGCAATGCAAATGGCATTTGCACAATTATCTGCACAAGCTCTTACATTAGATGATGAAGCATTACTAAAAACTTTACATGACTACACTAATACAAAAGACATCAATACTTGTAACTAATGAGAAATAACTGCGGTTTAATATCAACGAACGCGTCCATCGAACTGATGGGCGTGTTTAATAATTTTATAAAAACACTCTATAAAAAAGGAGCAAAAAATAACTATGCAAGATTAGAGGATAAAATTGCAGAATATCTATATGACAAACATAGGAAAGACGACAAAAATGATGCTTTAACTCCTGAGGAGAGTCATTTTATTGAACAACAGTTTATTTTATATACAGCTGCTGTTAAACCTATTTTAACTAAAAGTAGAATAGATACAAAATTTGCAGAAAAAATATGGGGAGATTCTACAGCCGTTAAACCTATAGAATTGTTTTTGGCTGATGTACAGAAAGCATTAATAGAGGGGAGTGAAACTACATTAACAGAAAAAGTTAAAAATTTATATGAAGTTTCTCCAGAAGATACTTCTTTAATTCCAGCTCCTAAAGAAGAATTAATTCCAACACCTCCATTAGAAGGTGAAACTAAAATTACTAAATTCACAGATATTAGTAATAAAATGGATTTAAAAGAAGTTTTTGCAAATGCAAATACTGCTTATTTATTATTAGAGAGAAGAGTTTCTAATCATATTGTTAGGAATTATTTAATCAATCAAGAAACAGGAGTGTATAACTCTTCAAGTAATTCTGTTGATAAATCTGTAAAAGCTAATAAAACAAGAATCTATAAAGAACTTATTAAGAATTTTGAGCAAAAGGGAATTAAATTTGTTGATAGTGAGAGAGATTATTACGTTAATGGAAGAATTAATGATAACATTAAGAGTGTATTAGATAGAATTGCTGATTATTATAAAAAATATGATGGGACTGGTATAACTAATATCAAATTAGAAGAATGGACACAAAATAATATAAATGAGATTTCTGATTTTATAAATTTTGTTACTATCTCTAACTTTGATAATTTGCTTTTATCTTATGGGAAAGGTATATTCAAAATTTCTGATAGTTACCTAAACTCAGCTAATGAAAAGTATGATGAACCTAAATATGTTTTAGATATTGCTAGTAATATCAATGATAGTATATTTCAAACAGGTGAATATAACTTATCTGATGAACAATCATCATTGTTTAAGATGTTTATCTCATCTATGCCTTCTGTTACATTTGATAAACAAGTTTCTCATGATAAAGAAATTGATTTGAATACTGTAAATACAGTAATGGCTAAATTATTACATGGAAATCTATTAGAAGGGGCTCCTATATATGATCCAACAAATAGTATGGAAAGTATGAAAGCTTTACTTGAATTTGCCATCAATAATTTTACAGGAGAAGGTAAAAAAATAAAGAGTTTTGATAAAATTGAAAAAGACACTTTACTCTCAGTTTATATGTACTTTTTCAGAAATAATGATGAACTTACTACTAAACATCCTAAAGTTCTATTAAATAACTCATTAAGATCAGCTATACAAGTAGCTTATGGTAATGATACTGAATCTGGATTTAAAAATATCCCCTCATTTTATCATTTAGCCTCAAATAGTGAAGTTATTTCTGGGATGGACTACTTTAATGTTATAGTAAGTAACTTTGATAAAACATACTTAAATGAGTACACAGAGTATACCTACGATAAAGACCGAGGAACCATTACTGTAAATAGTCCTACTGAAAGATTAATTAATAGTTCAGAAATTCAATTCACTAATAATTTAAATAATTTTATTAATCAAGAGTTTAATAAGACTTTCTTAGAAAATAGATATAAAGATGTTACTATTGAAGGTAAAGAGTCTGATATGCCTACAGTAAGATTTGAATTATCTAAAGGAGTATTTATTACAGCTAATTTAGCAAACGGTGGTATCTCAATTACAGATGGTATTAAAACTACTGATTCTAAAGCACTTGATTTTAAAATAAGTCCTATACAAGAACAAAAATTAGTAGAAATTTTAAATAAAATCTTACCCCAATTACAATTAAGAGATGATAAAGGAAATGACTTTTATTATCCTCTTTTTACTCAAGTATTTTCTCCTACTCTGGATGATCATGTAGAAGCATTAACAGCTCTAGCTAAAGTGGCTGGATATGTAGCTTATACTTCATCTATGGTTAATGAAATAGGTAAAGATGGTTTATTAGGTAGTAAATGGATGAAAAATTTTGGAGCAGACAAGTCACCTTATATTAAAGATGATGAGGAGTTTTCTATTGCCAGAATGTTTCCAGGTTATAGTGATATAGCTAAAAATATTGGTAAAGGACTCTCTATTATTAATGGTGAAACACATAAAGCTGTAATTAAAGTAGGTAATGTTACTGTTCCTACAATTGGAGAAGTAAGACATTTATATGCTCTTCCTAAATGGAGGAATTGGTTAATCAAGCAAAATGGTAATAAATTAACTGGAATGCCTATTGCTAGTAATCTATTTATGAGAAATCCTGATTTTTTAAAAGGATTTAAAATTAGAAGTTTTGTAAAATCAGGTGATAATGTGAAACATTCCTCAGAGATGGCACCACTTGAAATAGCAACTACTTTCATAATGCATGACTATATAGCAGCTGCTAATAAATACAATGAAGTTTACATTCAATCTACAGTATTCGCTGATAAAAATAGCCATAATAGTGTAGTTGTAAAACTAAATGAAGAAATTCAAATCCCAGGAATTACTAATAAAATCTCTCTCTCAAATGTAACAGCTACTGAATTAAAACAAGCTGCTTTTTTGAATAATGCTACTTATTATAAAGCTATCTCAGATAAGTTAACTTCTACTTATATACCAGTGCTACAGACTCTATTGCCTGGGACTACAATTGAATCTACTTTACAAGGAGTTCATGATGCCATGAGCAAAGTTCAAGAACAGGATTTTAGAAATGCTTTTTATAAACATTATAATGGAAGTGAGTATATTATTGAAGATTTAGGAATAGAAAAGAATAAAAAAGATGGCACATGTGGTTTATCTCCTTTATTAATTTACTATACTGAAATGTATACTGATAAATCAAAAACTACTCCTGCTTTTACAAAAATGATGAAAGCTAACGAATTGCTTTTTGCTAAAAGTTTAAACTCATATAATATGAATATTGAGTACATGGATGGTAAAGGAAGTCTTAATCCTTTATTTATTCGTAAGGGTACCTCAACTATTTTTGATACTTTAAAAATAGCAGATGAAAAAACAGGAGATAGAATTACTAAAGAGAATTTTGAAAAAAATTGGGTAGATCCTTCTACAAAATACTTAACCATTTATAAAGGAGGAGAATTAAATCCTTTGCTTAGACATTATTTTTACATGGATAACTATATTTCTGAGAATTTATCTCAAGCTAGTATGGGGACTATTCATAATCATCCATTTAAAGGAAAAGCTAAGGCTAAACCTGGTACTTTTGAGTTCTTTACTGAAATAGAATCTGCTAAAACAGCTGCTATGTATAAAAGACAACTTCAAGGTACTCCCATGAAACCTTTGAATTTAAATTTAATCAATGGTGTACGTGAAACTATGAGTTCTGTATTTTTAACTGATATAAATAATCCAGTTTATACTAGTTTTGGAATTAAAGATAAGATGACAGTAACTGACGGTTCAGCGCAAGTAACCCCTTTACAATATATTCTACAAAACAATTCATTACTAGAAAATTCAGTTGGTCCTAATGCTAAGATGTTTAGTTTATTTATGGATCCAAAGTATAACTCATATGGTTTAACTAAATATGCAGAATTTGGTATTACTAATGAAATGATTCAAAATTCTAAAGGTTCTACTTATGATCTTATGAATTTAATAGAAAAAAGTTACAGGTATAAACCTTTTACTAGGAGTATTACTATTGAGGAATTTAATCCTAATACATTTGATTATGATAAAACTTTAGTACAATATACTCCAGATATCTTAAAAGATTTTAAGGGTAATAATATAACTATTGAAACAATTGCTCCTAATGGATTATTCTATGTAAAAAATGATCAAGTATATGAGATTAAATCTTTAACAAGAGGTACTACTATAACTCAACCTTCTGGAGAAGTAATAGTAGCAAAAGGAGAATCAAATGATTTTCAGGTGCAGGCTATAAATTTAACCACTGGAATGGCCGAAGTTCCTAAATCTGTTAAAATAAATGATTTATTTGATTTATGGCAAGCTTTGGGGGCCGAAAATTCAGTATCTATTGATAAAGAAGGACAATATTCTGGTAGTAGAAATCCTGGAGAGACATTAAACTTTACTGAATCTGATGCTTCTCATTATGCTTTAGCAGAATTTGTAAATAGAGTAGGCCATAAAATGGATTCTAATCAAAAGGTTAATTTAATCAATAAATATGGTTTAAGAGATCTATCAGATCCACATACTAATGCTATATACTCTAAAGAAACTGAGGCTAATTTTGTAAAATTATTTCCAGAGTTTAAAGTAAATAAAACTGACTTTAAAGTACACAATCAGACAAATACATGGCAACCTTTAAAAGCAATGTTCATTGGAAAATATATCCACACATCTGCACAAAAGTCAGGTGCTATAAATGTGCATAATATCGATGATGTGTATAACCAAACAAAACCAATTTATCCAGTAGATGTTCCAGCAATTTCTACAGGATTACTTATGACTACAGAGCATGAAGTAGAAGGCTCAGAGATCACTAAAATGACTCAAATCTATAGTGCTATAGAATTTATGGGTGATTCACATAATGTGTCTAGTGGGGTTTATAATGCCATTGCTGACGTCTTAAATATTAAACTTAAATCTTTATTTGATGCTACTGAATTCCAAAATGTAAATAAAGAGGCATTATATAAAGAAGTTACTGACAATTTGATTCGCACATTTAACTCTAAAGACCAACAATCTATTGGTAAGTTCATTGGACAGATGGTAGAAAGAAATTCAGACGAGATAAAAGCATTTACAGCTCAAGCCAAAGAAGCCGAAGCTATCACAGAAGATGCTACAGGTGAAGAGCCTGGAGTAGCTAGTACTATGAGTATGAGTATAGTTAGAGATGGTAAAAGAATGCCTTTTAGTACTTATATGTACAGTTCTTTTATATCTCTTATGAGTAATTTTTTAAATAAAGAGGCTATTAAAGATAAACAGTCTGGCATTGCCTCTCCTATTAAACCTTCTGGAGGTATGCTTCAAGTGTATGATTCAGAAGATATTAATGGTAAAAAAGATGTACTTTTAAGAAAAAATTACGATAAATTAAATGCTGCTGAAAATATAGTGGAAGCCCCAATTACTATTGGAGAGATTTCTTTAAATGATTGGGTAAGAGAAAGTGATGGTAAAACTATGAAAGAGTATCAAGTAAATACTCCAGAAAAGTTAATTGCACTTAAAAGAAAGGATACAGGAGAATCTGTTCCAGTTCAAACTTTTAAAGGATTTTGGACAAGAGGTACAGTACAAAATGATACTAATAATGTTTATCTATTTGGCGATAATACTAACGATAGGATGGTTACTAAATATATTCCTGGGGCAACCCAAGCTGTTATTAGAGGACTTCCTAATGCTATAGGAATTGATACAAAGAGAGATAGAGGTACTACAAGTAAATCATTCTTAACAGATGCTGATCTTCCTTGGTTTAAATCACATGTAGACGAGCAATTAAAGAAAGCACAAGCTTTAGGTAAACCTATTATCCTTCCAGAAGATGGAATTGGAACTGGAAAAGCTATGTTAAAAGAGAAAGCTCCTGCATTATTTGCATACTTAAATGAGGCTCTATCTAAATTAGAAACAACTAAACCTTCAAAAGTAAAATTTGTAAAATTATATGGTAAACCAAGAGATTTACAACCACCACTTTTAACTTTTAAAGTTATAGGTAAAGGAATGAAAGAATCTCCTATGTCTATTTATGAATTACCTGATTTTGCAATGGTTTATGACTATAAAGAAATTTTGGAAGATAAAAAACCCATGACTGCAGAGTTAGGTTCTTTTTTAACTAAGAGATTTCCAGGAGAAAATATTGAGAAATTAATGAAGAATACCAAATTAGTAAACAATGCTTTACGAGTTAATATTCAAAGTATTTTTAATAGAATTGATACTCAACATAATGTCTTAATTAACGGAAAAGAGTATCCAGTAGAAGTGTTAACACGTTCTTCTGGGGAAGCCATTGGCCCAAATATTTATAGAACTATGTTTGACTTACCTAAGGGAACTTCAGTTAATCAAGTTACTGAAGATTTCTTATTTCAAAGAATGTATGATAAATCTAAACCTGCTATCAATGATAAAAGTTGTTATGCTTACGTACAGAATCCAAATGGAAATCATATCTACATTTTTAATAAAGTTCCAACTGAATTTACAGAATATACTCAAGGTAAACAGATAAAAGAAATTAATGGACAGTATTGGGTAGTAGATGGTAATGGTGATCCCAGATATATAGCCCCATCAGGTCTTACAGGTACAGCACTTATTGGTGGAAAAAGAGTAGAAGTAATTGTCACTAATGATTTACCAAGTCTTCAAAAAACTCTTCAAGAGACTAAAAATTATGACAAAAGTTTACAAACTGGTAGAATTTATAATGTCAACGAAAATAATGATGCTATTCTTAAAGAAGAGTGTGCTATTCTAGCTAAAAAAAGATTTTCTAGTTTTAGAACCACTTTAAATTATATTGCAGCACGTATTCCCGGACAAGGTTTCCAATCATTTACTGATTTAAAACTTGTAGACTTTATTCATACAGAAGGTAATACAGTTATGACTAACCATTTTACTTCCTGGTTAAAAGGAGAGGATTATGATATTGATAAAGGATTCTGGCTTGGATTAACTCTTAAAAATGGAATTGTAGTAGGTTGGGCTAATGAATTTGATTATAGCTCAGAAGAATCTCTTATAGCTTCTATGTCTCTGCCTTATCCTGATAAAAAATGGAGAAGTTTAGACACAGAAGATAGTATTGATGATCCTGCAGAAGTTACACTTACTAACGAAGAAGTAGATAGCCTATTTGAAGAAAATATGTCCAAATTACGTAGTGATACTTTAGTTAAATTAGGTAATATTGATAATTATAATTTCTTAGGAGAAAATCACACAGCTTATGAAGTACAAGAAAAAGTTAATGAATACTTTATGCAAACTATACCTTTAAATGCTATGGAAGATGCTGTTAAGAATAAAATGGCTTGGGGTATTAGAGATGCTGTAGTTAAACCTGTAAACTTAAATCATACAGAGTCTCCTATTGGAATGGAAGAACTTAGAGATGAAGCCACGGAAGCTAATAGAGTTGTAAGTAATAATAATCCAATGAGTAAGGCTGATTTTCAATATGCAAACATGGTTGGTAAGAATGTAATTGGTATTGCAGCTGTTGCATTAAAGATTTGGAGTGCTGCTTCTTTCTACGGAAATGATAAAGTAAAAAAGGGAGAATTTGCTTCTATATTAATGGATAAAAATCTCAAAATTAACGGAAAAAATCGTTATATTGCGAGCCAAGCAAACCTTAACTTTAGTGCGAAGGCTTCTACTGTAATTACAGATGAATATATTGCTGATCAAGTAGGTAAAAATAATATTGAGGAAAATTGTAATGGATAAAGGATGTATACATACATACAAAGGCGTAGAATATAGGAATTATCAAGATTTAAAAAATGCATTAATTGAGGAGCAGAGTAGTCACTACTTTGCTCCTTTTATGGCTGCAGTTTTAGAAAAATTAAAGAATAATCCCGATATAACGGGCGTGCAAGAGATTGAAAAGGTCGTGAAAGAAATTTCTGATCAATTTATGTTGAAAGAAGATGTTAGTTTAACTTTGAGTCAGTTATTAAGTGCTGCTACTGATAATGCTAAAGAATTAATCTTAGCTAAAATTAATGCAGGACCTGAAACTGCTGGAGTTTATGCATACTTAACCATGTTAGGAGTTCCTTTTAAAGAAATTGCTCAAATGATGAAGAGTGATGCAGTTAAATGGGTTATTGAGAATTCTCGTAAAAATATTTTTGATAAACAAACTGATTTTAATAGTATTAAAAGTTCTATTAAAGAGTTTGAAAATGGCCCTAACGTATATAAATATTTAGATTTTGATAGGGCCAATATTTTTTCTAATATTCTAAGAGATAGTTTAAAAAATAGTACTTTTTTAGGAGCACTTCCTTATGGTAATATATTTAAAGATCCCGAAGTAATTAAGATTCTCTCTAATACTGATAAAAAGAAAGGCCCAGTCGTAAAAATGCATTCTATAGGTGCTTTAATGTCTCCTATAGATATTACAAGTAAAGTTGGAGATACAATAGTAACTAAATCTTTAGATTTTAATATTTCTAGAGAAGATATTAGTGAATTTTACAAAACTTTGCAAGAAGGTAATTTTATAAAAGAGTCATATGAACCTGTAGTTAATAAATATACAGAAGACGAGGATATGGATATGGGTTGGGAAGATGGTGAAATTAGAAGTAATAAAATTCCTGTAAAAATTGAGGTATCTAGATTTATACAAAAAATGATAGAATATTTAGATAAAGCTCCAGAAGGAGACATATCTGAATTTGCTAATATTATGGAAGATTCAAAAGAAGTTCTTATCTTAGGTAGAATGCTTTCTATAAATCAAGGTATTAAAACTGATAGTTACTCTCAATATGCTTTTTTTCAGAGAGTTACTGATTATATAATTGAAAAAAGCAAAGGTAAAATGTCTTTAGAAACTCCAGAGAAAATGATGTCTGAGATGATGGAAGAAATGCCTACTCATAGAGTAGACCCTAAATTTTTAGAAGAAGTTATGAAAAGATTCGATTTTAAAAAATTTTTAGGGATAGGTTTAACACAAGAAGACGCTACTATTTATAGAGAAACTAGTAAATTGTGGTATAATAAGATTAAATCCTCCTTTAATATTTTAGCTATTGTCTCTGATACTCCCCATTTTAATGCAATGCTAGGAGTTTCCTCTTTAATGGAAAATATGAAAAGCATGCTCTCAGTTAAAGCAAAATTAGTTGATAAATTAATTAAAGATGTTTATGATAAACATATTATAGCTTCAGATTTAACTGAGGAACAGATGGAGTATAAAACAATTGCTGATAAGGACTATTTTAAAATTATGGATTTTGCAAATGATTCTATTATATTAAAGTGGATTCGTTCTTTAGACGACTCTAAGAGAATTTTTGCACATGATTCAAATACTTATCACACTATTGTTGATAATAAGATTGTTAAAGTTACTGAAGAAAATAGGGAGAGATATCCACGTAAAATTGATGTTAGTAGTGCTGAGGGAAGACTAGATTTTATAGACATGGTTCATGAGATGATGTCTGTGTTAAAAGATGGAAAATTCTTAGTTAATGGTGAGTATAAAGAACATCCTCTTCTAAAAAACAATGCTTTTATACATTCATTCGATATTGATAAGAAAAGAGATCCTTTAACTGGTAAAAACAATAAGTTCTATAAGCTTCCTATGAATATATTAAATGTAAATGAAGCTAATACTCATAAGTTTAATAGTTACTTAATTGGATTTTCAGACTTAGCTAAAATTGAGTATAATGGAGTTAATATACAGAATTTATTATTCTTATATAATACTTTTATTCACAGGGATAAAATTAATAGAGACTCTTTAACAAAATTGTTTGAATCTTCTACCTCTGGTATTGAACATACTATGATGGGTGATTTTATTAAATGGGCTGGAGATTTTGATTGGAATGAAAAAGAATTACAATCTTTATCCGAATCTAAAGAGTATGATTATGATATAGACGATATTATAATTAAAGGATTGGCTACTAAGATCTTCTCAAAAAACTTGGATAGAAATGTAGGAAAATATGCTTATGCAGTCTTGTATAATGCTTCTACAGGAGAGTCTACAAAGCAATATTATGAGTGGAACAATAGTGCTAGTACTTATCAAAAATATGATCACTTTAGTAGTGATTTAGCAATAGCTTCTAGTGCGGGATCACAAATTGGAGTACAAAGAGGAAATGCAAATGACTTTAATGCTACTTTAAGAGAAATCTCAAATAGAGGAATAATAATAAACAATGTAAAAATAGAATGTTAACATGGCATGTACACTAACGTTCACTTTAGGTGGAATAAAATATAATATACCTGCAGAAGGTAATCTTGCTGATTATGACGGAAAAAACCTCACAGATATATTAGGATCTTTAGATTCTCATACACAAATTAATTTATTAGAGAATATTTTAAAATATTCTAACATTCAGCCGTATGATTATGAAGAAAATCCAACTGTAACTAATTTAATAGCTTCTAATAATATTCCGAATATTAGTGTAAGCAAGTTAACAGAAAAATTAGGAGATTTAGTTTTACCTGATGGATCTAATCATTTTAAATTACGTCAAGTAGTTTTAAGTATGTTAAATGAAAAGACTGATAAAATATCTTTAGTTTCTGCACAAATCACAGATGGTTCCAAAAAAGGACATGGAGTATTTATTTCACAAACTGGAAGTATCTATGTGCATGCTAAACCTAATGATAAAATTGATACTCTTGAGGATTATTTTTTAGGAAAGGATAGCAAAGTCTTACTAGAACGTCTTGCTCATGAATTAACTCATAGTAAATTAGATGCATTAATGGTTAATCAACCAGAACTTGCCAAGGAATTAGTTGAGGAATGGAATTCAAAAAAAGGAGGATTATCTGATGAATTTAAGAGTATTAAAAGTAGTATTGACAAGTTAAAAACAAATGAAGCAAAAGCAAACGAAATTATTGCTTATTACTTTAGTGATTTCCAATTACAAGGGGCTTATCAAAGTAAAACACTAGAAGATGCTTTTAAAAGTATGGTTTCAAATATAATTCCATTAGAAACAATAGTTTCTACTTCTACTCCTGGCTATTTTGATTCTTCCAATCCATATGAGGATTATGACCATTCTAGATATAAGAATCATTGGGATGATCCTGTTTGGCAATATAGACATCCTGAATTAGAACCTCCATTCACAGGAGATACTAATGCTTCTCTTCAAAAAATGGTTGCAGAGATAGATCCAACTTCTGAGAATTACCAAGCAGATAAAGCTAAACAAATCTTAGCTAGATTTAATGCTAATACCTCTGATATTCAAGAAAATTCTGAATTTAAATACCAGAAATATGATGTTTCTTATGGAGCACCTATTGTTATTGATGATTTTAATAGAGATATTCAAATCTTAAGATTAGCAGAAAATGACTTGGTATTAGTAAGTAAAGATATCTTCCTAAATCCCAAAACAAAAGAATGGGAAGCTAGGCCTACTAAAAAAGGTGAGGAAAAGTCTTCATATCGTCCTGTTATTAGTACTTATATTAATGCTAATAATGAAGTAATGATTAATCTACCTATTAAAGATGGTAGTGGTAAAACATATTCTCTACCAGCTAAGTTTGTAGAAAGTTTACGTAAATATGATGGAGATTTAATAGATACTCCTTATAATAAAGAAAAAGCTAAAGAATATGCAGATTGGATGGTTGCTAATGTAAATTCAGCATATGGTGATGATCCTGCCGATAGTTCTATAATTAGAACTATAGATATTACTTCTAAAACTGGAAAAAGCTTTCAAATTTCAGTGGCTTCTAACTATGAATCTTATGGATTTAAATTTTATAACCAAGAATCTGCTAGAGAAATCTATGATGGAGCTGAAGTTGGAGATGTAGTTAAAGTGTTTATAAAAGAAAAAGGAGATAAGAAAGCGGGAGGATATCGCGCTAAAATACTACGTAAATTTGGAAACTCAGTTGAAGTAGTTACTTCTAAAGGTGCTGTACTTATTGTAAAACCCTCTGCTATCAATGAGGTAATCTATTTAAAAGAAAATCATCCAGACTTTTTATCACAAGTAGAAAATATTGATAAAGGGACTATTAGCCAAGATCTTATTGATGATGGTAATAGTCAATTTAGAAAATATCGTAAAGTAAATTTTGTATCACAAAATAAAAAAGATGGGGAATTTCAAGATAAGATTAATGATTATTTTGATATTTATTCAAAAGAAGATTCTGCTATTAAAGTAGAGAGACGTCGCGCTGAAGTTAAAAAACTTAAAGCCGGAGATCTTATAAAGGTTAAATGGTATTACACAGATACAAAAACTAAAGAAGATAGAGAAGTGTCACACTGGTATCCAGTAGTTACTAAAACCTCTGATTTAGTTTACTATTACAATTCTACTTCTGAGAAAGTATCTTCTGTGAATATTTTAGATGGTAAAGGATATGAAATCTATGGATTAGCTATAAATAATACAAATTCTTCTAAATTATTTGATGAATTTAATGAAATCAGAAAAAGTATAGAAGGATTACGTAGAGATGATACTGGTACATTACTCTCAGATGATGCTATTAAAAATAACTTAGGAGAAGCTCTTAGAAATGCAGAACCATCTAGTTTACAAGACATTTATCATATCACAGAAATAGAAGATGTAGATGAAGTAGCAGCTGGAGAAGATAATGACCTTAAATTATCAGTATCTCAAGTACAAAGAGGTAGTATTGTTAAAGCCTATGTATTTGATATAGATGAAGAAGGTAGAGACAAAAAAACTAAAATTTATAAATGGTTTGTAGTAACTGGCTTTGATGAAAACACTGGAAGACCTATATGTGTTACACAAACTAAAGATAAAAATGGTAAAACTGGTGTATATAAAGAATATCCAATTGAATTTCAGAATATTAAAGCAATAGGTCATAGATTAACTGATAATGCTGATTTAGGAATTTATGGAAATAAAACTCTAAAAGAATACTTAGATAAGTTAAGAAAAACTTTTGATACTATTAGTGAACCTATTTTTATTACTCAAGCTGAAACTCCTAAATATGAGAGATCAAATAGAACTTTTAACACAGCTTTATATGGTTTACTTAAAAACGGAAAGATGGGTTATGCAGTGTCTGATAAATATGTAATAGAACAATTTAAAGATAAGACTGATTTTGAAGAATGGAAGAAAAATACACCAGAAGCTAAAGGATTAACCTGGACTTATACTGAACCTAAGTTGTATATTTTAAGAGGTAAACAATATATGAAGAAACTCTATATGAATTACTTAGAAGTACACGGTTTACTTAATTATGAACCCAACATACATGATAGTGTAAGAATTGGTGATATAGTTACTGAAACATGGAAGTACCAAGGAGATGATGTTAAAATGGACTCTATGATTACTGCTAAAACTCCTACAGGATTATGGGTGGAACGTTTAGGAAAAAGTCCTTCAGGGGATTCTATTTCGGTTAGAAAAAAGATATATAGACATAGAGAAGGAGTTGAATATCCTCAGATCTCAGATGTATACTTACATAAAAAACGTGATACTACCTCAACTTCTAGAGAAGACGCTAAAAGTAGACAAACTAATCTTTTAATTGGTAATACTCAGTATGAAGAGAAGATTAAAAATCTAGATCAGGAAACTAAAGAAAGAAAAGCAAGTACTTTAAAAAAACCACTTAAAGCTTCTTTAGATACTGATAATTTCTATAAGAGTAGAGATTCGGAAAGTAAGATTATGGAAATTGTAGATAAACTACAATCTACTTATAATGTGCCTATTATAATGCTTAGAACTAATGAGATTGCTCAAAGTTTTGGTGATATTTTAGGAACTGATGCTACTAAAGTTAGAGGATTTATAAATGAGGGTAAAGTTTATATAAATTTAGATAAAGCTTCTTCTGCAGAACCTCTACATGAGATGGCACATATTATATTAGAGAGTATTAAAGCCAATGACTATAATTTATATCAAACGGTTATTAATTCTGTTAAGTCTCATCCATACTATGATGCTATAGCTAAAAATTATCCTAATAGGGCCCCGGAAGACTTAGATGAAGAAGTATTTGTTTCTATTTTTGGAGAAAAATATAGAACAGTTACTCATAATCAATATAATAAGTCTTGGTATGATCAAAATGAAAGTATATTTACAAATATCTGGAATTATATGAAAAATACTTTTGCTTCTATTTTTGACAATAAATCTATCTTGGATATTCCAAATGAAAAGCTTGCTATGATGCCTTTAGACGAATTAATTAGTACCTTTGGGGACAATTTGATGGAAGGTAAATTTAAACACGTTTTAAATTATGATACATCAACTCTTGAGAGAAAAGTGACCAATTTAAAGACAAATCTTTTATCAAATGAAGATGAATCAGAAAGTTACCTTAGAAAAACTTGTAATACTTAAAATAATATAAATGAGTAAATGTAAATTCACCTTAACAGTAAAAGGTAATAATATAGAATTTGATACTGAAGAACAATTAAATTCATATCTTAAAACCAATTATGACACTCTTTCTAGAGGTCATATTGGCGGAGATGTGGAATTATCTACTGTATTAGAAGGGAAAGAAAAGACAAAATTAGAACAAACTGTGGCTAAATTACAAACCATTGCTTCAAAGACTCCTGAGATAACTACTGTAGAGTTTAACGAGAATGGTGAGAGAGTAATTAAATCAGCCTATGAAGGTGTTACTAAAAGAATAAAGCGTCTTGCAAAAGCCGGGGGATTACCTGTGACTTATTATGATGAAAAAAATTATATTGATAATAGATTGATTCAAATACGAAGCGCACTTCGTAGGGGGGTAGGTCCGGAAACTTTAAAGGCAGACTATGCTAATATTATCTCTAAATTTACCACAGGAGTTGAGCAATTAAAAGGAGCAGAGTCTGAAACTTATGATAAGCTAACTAAAGCTCTTATTATGCCTTTAATTATTAAAGAACAGGCACAAAGAAAATTATTGGGAACATTTGGAACAAACTTACATAGAATGGCAGAGACATACTTTGCAAACAGATTAGAAAACTCAGATAAGTCTTTTTCCATTGGTAATTTCCCCGCAGGTATTACAAATCTTTCTACAGAAGGAAAAGAAAATTATTTACAGTATTTAAAAGAATTAACTAACTTTTTAAAGTCAGAACATGGAGATGATGTAGTTCTTCTCCCAGAATATAAAATATTTGATGATGCTACCAAATTAGTAGGAATTATTGACTTATTAGCAATAGATAGTATGGGTAAAGTTCATATTTATGACTTTAAAGCCTCATATAAAGATCCTTCTGATTGGCATTCAGCTAAACAGATTGAATTTAAATATCAATTAGGCATTTATTCTAATATGTTGAAAAATAAAGGATTTGATGTACGTGGAATACAGGTTTTACCTATTACCATGCTTGATATTAATTTTGATGATGAAACTATTCCAAGATTAGCCGAACATCTTCCTTTTGATGCAAGTCCCTCTGAAGATATTAAATATAATATCAATAATAGTGTTATTCCTTTAACAACTGCTGCTTTCTTTGAATCTACATCTAATAGTCATGCTATTATCACTGAAAATCTAAAAAAGGCTTGGGGATACAATTTAAAATTAAAATCATCCTACGCTAATGTTCAAGCTTTTAAAGATAGTAGTAGAGTTACAACTGATATAAATAAACCTGGAGTATTCACTTTCTGGGATAATATTAAACGTAAGTTTATTGATAATACTGCTGAGAGTTTAGATAAAAACATTGAGAATTACTTAAAATCAGAAGCTGAGGCAACCTCTTCTGAGTTACTCCGTTTTAAAGATTGGATGATTGCCTCTATTGCTGGGAAAAAACAACTTATAGACTTCAAAAGAAGAAGTGAGATAGGTAATATTCATATGGTAAGAGCTTTTGAAAAATATACTAAAGGAGGATGGACTTTAGTTGCAGATGATGCAGATCTAGATAGTTTAGGACTTTTAATGTTTGTAAATGAATCTAATAAGTCCGTAGAATTTGTATCTTATACAGTAAATGCTTTAAATAAAAAGGTTAAACTTCCAATTGGTTCTACTATAGTAGGAAACTTTATTTCTGATGGTAAAGGACTTGAATTACCTGATTTATTACCAGCTACAAATGGCAACATAGAATTATTAAAGACTTATTTCTATATTAATGAAAATGCAGAAAAATTAAAAGATTTTACTGTAGGTAGAGTTATGGCTTATAATCCAATTAATTCTGAATTTGTAGTATATAACAATGATGTGCTTAAAACTAATTTTGGATATTTAATCTCTAGATTAGAAGGTAAAAATACAACTTTAGAAGTAAATACTACTGATAAATTATTAGCTCTTCATAATCAATTTGTTGAAATTATAACTGAACCTTCTACTTCACAATCAGAAAAAGATTTAGTGAATAAATACTTAACCACTTTAAATGATTACCAGAACACTGGCCGTATGGAGAGTCTTAAAATTATACAAAAAGATTTACATATGTTATTGAACAAATATGGTCAACATAAAGTAAATAGTTTTATGTTATTTGAGGAAAAACTCTATGGTATGATCAGTGAGGCTATTGTAGCAGAAGCTGACTTAAGAATTTCTACCTCAGAAAAAGATATTCCTAAATATAGTGCAAATGGTACTATGCTTTCTAATCCTGGAAGTATTGGCTCTCGTAATTTACGTGTATTTGTGGATGTAATTAAGTTATCTATGCATAAAATACGTAGAAGACAAACTGAATTCAAAGCAACTAACGTTGAGATCTTTGATAAGTATCTAACTTCTAAAGGAAAAACTAATTTACGTAGAGCTACTGTTGGAGACAACATTAGGGCTTATGATTCTTTGTTTGAGGGAAATTCTCCTAATAAAGAACTTATTTTAAAGAATCCATATGATAAAAATACTCCACTAAATAATGAGGAAAGAGAATTTTTAAAGTATTTCTTAAAAGAAATTAATTTTAGAAGATTTAACACTCAATCTCTTGATTCTGAAACAGCTCAAGACATGATTTCAAGTAAGGAATGGTTTAAATTGCCTTTATTAAGAGCATCTAGTTCTTCAAAAGCTTCTAATATGAGTCTTAAAGGATTAAGAGATGCTACTACAGAAAATTGGAATAGTTTCTTAAATACTAATCACTTATTTGATGAGAAAGATGAACAAGCTGTAAAAAACAGAAGTGAGGATATGTTTACTATGTTTAATGAGTTTAATTTTCATGCACATCCTGATGCTCGTATGAAATTGATCGAGCAGCAGAGTCCTAATGCATTTGAAACTAATTTAGAGAGAGTTTTAGACAATTTTGTATTTTCCGCTATTAGAAAAGAAGAATATGATGACATGTTACCTATTGCTAATGCTGTACGTACTACTATCGCTTATAATGGATTTGGAGTAAACATTCCAGTTCCTAATGCCTTAGAATTTATGGATAAGTACTCACAAGCAGCTGTTTTCAATGAAAAATCTATACCACCTGAATTAAGAGGAGTATACAAAGGGATTAGTATAATTAAGGATATTACTAGTAAAATGAACTTAGGTATTAACCCATTAAGTGGTTTTGTTAATACTTTACAGGGTTTATGGGGTAATGTGTCTAGAATTACTGCTGGTAAGTACCCAAACATGTTCGGAAAAGAAGATTATTTTTGGGCTTTGAATCATTTTTGCAAAGATTCCTCTGAATCTATGACTAAATTGACTGTTTTGGAGAATTTAAACATGATTTATGGTATCAATAATATGGATATTAATATCCTCTCAGAGGTCATGTCAAAGAATAATAGTGGTCTTTTAAACTTCAAATCCAAGTATTTATACTGGATGGCGTATGCTCCTGACTATTTTAATCGTATGACTCTTTTTATTGCTCAAATGCATAAAGATGGTTGTTTTGAAGCTCATAAGATGGTTGGAAACCAAATGGTATATGATTGGACACTTGATAAAAGATTCTCTGAGTATGCTAAAGGAAACACTTCACACCCAGACTATAATAATCAATTCTCTTTATATATGGCTGTTTTAGCTGATTTTAATAAAGAAGGGTATGCCTTAACAAAAGGACAAGCACTACCTTATGCTTATACTGGAGCGCAAAGAGAGAGTATGAAAATGTTCTCTGATAGTATTCATGGTTACTATGACCATGAAAGTAAAACACTTGCAAATAATACTATTTTAGGGGTTTTATTCTTTCAGTTTAAGACCTGGATTACTGCTAAAAAAGATCAATGGGCTCTTCATCCTGATACATATGCTATTGGGGATTATGGACCACTTGTCTTAGATGGGGTAAAGCAATTTATAGATAAAGATGGAAATCAGACTACTGAAGATACTGGTATGCCTATGATGAAAATGCAAGGCTCTTTTCAAGAGGGTATATTATATTCATTAAAAGGTATGGCTCAAGATTTTCAAGAAGCTAAATGGGATATTGGTAAATTATGGGAAATGACGAAAGAACATCCTGAGAGAATGTCTAATATGAAATTAATGCTTTTTGATTTAGGAGTAGTTATAGCTATGGCAATTACAACAGGTCTTATTGATTGGGATCAACTAAAAAAAGATGACACTTATGCTTATACTATGTATAGAGCCATTATCAGATCTAGTTCAGATTTAAATGTTTTAAATAACGTTACCACTGTATTAGATATGAAAAAGTCACCATTTATGTCGTTTAACTATATGGGAGATTTAATTTATGGGATGGGACCTGTATTAACAGGTGATCAAGATTTCTCTAAATATCTCTTCACAAATACTGGTCTTTTGAGGCCGTTTACACCGCTGCTTGCAACAAAGTAAAAAAATAGCCCCTTAGAAATTTCTTTCTAAGGGGCTTTTAATTTTATGAGGAAAACATTTTAAAATATTCAGTGATTGAGGTACCTAAAGCATCTACAAAACCTTTTTTAGCTCGATCTGAATGTTTAGTACCATCAAACCAATCTTTTACTGTACCTGTGCCAAGTAAATGAGCTGCAGCAGCCATTCCATTCTCTGTAATTGGTATTCCTTTGAAACTAGTGCCTATATACTTCAAGTAAGGGGTCAACTTTTTAAGATTAATAGTTTTATAATTCAAAGCAGCATTATGTTGTGCATTTAAATCTGTATCATAATCTTGAGCAAGAATACCCACAGTTTTTAAACTATCATCATTAAATTGATATAGTCCTCTGTAAGATCCTTGTGTAGCAGTAGGTATTAAAGAGGATTCTCTTAATCCTAATTTATATAAATAGTCTTTATTATACTCAGAAGTAGGTAACTGCTTTATTGATTGTATACTCTGTTGGACAGTTGGATTATTGGTATTAAAAGGGACTTTTTTCTTTACAGGATAAGGAGTTTCTTCAGTAGGTCCATCTATTTCAGTCGATCCACCAGCTATTCCAGGTAATCCTGCCATAAAGTCCATATATTCTTTTAAATAAGGAGAGGGTTCTGGTATAGTAGAATCTATGCTTGTGGGTTTCACACCATTACGATAATTATTGATTTTTTCTTTAGAGGATTGATTAAGTAGGTCCATGTTCTTAGTTTTTGTTCAGACAAAAATACGAAAAAAAAATACCCCACGCAAGACTTTCGTCTCACATGGGGTATAATTATTTTTCAATAGGTTTTCTAAAGGATCTTTTGATTTGATTAGAAAAACTAGGCTTGATTATCTGTCGTTTCTGTTTCCTAGATAATGTCTGGAATTTTTCCATAGTCTCAAGCATTTTTTTGTAATTTTCAGAGCTGTTTTGAACTTCTTCCATTGTAGTAGGAGTACTAAAATCAAACGCTGGATCTCTATCATTGAGATTGTTTTCTTCTGAGTAGTTTATTAGTCTATCTTGCATTTTTTATTAATTAATAAATAACTGCCCATCTTCATCGACTTTTATCGAGCATGCACAATTAATTCCTCGTACACCTTCATCCACTTCAATATCATCAGAAAGCTTACCATTTCCAAATTTAATTTGAACAAAATAAGCAGACCAAAATCCTGGATAAATTCCAGGAGCTATTATTGGATATTTTTCTAAACTTTTAGCCATTATTTGTAAATATGTGCTTTATGAGAAGCTCTAGAATAAGCAACATACTTAATCTTGTTTTTCTCAGCAATGTTAATATTTTTATTGATATTAGGTTCACTTATAAAAGTATTAATATAAGTACTACCTTGTGCTTTATGACAACTTACAGCATAACCGTAATCGATGTCTTTAGTCTTTTTACTACCACTAGTGCAGTCTTGCATAAGAGAATGATTTTCTTTAAAAGGAAAGTATTCTTCTGAGAAGCATTTTCTTCTATTTTTACTTTTTGGTGCAAAATGAAGTGCTTTTTGTAGTAATTCATCATGAGTTCTTAAGTAAGCCCACTCTCCTTTTAATGTAGGTTCTACTATAAAAATCTCATGCACAGTTATTCCACCCACTTCTTGTAATCCAGTAATATATCCTGGAACATTAAATGGACTCATAGCCCACTCAACCTTTTTTACTAGATAATCTTCTGAATTTTTTATAATAGCACCAGTAGCATCTCTTCCAATATTAGAGTAACTCATTAATACATCTCCTATTACTAAGGGAAGAGTTTCCTCTGGAAATCTCATCTGACGTATGATAGTGTTCCATTGCCTTACTGATGCATTGGTCCATGTAAGTAATTTAGCATACAAAGGATTCTCAATATACTCTTTCGAGCAGAATTTTAAGGCAAGTTGTTGTTTAAACTCTTCTAGATTAAACACTTCTAACCCTTCTCCTAATGTATTTAATATAGTTTTAATCTCTACTTCATCAAGACTTTTTGTAGAATCTCTTAGCATATCATTTAATATAAGTAAAGGATTTCCATCATTTTGTCTCTCAATTTTTGTTAAGGAGAATCTGGAGAGTTTTTCAGTAAAAACTTTACTTATCTTTTCTTTTATAGGGGGAATTTGAGCAGAATCTCCAATGAAGATTATCTTAACTCTAGTTCTTTTAGCTATAATCTTCAAATAATCAAAGAGATCATCATTAATCATAGAGGCCTCATCAATGATGAGAATCTCATATAGACTAATTTCATCTCGACCTGTTGGGTCAAATTGTAAATTATTTATATCAAAGTTCTCTACGTTTAAATTAGGAGAAAGGCCAAGGAGAGACTGTAAAGTCCTTCCTTGTTCCCCCGTAAATTTAGAGATCACTTTTAATGCTTTATGAGTAGGTGCTGAAACTACAGCATCTAATTTTAAAGAGTCTAGTAGTTTTTTAATACTACAGCTCTTACCGGTACCAGCAAAACCTTCAAGAACAAACATTTGCTCCTTAGTTTGAAGCCATGCTTTTATTGTTTCTATTGCTTCTATCTGTTGAGGATTCAGAGTTATCAGAATCCCGGATGGAAGAAGTAATTGATCATCAGGTAAATTATTCGTCAGTTTCACGTATACACTTGAATATAGGTAGATTAGGCACTCCTTTTGGTGAGAGATGGAAGAATTTAATAGTAGCCATTTTTCCTATATAATCTTTAATATTTTCAAGATATTCAACTCTTTTAGCCACATTACCTGTGGGTTTAGCTTCAAATGCTATTCCTTTATCAGTAACTAAAGTGAACACCATATCCTCAGGACGAAGTCCTTTAGAACAACCGGTAATTTTAAACTCTGCATCTTGCATGAGTTTTACCTTAATCATACGTTTATCACGCCCACCTATTTTATATGTAGCAGAAGCGTCTCTCCAAATACCTCCTTCATAACCTTCTGAAATCCATTGGTCGTGGAGTTTCATAATAGTATCTATATCTTCAGATTCAATCTTAATGTGTTCAACTATAACTACTTTATCAGTAGTAGGTTGGATTTCTTTAAGAATTTTAAGTCTCTGCTCAAAAGTTAAGTCATCTGCTACAATATCAAAAATCCAATACTGTAAAGCATCATGTCTCTCCGGAATATATTCTCTTTTGCGGGCATGTCCAGAAATTTCATCTAAGAATTTCCCGTGACAATATATTTCACCATCTAGTTGATAATCTGGATACTTGTCAAAGAAAGTCTTAAAACAACCATCTTTAACTATTTCAGTACAAGCAGGATCATAGTCCTTACCTCCTCTGCTTACAGTACCCATAAGTTTTTTAACCATCCTTACTCCGTCAAGTTTACGTGAAAGATAACCTATCTTTCCATTAATTATACGTAGTATTCTAGTTATAATAATTTTTCTAGCCTCATCTTCAGAGACTAATGAATCTATTTTACCTCTAGAATCTAGAGCTAACATAGGTTTTTTATTTCCGTTTCTATCTGTTTTGTGTTCAATAAGGTCAGTAATCTCATCTTTATATCCTTTGTCATAGGCTTTATTTATAAGACTATTAAATTCTAATTCCATTTGAGTTTTAATACATCTACCTGCTTTTCCTATCTTTATTTCTAAAGTAGGTTGAGAGACATCTGTTCCTCCAACTAAACCAGAGGATCTTTTAATTTCATATCCAGGAAATTTATCAATAACTTGAAAAGACACATATCGTGTCTTTCCTTTGCTATCAACATTATACAATGTTTTATCCATTTTTGTGATCTTCTATAAATTTGTCTAATAAAGATAATGCTTTCATTCTATCAGAATAATATCCGGACATTATAGCAGTTTTTAATTCTTCATAAATATCTCTTAAAGTATTTATCGGCAAGGGTTTTATTACCATAGGAATTATTTCTTTATACATAATTCCAGTTTCATCACTTCTCTCTGAGGGTAAACAACATGTATTAGAACATTCCCCTTTATATTCAAAATAACATCCAGCACATCCTTCTAATGGGTCAGGCACAACCATAAGAGTAATACCTTTATAATCAAATGTATCCCCAATTTTATGCTCTTCCATAAATTATAAGATTTCTTGGTATATTATAAGGATTATTTCGTTTGAAATCAGAAGCATCATGTCGTTTTTTAATTTTCAAATATACTTCTTCTTTTACAGTTGTAGGAAATCTAACCATCTTTAAAAGACATTGATCTACTTCAGCATAACTAGAAGCACCTAGTTGATCTAAATCACTATTTGTAATGCCTAGACCATCTGTAGGAGTAGCATCTATACAAGCTCCTAAAGCATAAGCTTCAGCTTGTTTATCTTCTAATTCCAATTGATTTACTAAATACTTAGATAAACCATATACTTCTGTTTTCCAGAGATTTTGAAACATTCCATAGTCACCAACGTCACCATGTAAAGTCCAGAAACCTAATAGATACTCAGTAAAGTTATCTGTGGAGAGAACCATGCCTTTATTATACTGAGCTAGATTGTAAAGATAAATCATTCTCATACGAGCTTTAATGTTACCCATACGTATCTTTTTCTCAAATTCTGATTCTTTTTTTAAAGGATCTATAATAAAAGTATCCATAGTGTGAGATAATTGCTGAAAAGGAAATCCCAGATCCATCTCATGAAATTGAGTACAAAAATGTTTACCTATACCTAAGGCACGATTAATCTCATCTTTGTGATTACTCTGAATCGGAATACTTACTCCAATTAAAGGTATATTTAATTCATCACAAATAGGTTTAGCTAAAACTGCGCATAAAGCAGAATCAATACCTCCTGAAATTCCTAATACTAGAGATTTTAATCCACTATTAGATAAGTAATCCATCAATTCTTTTCTTATGTTATCACACATCAATTCATAATCAGTTTGAATTTCTAATTGATACGTTGTATCTGTTATCATAATTTTAATTCTTTTTTACAGGTTATTATTTCTTCCGAATCACCAGTATTTTTTCCCAGATCATCTGAGATTTTAACTGTATGCTTATCACCAACTTTACTTAATTTAATTACTATATTTAAAGGTTTTATTCCAGTAATATCATTGGTTATATAAGTACCCACACCATAAGTTTTATCCAAGGTGGCATTAGGTCTATAAGAGTCAATTGCATTAATTTTCTCTAAATTTAGAGAATCACTATACATCACTCCTTTAGCTTTTGCAATTTTATTGTCAAGTAAATATTTCAAAACTAAATCAGTATAAATTAATGGATCACCACTATCTTGTCTAAAACCATCTAATTCTCTAGCATCTTTAGGATCTAAATTACTAAAGAAATGTGTAGAAGTATAAGTGTCTGTTAAGACTATATTTAACTTTTTATCATACACAGTTTTCCAAGTTTTCATAGCTTTTTCATTAGCTAAGATATATCCAAATTTAGCACCATGAAACATTATCCATTCATGAGCAGTAGTTCCTTTAATAGGAAGATTATGGATCATTCCAAAATACATATTACTGGTTCCTCTTAAACCATTATTCATTTTTAGAATACTGATAGCTAAGGATTGTGCTAATTTAGAAAATCTTCTACGAGTCCCAAACTCAATAATATGATAGTCTTTTTCAGACATAATCCTTCCTTTTTCGGCAGTACGAGTTTTAAAATCACTTAAACTTGTATTAGGATTTTCAATTTCAAAATATACTTGTGAAATTATAGCCATAAGTGGAACTTCCCAAAGGATAATATTTTTCCAATTTCCTTTAATTTTTATAGATAAATTAGAACCTGATCCTGTAATAATTACATCTTCCGGATTAAATCTATAATTTTTAATAAATTCAAAAAAATCTTCGTCAAATAGAGAACCTAAATCTTTTCTTAAAAAAAGTTCTTCTATTTGAGTTAAACTAATATTTGACATAAGTTTAACTTGTTCTCGAATTTCTGCACATACTTCTGGGGAAAATTCTCTTTTATCTCTATTATGGAATGTATACTCAACCTGTTCTGTAGGATAAGTTTTTAGTACAGCATTCAACATTGTGCATTTGTACAAATCATTGTCTAAAAGACTAGTTATTATTTGGTTCATGATGGTCTCATTATGTATTTATTAGTATTTTCAATCTCAGGCATTTCGAATCCCTGTTCTTTGGCTCTCATCTTTTTATATTCTATAAATCGATTATTATAAAGTTCAGCTAAATCAGTTTGTACTCTTCTAAGTACCTCTAACTCATGTTCGGACCAGTATTTAGCGGCAACTCCTGCTTTAAAAGCAGCGTCATCATTAAATGGAGTTCTAAAATGGCCATAAACTTTAATTAGTCTAAAATACCACCACACTCTTCTTTTATGTCTTTCTGGCCATCCACTCCTTCCTGTATGTTGTACTGTTATGTTACTAAAACTTACTCCAGAAAATATATTTCCTGAACTACTTGCAGTTAGAGTACCTGTTGAGGTAATATTCCCTGAACTACTTGCAGTTAGAGTATCTGTTGAGGTAATACTACCACTCATTGCATTAACTACTATTGCGGGTTGTGTCATATCTAAATTTAAAAAAATAGCGAATCGGTTTCCCAATTCGCTAAAAAACATTAATTAAAATGGTAAGTCATTTGTGACTTCTATTTTTTTTACTTGCATAAACAAGTTTACATTTTTTTGGATGAAATCAATTTGCTGAACTAAAATAGCATTTACCATCTCACGACCTAATGCTCCTCTAGACTCGGTAGAGATTTGCATCATTTGTTTATTAGGTTTTAAAGCCCTACCCTCTGCAATCATAGTACCTTTCACAACATCATACTTATCAGTAGGGTTAGTAATAGACAATCCGATAGAAAGTTCTTTAACTATTCTATCTTCATTCCAACGGGTAATAGTTTGGACTGATTTGCCTTTAATCACATCCCATTTGGTTTTTTGATTAGGCTCTTGGTATTTGACAACCTCCAATACTCCAACTATTACTGCATTATGTTGCACTGCATTACTGTCTGTGATAATAAATTCTTTTACAATTGTTTCATGCGAATCTGAATCTTTTTTCATGATCTTATTTTTTAAATTAACGGGATTGAATCCCCATATTTTTTATTAAGTGCTTTATTTATACCATCCAGAATTACTCTTGTTTCTGGGGTTACTCCGTCTACACTTGTAAGACGAAACATTTTTTTCCATTCATATTTAGAACCACTTACATAAAAATCTGTTCTTATCCCTAGTGGTAAAATTTTGAAGGCTATTTTAGGGGAAACCCCTGCTGCAATCAAACTGAAGTAATTAACTTCTGCTGCTGCACATCCATCATGATATATTAATTCTGCTAAAGAATTTTCTATCATAGTTTCAGGAGTGATGATAGAGATTTCATCTGCCCTAATATCATCTGAGATTGTTTTAACTTCTATATAAGAACTTATTTCTCTACAAACTAATGCATCACTAGTTATTGCAACTATTATGTTATCAGTCTCTCTAGATAATAAATCTATAATTTCAAAATGTGGTGTTATATATTTCACTCTTCATTGGTTTTATAAGTAAAAGTCTTAATATCTGCACTTTGATGAAAACCATTTGCTTGACAAGATGGTTTAAATACTGTAACTTTTATTTCATAACAGTCTTCCACTTCATTGTAAGATAATCTGGTTTCACTACCAATAGTCTCACATTTTACAGTAGTAATAACTCCATGATTTCTAGAACCTACTCTACTTGCAGTTCCTTTACTTCCATACACATCACCAAACATAAAAAGTCCTTTAGGTTTAGCCATTAGCTTTTCTCCCATCGGTACCAGTATGGCCAAAGCCACCCTCGCCTCTTTCTGTTTCAGATAGTTCTACTGATTTTTCCCATTCTATTGACAAGACTTCAGCCCAAACAAGTTGAGCAATTCTATCTCCAGGATTAATTGTAAATGGATCTTTAGAGAGATTTACAAGAATTACTTTGATTTCTCCTCTGTAATCAGCATCTATGGTTCCTGGGCTATTTAAGACCGTTACACCATGTTTAAAAGCTATTCCAGACTTTGGTCTCACTTGTATCTCAGATCCCTTAGGAACCTCTACAAATAGACCTGTAGGAATAGCAGCTCTCTCAAGCATACCTAAAATAATAGGTTCTGTAATATTGGCACTAACGTCCATTCCCGCTGCCCATCTAGTTTCATATCTAGGCAATGCATTATCTGATTTGTTTATAATTTTCATAACGGTTTTTGTATTAATTGTCTATATTGAATCCAACCTTTAAAATTTCCAGACCATAGATGACCTTTTGAGTCTGAATGTGTAAATCCACTTCCTACTCCTAAATTATAATTACTAATTGTGGGAACTTGAGCACAATGTTCAAAAGGACTCATATGCTTATTTTCCAGTAAGTTATCATGCAATTGAATATCTTTATGATAATCTATCTTTCCATCAAAATTATTGTAAGATGTTCTTGCACAACGTGCTGTAGCTACTTTAAGTTTTAATTCATTTTCTAATGAACCATGCCAAATAGTAGTACCAGATGGTATATTTTCTCTAATAAAATCTTTTAAATTAATTCTATCACCAAATGGCATATGCCATTCTCCAAGTTTTAAGGACTTAGGAGTGCTTTCTATCATTGCATCATACATTGCTTCAGCTAAAGCTTGTATATGTATTTCTGCTCCAGAATGACTTAAGTTCCACCATTCCCATTCATTTAATTCATAAGGAAGTGTATGTACTTTTTCTAATTCTTTTCTTGATTTATAAAAAACATCAGGTTCAGTATTTACTGCATATTTTGGACATCTTAATTCAAAGAATCCGCTAAATTCAGTAGCTGTTACCAGTACTTTATGCCATAAAAATGGCTCTAAAAGACGGTTACAAAGTTGTTTTGTTATATTACTTTCACTAAACTGTATTGCTGCTTTCAATGCTGATTCTTTTGCATTTATCCAACCCCAATAAGGACTATTTGGATTTTCTTTTCCTGGTAAATATTCTGTACCTTGCATTCCAGAATGATCTTTTTGCCACGCAATTGGAATAAAAGGATCTTCTATTACAGATGCCACCATTTTATAAAATGGAATAGCTCTAGAAGAAGCACTATTTCTACTAAAAACTCTATGAGTCATTAGTTCCGAATGTATAAATCTCGGATATGTTAAAACATAAGTAGTGATCCTATCTCCCTTTGGGGACATAGAATCACATATTATTTCTGCATTTATTTTGTTCATTAACCACATTTGTTATAACCACAATCCACATCAGAACATTTTACACATCCTTCAATACGAATCATTTTTTTACCACATTCAGGACATTTTTCCTCTAAAATAGCCTCTATTGCATATTTTGCAAGAGTTCTTGTAATAGCTTTACAGAAAGCAGTCACAGAAGTTGGAACTTGTCCAAGTTGATCTATGATAAAGTTTAAATCAATTCCTTGTCTTAAACCTAAAACAGAGATCATTCTTGTTAAAGCCTGCTCTTCATCACTTCCAAAATAATTTGCAATATTTTTTATAGTGACTGATTCAGTCTCTAAGTTATAATTTTTACCTACTTTTACTAAATTACCCTTTTTTACAGCTTTACCTAAAGAAATTTCCATTTCTTTAAAAGCAAAGATTTCATATGGTTTATCTTTAAATAATCCTACAATTACTAACCAATCATCTCCAGAGGCTTTCAAGTGATGTATATCACAAGGAAGTGTTTTAGGACGTTTAGTTGTTATTGTTTGAGGATCACTTTTTTCAACCTTTTTTAACACTGCAGACATAGTACCTGCTCGATAAGTAGTTAAACCTTTAATCGTCCCAGTTTTCCAAGCCTTAATATAAAGACTCTTAAAGTCTTCATAAGGATAGTCATTTGGTAAATTAATAGTCTTACTTAAAGCTGCGTCTACATAACTTGAAACTATGGTCATGATACTTAAATGAGCATCTACATTTAACTGTTCAGTAGTTTTGGCCCACTCAGCTTTTGGATCCCACTCACCAATACTTTTAAGATAATGTACAGCATAATCTTCAACTAAGGATTCTTTTACGTATCCTCCAGTTTGAGACCATTTATAAGTTATTCCGTCTAAAATAGTAGATTTAAATTGTGTATCACCTTCCATTTTAGTACCAAGCCATTTATCATGAGTACCTAAATCTCTTGGTAACACGTCTACACCATGAGTTCTTATATATTCTGTCATAAAGACAGGTTCAAATCCCCCAGATATATTATTAGCTAAAATACCAGTATTTCCTGTTGGTTGTACTGAAGTTAAATGGCTATTTCTTAAGCCATAAAGCTTAATAAGATCCATAGTTTCAGAAGTTAGAGCTTGAGTCCAAAAATCAGATTCTAAGAAATTCTCATAATTCCATAAAGGAAATGGTCCTTTTTCTTTAGCCAATAAAGCAGAGGCTTGATAAATTTGATTAGTTACAAATTCAAAGTACTTCTTAACTAAGAGTTTACTTTCTTCAGATCCATACTCAACTTTTAATATCATTAAAGCAGAACCTAAACCAGTTACACCGATTCCAATTCTTCTCTTATTCTGAATTTCTGTATATTGTTCTGGAAGTGGCATAAATGTCACATCTATTACATTATCTAACAATCGGACAATTGAAGGGATATGTACTTCTAAGGCATCATAGTTCCAATCTTTCCTATCATCACTGATAAATTGAGTAGCATTAATACTACCTAATAAACAAGCTCCTCCAATTGGAAGTGGCTGTTCTCCACAAGGATTAGTAGCATTTATAGTTTCGATAACTTTTAGATTATTCATACCATTTACGGTATCAATAAACAAACAACCTGGTTCTGCTCTATTATAAGTAGAGGTCATTATTAAATTATACAATTCTCTAGCTGGTATAGTCTTATAAACTATAATTTTTCCACCTAGTTTTTGCCATCCTTCAATATCACCATCCCAAGATTTTTTATAAAGAGGTTTATCTGCCTCAATATCAGGAAATATTAATTGCCAATCTTCATCGGCAAGTACAGCTTCCATAAACTTATCTGTTAATAGCACTGACATATTGAATTTAGTCAATCTACCTTCAGTTTGTTTCGCTGTTATAAATTCTAGAATATCAGGATGCCACACATAAGCTGTAACCATTTGAGCTCCTTTTCTATTCTTTTTCTTACCTTCTGTATTTTCTAATCCACTTCCTGAAGTTATAACTCTAGATTGTGTATCCCACATATCTAATTGAGCTACACTACCTGGAGTAGAACTTCCAATTCCTTTAATCATAGCTCCTCTTGGTCTCATTACTGAGCAACAGAATCCATAACCTCCCTCGGATTTTAAAATAAGAGCCTGTCTCCTAAGTTCGGCCATGATGCCTTCCATAGAATCTTGGTCTTCTCCTCTAAATCCAGAGACAAAACAATTAATATAACTTGTTGATTGATAATCGGTACCAGCATTAGAAAGTATTCTACCTCCTGGGACGAATTTAAAATTTTCTAAGGCTGAGTAAAAATCTTTTTTATACTTACCTGAATCGGCCTCAGCCTCGGATAACTTTTCAGCTACCCGAAGCCACATGCCTTCAATTGATTCTTCTTTATACTGGTAAGTAGTCTTAAATATTTCTTCTGACAGCTTATTCAACATCTACTCCTGGTTCTACTGGTTTTGGTATTTCTGGAACAACAATAGCTTCGATAGCTTCCTGCAGTTTTCTCATATAAGAGGCATCAGCAGCCAAATAAGCCTGTTTAATGTCATCATATAAGCTAGAGGTAATATCTATGTCTAATTTATATTCCAAGCCTGAAAAACCACTTAAAATAGCAGCTTTAAAGGTATCTTTAGTATCTATATTTTCTTTTGTGAAACATAAAATATAAGAGTAGGAGTTAATCTCCTTGTCAAATATAAATGCTTTTAATTTTTCTACATTCTCGTTGATTGAGATCTGAACTTTTCCACCTTTAGCAGGATCTAAGTTGTTATCTAAAAATACGAGAATTTGATTAAACATCATAAAATTGAATTAATTAACAGAGTTCTCTCTGCTGGGTTAATAATTTCTTTTTTGTCGTCTGTTATAATTTGTGTGAAAGCATTGTACACATTAAACATAGACACTTCTTTTGTTAGAGGAACATAATATTTAGAATCTTCATTAATAAAAACACTCTTATATGCCTGGATTGCTATATCCGGGGATAATTTTACAGAATGTATGCTATTAACATGTTCTTTACGTAAACAATTGTCTACCCACTTTCCTAAATAATTAAGCACTTCTCCTCGATCTAAAAATGTTTCCTTCAACGTTTTGATTTCGTTGTCAAAGTTACTTTCCATTTCTAGTAATTCTTTTATATTGTACTTCATGACAGTTTCTGGAAGTAACTCCTGTACCGTGATCCATTTCGGATCAAATACACTTAAGTTCATACAAGCACTGTTTAAGTACCCTCTATATATTTTATATAAAGGTTTTCTCACGTCTAAAGCATAGATAAATCCTATAACTTCTTGATGATCTTCCACTGAATTTTCTTCTGGTAACAATGCTTGAATCCACACCTTATTATAGGTAATGTCTTTAACAGCTTGCTCAGTAGTTAATTGAGATGGTAATATAGCATTTATAATGAAATTGTCTGTAAAATCAGACATTTTTTCAATAAAGGGGTTTACATATTTTTCGGTAGAGAAGTATTCTTTTCCTTTAATAGTAGTTGCTTTACCCTTAATTAGATTTTCTAATTGTAAAATCATGGTCTTGTCCTCCCAAAAGTATTGTTGGCTTTTATTATATAGCCCTCATTACTTAATTCATCACGTACATTTAAAAACTTAGGAGCTAATCTTAAAATAGGATCCCCAGTGATGTAATGTTGTAGTAAATTTATAACTTTAATAGAATCAGCTTCTCCCCATTTAGCTCTAGTTTCATCAAAATCTTTGAATAAAATAACAACTTTAGGTTCTATCCCTTGAGCCCTCCAACCTACTATATAAGAATTTAATCTTATCTCAGCTTTTGAGGCATTTTTAGACAGTTTTTCATGACTGATTACTCGATCAATTGTCCCTTTACCTACATATAAAGGAGCATGATAAAAAGTTTTCCCTGCAAAAGTCCAGGTAACTTCGTAATCTGGGTATAAGAACATGTAAGTGACCCAGTTAGGTGTTTCACTCATACTATCTTTATACTTATCCAGATGATCGCCAATATCTTTCAGATTAAATACAGCAGGTATCATATTCATGAAATCTGTTTTCTTTAACTGTAAATCATCTTTAGTTTCGCGATATTCTAATTTTTTGGTGGTTAAATCTCTTAATTCTAAAAGGTTACCATCATACTTATCTTTAGCGTTAAATTTGTCTTTAGTAGACTGAATTATCATATTATGCTTCTGGTACTACCACTTCTTCTACTCCAAAGAAAATGTATCTTCCTGGAATTATTTGAGGTGTCTGAATTTTTACTACTGCTGCTGAAGCAGTTCCTGCCGTCATTGTTTTACTGACATTGATGAGGATATCTGTGTTTAAAGTAACAGCTAATTCCTTAGCTTGTTTAATAACTTCTGCTTTCTTATCAGCAATTATAAAAGATGGGATGATGGGTAGTTCTGTTTTCACATCAACAAATTGATATACAGTTTTCCATTTACGAGTTCCAACTCCTACTATGTTTTCAGACTTAACTGGTTTAGTAGGTTCAGTTACCTTATATTTTTGGATGATAACAAACGCACCTAGTCCGTTTTCTAATTGTGTTTTTTCTTTCAGCAAAAGTGCTGCAAATCCATCGATAGAATCGTCTATTTGTGGTTGTCCAGCTTTATTCCAAGCCTTAGTGGCATCTACCGCTAATTCAAAGTTTGCTTGATCATTGAAGGTCTCGTCTAAAAAAGTACCTTCTGCATGTATTATTTTGATTGTTTGCATTTTATTTAAAATGGTAAAAAATTGTTTGTAACTTCTCTAATTTTTAGTACTTTATCTTTAATTTCTTTTAATCCTAAATCAGAGAATGGTTCTTGTTGACCTGAAAGAAGTGATTCACAATAAAAGGAAACTTTTATTAAAAATTCTTCTAATCCTTGGCCCACATCATCATCTTTTATAAGTTTCTCTATCACATCTATTACTTTTACAGAAGAATCTCCTTTACGAAGATCTTGAGTAATATTACAAAGTAGTATTATGAGAGTAATTCTTTCTGTGTTTTTTATGCCAAAATCTAAGGCCCAGAATTCTTGAAATTCTTTTAGCTTTAAATTATAAGCAACTTTATCTTTTATTTTCATGGTATCATAACTGAATCGATTCCCTCTAATTCAGGAATTTTATAAAATGTATTTTTTGTATGATATGCAACCCGTTTCACTAGGTCATTGTATTCCTTCATTCCTTTTTGTAAGGAATGTTGTCCAATTCTAAAAACTTGACAACGAAATGGATAAATAGTCTCCACAGCTACAATATTAATTTGTAAATTCCATTCTCTTTCTCCATAAACTTTATTACAGTATGCTACTAACATAGCCATATAAAAGGCTAATTGCCTATTATAGTGATATTTTTGATAACTACCTTCAATAAAAATTTGTTCACCCTCTTTATATTTATCTTCTTGCCATCTGCCTGGAAAAGATTGAATGGGACTTCCGGTTGATTTTAAGTCATTCATAATAATAGTATTGGTGTCTAAATCAATACTCCAATTATCAATCTTACCTTTAATGGGCATCACAATTTCTTCTTTTTCAAGACCATTAGTGAATCTAGCAATAATATCCATAAGAATTACATCTTCATCAAAAGAGATGACGTTCTCTGAAGTTTCTGGATATAGTAGAGCGAAAGCATGAGGATTTGCTTTTACGGACCCTACACATTTTAAACATTTATCTCTTTGATCTGCTGTAAGTACAACCATTCCTGGTTTACTATCCTCTTTAAGAAAATCAAGATAGGCAGCGCCTTTTTCTTTAAGTGCCTTTAACCTAGCCTCTGTAAGACATGTACTGTAATAATCATGCGTTTTGCATGCTACAGTTAGGGCATCATCATAAGTTAAGGGATTTGACTCTCTTGTGCTTAATGTGTATGCTGTCTTGATAAGTAAGGACACCTTGCCACCTGGTTTTTCAAACTCTGAGAGATAATTTTTATCTTTCTCTAAGAGCAGAGCATGAATTGCTGATCCAAGTTCAAGTGCATTTGATTCAGAACTTTTTTGTTCTCTAAAGAATTTTTGAGGACTTCCACCTTGATCTGGATTAATAAGAGCTAGTTTACTATTACTTATTGCTTCCAAAGCAAAATATTCAGGATCTTCCATTTTAATTCTTTCAACACTTTCTAGTACTGGGATTAATTCTATGTCTTCGAACATTTTTATACTTCTAGGTAAGTTGTATAAAATGCCATTACTTCTTTAAAATTAGGAGTAACAAGGAAGAAACCATCAACTGGTTCTATATCTAAAAATGAATTTTCAATAGTAGTTTCACATAGATAATTTTCAATCTCATCTTCTTCTATTCCAAGTGAAGTAAGTAAATCTTCTACGAATTCAGAGATATCTTCATTTTCATTAATGTAATCAAACACATCAATTTCTTCAATTTCTAGATCTCCCATATCAATTAAGATACCTTTGATCATTTCATCTAGATCCTGACAATCACATGTTTCTACATAAAATTCTTCGTCTTCAACGAAAATTTCTTTTACTTTTTGCTGTTCTAAACTTAAAACAGCCTGTTCCAATAAATTCTTCATATAAAATATATATAAAAAGGCCGGTATTATCCGGCCTTTTATTGTTTAGAGAGCTAAAAGCTCAGCTTGTTTATCTTGTTGTTTCTTGATCTTTGCTTCAGAAAGAGAAATTGCTTCACTACGAAGTTTTTCCCATTCTTTAGTTGTATGAGCATCGTATTCAGATTCTCTGTAAAGATTCTTGTTTGGTGCAAATACTGCAGAGTGTACAAAGTACTCTCTAACTTTTAAAGCATCGAAATTACCACCTCTATAGAAAGAAGCAATATTAGCAGGATCAACGAAACAGTTCATCAAAAGACGATCTGGTGCATCATATGCTTTAATGTAAGAAAGACCACCAATCCAAAGACCAGCAGACATGCTATCATTATTAGTATTTACTTCATTCCAATCTAAAGTATGGATCGCTCCAACTACGATACGATGTGCTTTCTCACCACCATTGATGGAAACTGGATCACATCCTTGTCCCATGATAGGTGGCTCAAGTGCATAATCTTCAGCATAATCAGGTAATGTAATAGAAACTTTACCAGATTCTTCATCGTACACCTTAGTATAACGATCAACTCTTTCACCAGTTTCTTTATTAAACTTAGTAAAGATAACTCTACCATATTTATAGGTAGAAATTAAACCAGTTTTAGTAAGAGACACATCACGGAAAGTAGAACGTTCTGTAGCAACTTCAGAGGACAAGCCATCTTCAGTCATAAGACGTTCTTTTTCTTTATGGTCTACTACAGTAGTAGTTAGATAAGAAGCAAATCTCTCTGCTTTATCCTTAGTAAAATAAGGATTTCTTAAGAATCTTGTCCAAGCATAAACTACTGGCATGTAGTCAATTTTCTTTTCAATACTCTCGATGATCCAGTCAACCAAGATCTTAGGTACTGGAATAGAAGAGACTACTCCTCTACTTTTTAGGTAATAACGATTTGTTTTACTGTTAAAAACCAACTCTTTACAAGCAGTTGTTACAATTTCAGACACAGTTGTCTGTACCAATGGTAATGTAGCAGCTAAAACAGCTTGAGCTTCTTCCATGGTTTCAGCAGCTTCAAATGCAGTTTCCTGTACTTTAAGAGCAGCATATAATTCATCTGTGAAAAGTACATTGTACTTTGTTTCACCAATAATTCCTGAGAGTCTATCTCCCAATTTGTTAATCAATAATTTCATTCTTTGTTTTTAAATTTAACAACATAAATCAGGGTAATCCTTTTCAAGTCTATCCCTTTTAATTTCAATAATTTCTTTAATCTCCATAGCTAATGCTGGAGTAATTTTTGAAGAATAGTCATTTAAACAACTAATCTCCGAGAACAACACTCCAAATACGGAGTCAAAGTCAAGAACCCATTCTAATTTATCTAGAATAGTTTTTTCGAAAACTTCCACATGAATGTAGTCATCATCTCCAAACTTTTCAATACATAATTTAGTGGCTTCTTCTAATCCTTCATTCAAGATAGAAGTTTGTACACTAATGCTATTATCAAGGAAAGTCTTCCAGGCAGCAGGTAAAACACCGAATGTCTTATCCCACCCATATACTTTGTTGAAGTCATTAATATACTTAGTAATTTCCTCATAAGTAGTTTTTAAAGTAACACTATGTTCCTCTAATTTAGTAAAATATTTATTTCTACCATTAATCTTATGAGATATCATTCTTGCAGTAAAGATTTTCTTTAATTCAGGACACAAAGTTTTACCTTCGGCTCCAAATAAATATTTCTCCACATGTGTATAGGATCTAAAATGTTTTTCAATCTGTTTAGAGATTATACATACTCTAGGGTTTCCTTTAAATGGCGTAGAAGCGTCATCAGTAAATCTTTTATCTTCCCTACTAATAACATATAAGAAATGTAGTAGAGGTAAATCTTCTTTAGTCCCATAGACTATAGTATCTGTGCAATCTTGTAAATCTGAGAGTTTCATTTCAGTTTTTGATGAAATTAATTGGGTATCCCCTTCAATTCTGGGATACTGTATTAGAATTTTTCCGTTGAGTTTTCTAAGTTTATTATAGTCTATTTTTTCAGCAGGGACTGTTAAGTCCACTATGTCTTCAGAAACAACTTCTTCATCATCGGGATCAGCGTCTGCTTTAAAACCAGCAGGGACTACTATGTTTTCATATAAAGGAAGATTCTGATCTAAAATAACAGATAAGAAATATAAACCATTTGTATAGCTTTTAATTCTTTCTTTTAATTTATCTTTATCCTCAACTATACTTAGTAGTTTCATTAATGGAACTTGATCTACAGCTTCTTCATAAGTAATGGTCTTTTCCATGAAATCTTTAACGATTTTTTTGTACTCATCTCCACTTCCTTTAGATGCTTTTATAATCAAATTGATCTTATCATCTTTACAGATATATGCAGATTTAAGTACTTCAGAATGACCTGTTTGTACATAAACCTTAGCTAATTGTAATATATTAGAGGTATTAACGTCTTCATATTTCAATTTATTTACATAGTCTCTTTTAACTGAGCTATATTCTCTAACTTTTTTAAGAGACTTAGTTTCAATATAAGAAGAATTTATCATAGCTGATAAAGTCTGACTATATTTAATCTTAGTGTCCTTATATTTAAGAGATAAAGAACTAAAACCAGTAAGACTGGCAAGATTCGAGAGAATCTTAAGTTCCTTAGAAGCTCCATTATTCATGGTATTGATAGCTGCACAATTTTGTGCCCAATCTATAAAACCTAACTTAGATAAAGTATCATTTATCAGTTTTTCAGAGGTTTTAGCAAGATTATCATATTTCATGAGAATACCTTCTTTTGTCTTAGTATCCCACACACAAGATTCTCTAGACGGAGTAACAGTGATGTCCTCCATGTTTACTTTCAAACCTAAAGAACCATATTTTTGATCTAATTCTAATTCCTGGAAATCAATAAAACCATAACATACACCACCAATGATAAGATGGGGACGTGAATAGTAATGTTGCTCTGCAAGAATATAGTCTTCTGTTTCTTGTAAGATTGTAGCTTGAAAATTAATATCTTCTACCCAATCGGTATGTTTTACTACAAATTTAAGTGGATTCTTAAAGTATAGTAGTTGAGACTTTACAGCATCAATATAGTCTCGTTTTTGATGTTTTTTAACATCCCAAGAAATTTCAACAAAATTCTTTGCCTCAGTTTTCTTGTAATAAACCACATATCCATTACTAAATGTGATAGAATCATTTAAGGTTCCATCTAAGTTCCATTTAGAATAACAATTATCAATCTTATCTTTGTAGATAAGAAAGTGGAATTCTTTACCGTTATGTGCGGTTTTTAAAGTGTAATAATCAACTCCCGTAGCAAGAGGTGATTTACAACCTAACCCAAAGGTTCCTAATGTTTTAGTACTTAATCTTTTAGTACTGTATGATATTTTAAAATATCCTTCTAGTCTTTTTCCTCCAAGACCTACGCCATTATCTTTAATAATGACTTTATCTCTAAGTTCTGAACCACCAGTTTCTACATAAGTCATGTAGACATTATCATCATTTGAAAGATACTTTGCATCATAGTAATCTTTATCAAATCTACTATCCCTATAAATATCTCCTTCTCTTTCTACATAGAATTCACCCATTCTTTCTGGGTGAGCAAGGAGTATTTTAGCAATGTTTCTTTCCGTGATTGAATCAATTGCATTACTACAACTTTCCCTCATAGAACTCTTTACGGGAAACTGATAGATATAAATCTGCACTGTATCCAATAACAGTGATATTCCGGCTTCATCTATTTCCTTTCGGTAACCAGATGACCCTTCAGTTATTTCTTGATTTAATACTGACATTCTTTATTTTTAATCTTAATTCTTATTCTTATCTTATTTTTTCTATTAAGTCCATAGGCACTTCTTTAACAGGAGCTTTTCTCATAGTTTCTATTATATCTAAAGTAGATATTGTATACTTTTGTAAATCACATACAGAATAATCCATATTATTATAACTTCTATAATTTATTCTAAATAAACAAAGTACTCCTCCTCTTTCTACTAAAATATATTCTATTCTCCCATCAGTACCTTTTGAGGAATTAATTATTTGCTCGGGTCTACAATTACCATATAAAAACATTAAAATCCATCTAAATTAAATAGTCTTCTTGCTCCTACGTCAAATTGCTTATTAGCAGGGGTATCCATTAAATAACCAGTAATTCCAATACTTTCAGCCTCAATCATATTGTCTAGTTTATCATCAATTAAGATGTTTGCACCAGATTTCTTTAAAGATTCTTTCTTTGATTCTCCCCATGGAACCACATAAATAGGTCTACAAGGTAAATTATTTTTCTCTAAAGATTCTTTAATCCATTCGATTGGAATGGAACGAGCTGTGATATAACAATGAGGAACAAATTTAGGAAAATGCTTTACCGGCAAGTTAACCCAAAAATCTTTATCACTCTCTAATTCTTTAAGTTGTGCTGATGTAGCATAACTAAAATCCCACCACATTATGCTCTCTTTGATGCCATATCTTTCTGCAAATGCAGGACTCCAATCAAAAATGCAATCATCTAAATCAAGGGCAACCTTTTTATTGTATTTTTCCCATGCTTTAGGCCTATTATCCAACTCAGGATGAGTTTTATAATATTCTTTGATGAATGCGGCATTTGTAAGTACATGATCTATATGTAATAAACCACTTTCTTTGTCAAAATCTTCTCCTCCTCTGAATGCTTCAAAATGTCTAAATAGACTTGCTGCAACAGATTCCCAGGATAATCCTTTTTCCCAATTTCTTACTCCTCCTTCTGCACTATATTTAGCATCACCATAAGTTAAAACTTCTGCTAATCCTTTTAAAGCGGAGGTCGGTATTAAATCATACCGTAATTTGTTTTTATTAAAGCGTAATGCTTTAGGTTTTTCTTCCATTATTTCTTTTTTAATCTGCCCCAGATAACTACATCACACGGATAGTAATTAGCTGATACTCTTTTACGACAATCTTTAAATTGCCATTTATCCCAAGTCTTTGACTTAAATTTATGGAAAGTGGTTAATGTAAACATACAAATATCACTAGGCAATCCAATACGAGGTACTCCTCGTGTAGTTTCATCTGAACTTTGTAATACAATCCAAACTTCTTCCTTATCTTCTGGTAATTTTACAAAAGGATTATAAAATTCCATAGTAATAAGATCCATTTTTACAGTTGTATCTATCATAATTTTATTTCTTTTTTAATCTACCCCAACATTTAATATCGGCTTTTCTATAATCCTTATAACCATATTCTCCAATTTCTGCAAATCTGGGAGGAGTTTTTTTGTAAATATGTGCTTTACATACTGTAATTTCTTCTTGAAATCTAGGATAACGAGAAGAAGCTCCTTCTTTAATTACCATGATTACTTGTTCTTGATTTTCTGGGAGTTCTTCATTAATATCAAAAAATTCCATTTCAACTCCATCAAATATTTTCATGGTTTAAGTCTCCCCCAACAGACTATGTCATCGGCTATGTGTTGCTCATGACGACTTCCAGTTGCATCAAAGAATACTATTCTCTCTTTTTTATAAATTTTAGTTCTACAAACTCTTAAAAGAGAAAATGGATTATTTCCAATTGTATAGATATGCCCTCTAACACCTGTCCAAGTTTTTGCAGGAGATTCTTGTTTTAAAACCAATAAAACAAACTCACCCTGATTAGGATGATCAGTTTTAATATCAAACATTTCTATATTTACTGTGGGAAATATTATCATTTCTTCAACTTTATATTAAAGTGCTTCATGAATGCAGAGGCAACTGCATTTCTCCCAAACGCATCATTAGCTGTCATTTTGCTAATAGTTCTCTTATCAGTGCCATAAGTAAGAATCGTTAATTCTTCTTGACTTAATTCAAAAGTATCTCCAAAAAATTCTTCTATAGAAGGCCCTTTGAAGTTCTTTATTTCCTCTATTTGAGCTTTTACATAATCTTCAGCACTTGTAATTTCTTTATTCTTTGCCATCTTGTTTTAAAATTAATTTAACAGTTTGATCGACTTGTAAATGATTTTTAGGCATGTATAATGTATAATCTAATTGTTTTTGATTTAAATATCTTTTAAATAATTTAAATCTCATATTAAACACATCAGTTTGTACCCCTTTTGTTTCTATAATCCAATCTTTTCCTACAAAATCTGGAGTATATTTTATGCTTTGTAAATTTTGTGACTTGGGTCTTAACAAATTTCCCATTCGTTTATCTGCTTCATATGAAACATTTTCACTCTTAAAACCCTCTATTAATACGTAGGTTGTGGGTTCATATTTAAAGTCTATCTCAGCTTTTTGTAAAGCTTTGTAACAATACACTTCTAAACTACTTTGAAATTTAACTCCATCATACTCAGATTTTACTGATCTAGCTTTACGTGGAACCTTTACTTTAGGCACTTTAATTACCTTAGGTTTTGGATCCTTTTTAATTCTTACTTTCTTCATTATCAAAATTTAGATAATGCAGTTGTCCCCAATAAGCTACTTTGTCTATTGGTATTTTAACTACAGTCTTCTTGCCTGAATATACAAAATAAGGTGGACCACTTCTGTATTTTTTTAAGTAACCACTAAATATCCTACCATAATCTAAGAAGTTTTGAGTTTTTTTATCTAAGACCACAAAGGACTCATATGTTATAAACACAATTTGTCCATTAGGTCTAGGTAACATTTCCGAAGTCTTATAAAAATCTAAATTTAAGTTTTTTTTTATTTCTGATAAATCTAATTTATCCATTCTTTTCTAATTTTGTATGTTTAGTTTCCCAAACATCGTGTTTTTTATAGTGGTAGTCTAACTTTCCACTTTGTATCATTGCATCTAAATTATCTAAAAATAACTTAGTTTTCTCTCTTCCATGTTTCTTATGAAAATCAGAAATATCTTTTGATTTATAATTACTTGGAATCCAATAGAATAATGCCTTATACATTTTTCTAAGAGTGCTCATAGCCTTCATACCAGCTCTATCTGGATCATACCAAAAAACCACATGTGTAAATCTTTTTTGTAAAGCTTCTACTTGTTCTTTTTTTAAATATGAATTTTCAGATTGTGCTGAGATTGCATAAAATCCTAATCCTCTTAAAGTTAAAATATCTTTCATAGATTTAGTAACTATCACTAATTCTCCTTTTTTAGGTAATAAGTGAAGTCCCTGTAATTTAGAAGTATTTAATAAAAATCTGTATTTTATCTTAGATGGAAAATAAATCTTCCACAATTCTCTATTATCTTCATGCCCTAAAAAATATCCATAAATTGGACATTTATCAGTAGAAAAATAAGAGGGGATATTGTTAAGAAATACACTTTTTATAGAATAAACTCTTCCTTCTTTTAGTAACTCTTTTGTTACACCAAAACTATTCCACCATTCAAGTTCTTTTTCACTAAAATCTTTTACCTCAACTTTGATATCACAAGGTTCCTTATTATCAATAATTTCTCCTGTATAAACACACCTTGGATCACTTTTGGCAACATCTGGTATATCACATATTCTGAAATCATTAGCAATTATTTGTAAAGCTTTGTGATAAGTGCATTTATTTAAATACATTACCACATCGATAAAATTGAAATTAGTACCACTTCCAAAATCTTTATAACGTAAACCTGCCTTATCACTTCTATAGAAGCTACAAGTTTCTCTGTGATCTACTCTTAGAGTAGATTTAAATAATTTTTTGGTGACTGGAACTCCCAGATAAAAACTCATGTATTGTTCTTCTGGGTATTTCTTCAGTAAAAGTTCTTTGGTTATTTCTGGTTGTATTAAAAACATTTTTTTGATTTTTTGCACAAAATAGAACATTGTTTAATAAACAATCTTCACAATGATCATTTGGGTAGTACATTTTAAAATAAAGGGGGTTTCCCCCCTTTTATTATAAATCCGTTAAACTGTCCATTTTTAAATTACTGGGTGAACTTTTAGGAACATCCAGTCCTTCTAATTCAGCAACAGGTTGTCTAGGCATACTTGTTGGAGTTGCTTGAACAAAATTAGCAATTCTCTTCATCTCCTTATCGGTAAAACCTAAATTTGTACCAACATAAGTAGATGTTCTATAAACTACTTTTTCCTTATTAATTGCTAATGGGAAGCCAGGAAATTTAGCTGCACCATTCTTGTCTTTATCTAACTTGATTTGGATCTTAGCTCCTACGAAGTCTTTGGTAGAATCTACGAAAATGTTTCTCATATCTTCCCAACTCTTAATAGTTAAAACTTTAGTTCCATCTGTGATTTCTTTGTATAATACAGGATTAACTGCAGCAATAAGCTGTTTGAAATAGTCTTGAATTACCTCAGCGTTAGAAGGATTTTCTCCAAATTGGGAAGTAGTCCTTTTATAACCTTCTGGTTTTGGCTCAAAAATAGTATCTCTAAATTGTCCATGTTCGTTCTCGAACTTCACAACTATTACTTTAAATTCACCATTTTTATAATCTGCTTTTTCAACTCCTTTAAATTCAACATCATGAATCTTAAAGCCCTCTAATAGGGGTTTGCTTGTGCTTACATTTACACTGTTATCAATACTAAATCCGTTCATTCTTACTTAATTATAAATTTTCCTATATTCAACTCTAAATCATCCCCTATATTAGTAGAATGTTCTAAAGTCTCTAGTGTTACTGCAGGTACAGATCCTTTAACTAATGACTGTCCTATTAATTTTACGCTGCCGTCTCCCATGTCTTTTACATCGAATATTTCCCCGTGTTTTAATAAGCTATCTCGTTGATCTCCCCTAAATGACACTGTAGATGCCTTTGTGAGTTTATTACCATTTCCTTCTTCATTGAAGACTTTAGCCGGAGCTAAGAAAGGTACGATAAACTCTCCATCATCTTTATATCTAACCACTAATCTATCCCCTTCCTTAACTTTTAAAAGTTCAGTAAGTCTGGGAGTTAATAGTAATTTGTTTGTGTCGAGTGTTACTTGTAACGCCTCGTTTATCTCAATTTGTTTTTTATTCTTTGTAGGTGTTTTGACAGAATCACCAACAGTGACCGATACAACCTCTTGGTTGATCGGATCAAAGTCAATTATAATCTTCATTACTCTTTGATTAAAGATGGATAGATTCGTTCCCAATAGGAAATGAACTTGCCATCGATTTTCTCAGCTACAACAATTTCTTGTCCACTTAAATGCTCTGGTCTAGCACCACACATAAACTCATCTCCAGTTCCAAAATTGATTACTGTCTGATTCTCAGCATTTCTATATACATAGCCAATTGCATCAGAATTAGCCGAAGCTATTCTTTTACTCTTACCTACTAAATCTAAATCCTTTAAATTAAATTCAGCACCAGCTTTTTCTAACTGAGTGTCTTTTACGTGTCCTACTAAAATAACATTAGGACATACTGTTTCTACCCAACCAATTACTTTGAAAAAAGCTTGTCTAAGATACAGATATCCTGCACCGTTAGGTAGAGTTAAAATGTTAGTCCCTACATAGTTAGCGCCCATTGGCGTTTGCTGATACATTTGAACAGCAAGAGGAGCACAAATGTCTTCTAATGCAGTTACAGTATCTAATGCTACAAATTCATAGGGATTACCTGCTTTTTTGATTTCTCTACAGATTTCTAGAATATCCTCTGCAGTTTTAGCTTTAACCTTTAAGGCTTCTACATAATCACTACCTGATTCTAGATCTATAATTAAGCAATTAGGTAAAGTGCTTAATAGAGTTGTTTTTCCAACCTTTGGTAATCCAAAAAGAATTAAATTCTTTGGATTCTGGGTTGTTGCTTTAATTTTTTCAGTTGGCAAACTTACAGCCATAATATTTTTAATCGTATTAGTTAAACATATAGTAAATATAAATATTCACTTTACGTAAGAGCCATCTTTTTCTTTGTGTTTGCTCTAAATGTTTAACTTGGGGGAATTACTTCACCCGGCCAGGATATACCTGACTAAAGGAAGAATCCAGTTTTTTCTTCTGGTTGTGTACTTCCTAATTTTTTATCAATCCACATGGGATTGTTAAATATTGAATAATCAATATTAGAATCATCTCCATCACCAGTAAGTTCTGGTAATTCTTTGACTCTGTTAACTTTTCCATAAAAAGAGACAGGGACTACTTTTTCAGAGTCACCATATCTATTTTTCAATAAACATAGAAATCTTGCTTTATCACGAAGTTTTGTTATATCATAACCTCTGTGCTTCATCTGCTTTTCTTTAAAAGGATTGTATATTCCAATCACGATCTCTGCATCTTCACTTGGAGCTCCACTATCCTTAATATCCTCAAGGGTGGGTTCTAATAAATTTGCATTTCTTCTATCCATAGAAGTTTGATCTCTATTTACTTGCATCAACACTAAAATAGCATATTTGCATTTATTTCTAAACCATAGTAAATAGGATGAAGCTAAATCAATCTCTTCTTTTTTACTTCTTCCTTTTGATCTTCTCATTAATCCAATATGGTCCATTATGACCAGACGAATTTGTTCAGGATTATTAGGAGTATAAAATTCAGAATTTCCCCTTTCTTCAAAGGTACCTTCAGATTCTGCATAAGTTTTTAAGAAAGCCCATAGGCTTTCACAATGCAAAGTTTTATCAAAAATCACTAAATGAGATTCGATTAACTCTAACCACTCCAGTGCTTTTAAAATATATGCATAATTATCATCTGATAAAGATTCTTTCTTTGAGAATATTTCCTTGTAACCTAACTGTATTCCATATGTTTCCATCATGAAAATACTCGCGAGTTTAGCAAGAAGCATCTCTCCAGTCATCTCTAAACTGAAATAAATTATTTTAAAATCTTTTCCTTCTTTCAACATGGCCATTAATGGCCGATAAATATAACAATATAAGGCTATTGAAGTTTTTCCACTTCCGGTTTTACCAAAAAGAACTGTATACATCTCTGGAGTTACACCATAAATATACTCTTCTAATCTAGGCATTCCCATAGAAATACCTATATTTTTACCTTCTCTTCCTCTATCTATCTGATTCTTAAGCTTACTTCTATAATTACTCATACTAATTCTGAGGAATCAAAAGTTGCTTGAAAGTTAGCTTTTACCTCTCCAGATTTAATTTTTGAAAGGTCTATCCATTTCCGTGAAATCACGAATTCGGCTAAACCAAATTGAATTAAATTGTTTTCTGTTGCCCACTTAACTAATTCTATTATTTCATTATGCTTATCTATTTTAAAGCGAATTGCTTTAGCATACATGAAAGAAAAATCCTCTAAACTTCTAAAATGTTTAGCAATATTTTTCATTGGAAATGATTTATTTCCTGAAGTAATAAAACATGGATATGTAGTCAATAGTTCAAATCCCATATCTCCAGCAGTTTTAAAATATTTCTCACTAAATAGTTTTGAAAGTTTTATCTTGCTAGGATCAAAGGATACACCTGGACCAGGTATTTTAAAAGATTCATCAATAATTCCTTTTTCGAGTAGAGACTCTAATGTTTGTTTCGGAATATTGTCTTTTTTTGCTTGTGTAAAATATCTGAATAAACTATCTGTATCACCTTCTTCACAGAGGTACAGTAACTGAATAAAAAACCACTCTTCAGCAGAAATTTGTAATGCTACCATTACATCTAGTTCTTTATTTAACTCAAGCTTTAATTTGTTCATACTATTTGATGTGCTCCTTCTGGTGTTTTTACAATACACCACTCATATTGATCAATATATCTCTTCACAATATCTGTAAATTCCATACCTTCATCTTCTGTGTTAAACACAATGATGTATTCTATAACATCATCTTTGAATTTATAATTAGCAACTCCTATCTGTACCACTTGATCACCGATCATGATGGTACCACATTTGTAGCAAATAAACTCAGTATCTTCTTTTTTAACCCTTAACGGATTCTTGCAATTAGGACATTCTATAACCATTATTTTTTTTGTAATCGGTCTATTTGTGCTGCAATCAAAGCTGCAGCTACTGTCAATCTCTGTACTTCTGTTTTTTGGAGAATTTTATCTCTAAATTTCTCCAACCAATAAAAAGGCCATTCAAATTGATCTGGATTAATACAAAATAATGCAGCTTTTATAAGTTCATTTTGAGAATAATCTCTATCATTTTGCTCATCAAACCCGTGTTTTTCGATTTGTTCTCGTCTTTCTTGCGTAATTAATTCTATTCCTGTTGGCATTATTTTTTGTTGTAAGAGTATAAAGTTAGTAAAAATCTTTGATTTCTCAAAATCTAAACAGATATTTATTCTCTTTGTGTTCTTTTTGTTCAATATCTCCATTGGTCAAAACAATTGCGAGTTGTTCTTCATCAATGGTAATAATACTTGCATCTTCTTTAGAGGCTTTTCTGAACCATTCTTCTTCTACAGTTCCTCGTAATACCAAATGAAAAATCTCGGAGGTTTTCTCTCCCTCGAGCCGTATAGCTCTGCCTTTTCTCTGATAATTACTAGTCCATGAGGAAGTTCCTCCTAACACTATTGCTAAATTAACTCCTTTGATGTCTGCTCCTAATTCTATAGTTCTTATGCTATTTAGGACTCCCGATTCTACATCATTAAAAGCTTCTTCAATTAACTTTCTCTTTTTAGGAGTTAATTTGGAATGAATTGTTGATCCAATTCCAATACTTTCTGCCATTTCTATACTTTGTGAAAAAGTTATAGCTTTAGCATTTGGTCTAAAAGTTAGAATTTGTTTAGCTATTATAGCTTTAAATGCATGATTATAAATAAATTTCTTTCTACCTTGTAAAGCTCTATTAAAGCCAAAAGTATGAATATCAACGTCTTTATAATCTAGATTATTTACTTTTGCGTATCTTCTACGGTTTATAACATTGCCTAACATAGACATAGCTAGGTCAAAATCATAATTAAAATAAGAGAAGTGAGCTATAAACTCAGTATTCATTTTCTGGTATTCTGTGAGATCCACATCTAAAAGAACTTTATACTCTCTGAATGGAGCTAGCCATTTATTAAGTATGCATTCTTTTAAAGTAACTTCCGCACAGACTGGTGCATATTTTTTAATCAAAGTTTCCTTCCCATCCAATCTCTCGATTGTAGCAGTAAGTCCCATGATTATTTTATAATCCGTTTTTCTAAATACTTTACTAAAAGTATCTCCAGCCATAGAATGAATTTCATCAATTATTAGAAAATCAACTATGTGATCTCCTACAATAACTGAGTTTATAACCCAAACTTCAATATTGTTTAATTCCCAGGCTTTTAGCAATTCCATCCATTGATTTTTAAGATATAATGTAGGTACTACTACCATTACTATACCCTCAGGATTATTTTTAAGGAACCATTTAATTGCACGCAATCCAATTCTAGTTTTACCAAAACCAGTTGCCCCAATTACAGTTCCTCTACATCCTCCTTTAACCCATGACATTAGAACGTCTGTTTGTCTTTCGTCTCTAGTCATTAATGCTTCCAGAATGTATTAATAGCAGCATCAGCCTTTAAAGGAATAATTTTACAAAAAGGAGTTCCTCCTTTTACCATACATTTCTCTAAGATATTCTTCCACTTTTCTGCTTCACTTTCTGGGACTTCCATTAGAATTTCATCATAGATAAAATTTACTATTTTCACCACATTAAATAAGTCTTGTTTCATAATTTCATTAAACAGCAGTACCAAAGCATATTTGCTAATAGAAGATGCTGTCCCTTGAATACGGTAATTCTGGGCTTTTCTCTGTATTTCACCTTTTGTCTTGAAATATTCTTTAACACGCGCTCTTAAGACTAAATCATTCGTATTTTCTCTATAAATCTTCCAGAAATTATTTTCCCTGGTTTCAGAGTCAATTTCTTTAAATTCTTCAAAATGTGGTATAAAATATTTATGACGAGTTACATCATTAAATTCAATATAACCATCTCTTACAGCATTCTGATATACCTTTTTAAAATAAGCAGGTAAATCTGGGAAAGCCTTAAAGTAAGCATTATATACAAATTCTCCTTGTGCTTCTGAAATATCACATCCTCTTGCGATTGTTGTGCCATTTCCACCATAAGCAATTGCGACATTTTTTCTTACATTTATCCATTCATGTAAGGTTAGACTATATCATCATCTTAGATTTCTCTAAGAGCCGGACGCTTTTTCACTATATCACTACATATAGTTACTTCCTGTTATTAAGCCAATGTATAGCTCAGGTAGTCGTTGCACCTTCACAGAGTTTACTCTGTGCTTGGCTCAGGATTAGCATTACAGCCTTCCCTGAGTTCATCCGATTTTCTAATGAAATCACTCTCATTAGGGGCCCGCATTATAAAATAATGTCCCTTGTACAAGGTTTATTTTTTAAAGGCAACCCAGCCTTTTTTGCTAACTGTCTCTTATCAGCATGTTGTTTTTTGATCTCATCAGAAGTCAATCCAGAAAGTTCATCATACATCTTACTAGCAACAAAACAATGCTGATCACCAAATCCAGTCTTAAAGAACTCAATCATACCTCTATCTTGTGAAAGATTAGCAAGTACTACTGTTTCTTGTCCACTGTAATCACAATCTATCATCACATTACCAGGTTCAGATATAAAACAACTTCTTGTCTCAGGATCTGAAGGTAAATTACACATATTTGGGAGATCTCTCTTACTATCTCCAGAGGAGATTCTAGAAGTATCCATTAATTGAGTAAAGTTAGTATGAATTCTGCCAGTAGCAGGTTCAATATACTTTAACCAATTTTCACCATATGTTCCACATTCCTTCTGAAGTTCCTTGTACTTAATATAAGGAGTAATTATAGGAAATTCTTTCTTTTGTTTCTCAATCATCTTAGCATCCACTGATTCCCGTTCTTCTCCTTTTTTATATTCTGTGGTTTTTATACCCAGTTGATTAAAAAAAGGAAGTACTTGTTTAGATGAATTCCAATTCATGATGCATTTTCTCTCTGTAGAGAATAGATCCAATTGACTATCAAAATATTGATGATAATTGTTATCCCATAGATATTGGTTTAGCCCTTCTTCGGCAAGTCCGAGGTCCTGTTTGTTTTTCTCAAACTTAGCCATCCACTTTTCAGTATCCAATTTGATTCCACAATGCTCTATATATGCAAGAACTTTAACAAAATTATTTTCCAGGTTTAAAGCAGTTACTAAATCAAGTTCATTGATTTTTTCTATTTGTAGTTCCATGATTGGAATGATGTGTTCGACATCAGCCAATGCATAGTTAACAGTAGATTCTGTTAGTCCTTTATAAATAATTTCTCCTCTTACACTTTTATCCAGGGTCACCCCTAAATAATTAAACGCCAAATCTTTCAAAGTTCTGCCATTATACTTTAAACCATTGGTTAGAAGTATTTCTGCAATATAAGTATCATATATTTTTCTAGGAATTATTCCATGATAATACATAAATCTTATATCAAATTTTAGATTTTGACCTACGATTAAAATATCCGATTCTAGTAAAGGTTTTATAACTTGTACACTTACACTTTCATGATCAAAAAGAACTTGAAAATCTTTTGTGCCAAATTGACTAGATAGAATAGCATCTTTATAACAATTTAAACCTCGAGTTTCAGTATCAAAGCCTAATATTTGTTGTTTTAGTAGCATTTCTAAAGCCTCTTCTACCGAAATAAGCTTTGCCACTTCCCAATCAAATAATCTAGGATTATTAGAAACTATATATTTCATCTTAGTATAAATTCTTTACTAATAGCTACCTTCTGCAGTTCTATTTCTTTTTTTTCCCAGAAATCAATATGTTTTTTCACATCATCACTTAATGTGTATAATATTCTTTTTCTCAAGATATTTAACTGATCCGTAGTTAATTCACTATACTTTCTGCTTTTTAAAGTAATTAATGCTCTAAATTGAGTATAGTTTAATCCGGTTGGAGTAAGTATTAAATTTACAGTTGGAGATAGATTTAACCTCTCTCTTATCACTGATTTTTTATCCTTCTCTGCACCTGCCTCATCCAATTCGGTGAGGTCTTTGTTCTCTTCTTTTGTAAACCAAATTCCTTGCTTCAATATAAAAGAAAGGGTAATGTGTCGTCTATCAAATTTACCAAGCTTATCGAGACATCCCTCAATTATAAGTTCTATTGGTAAACTTCTGTGTTCCCTGGCTACGCTTAGTAAGTCAGAGAGTAATAGAAATTTTACATCAGTTGGAGTAATATTATTGCTCTTTATGCTACCTCTTATAGCATCTAAGATTGCAGTTCTGCTACTGCCTATTGATTCTGAGTATCTCAGAAATAATTCAACACCACACCGAAGTTGTTGTTGTTGAATCTCTTTAAAAAGAGAAATTCTACCTAAATTGCTTCTATCCTGAGATAAAAGCATAGACTGTATATGATTGTGAAACTGTTGAAGTTCTTCTTTTGTACAATCTACTAGTCTTACTTCTTCTTGAGTAAAACTATCTCCTACTCTTACTTTTGGAAATTTCCAAACGAAAGAATTAATATCATTTTCTTTTTCTTTTAAAGCTGTTTTTAGCTTTTCATTTAAATCACCCATCTACTTGTTTTTTAATTATTTATATCTTTCCGATACATGTAGATTTTATGTGGCTTAGACTCCTTTAAGGAGCTTTAATTCTTTACTTTACATACAGTTCCTTAGAAATAACGGAACCGTCTTTTATTACATGTGTTTGCGGAATAAAGGAAAGGTAATAATTTGCTGAATATTGATAAGGAACTATTTCACCAGTATCTTTATTTGTCCAAGTTTCCTTGAAAGCTCTTACAAATTTATAAGTTAAGAATCCTTCTTGTCCTACATCAACTTCATCATCTATCCAATTTGGACATTTGGTGACAGTTATATATTCATTGGTTTCTAAGTTCTTAAAAATATATACAGTGTAATTACCTGCCCTTTTCGCCATAAGCTGGACGCTTATAGTTATTCCATGCTGTTCCATTTAAATCAATCCTTTTTCTATTAGCATTTTTCTAATCACATCCCAATCTGCATATGGTCTTGAACTTAATTCAGGATCATATACTAAAGGACATCCTAGTGCATCATCACCAATATAGAGATTTGCATAGCATTTATTAGAAGAAGTCCATCTTTCTTGTCCTGGATCTTTTTGTGCTGCATAAAGGGAAATTCCATTTTCAGCAAACCAATTTATAGCATCTGCTAAGTGATTACCACTTCGCATAGTATAAAGTATAATTAGGTGTCCCCTATTTACTAAATCTATTAGTATAGGTACTGCTCCTATATCTTTTCCTATTTTGGGATACTCATGTGTCACACAAGTACCATCAAAATCCAAGCCCACTTTAATAGGGCCTACTATCTTTTCCATATAGATCTCTTCATTTACTAAATCCCGTTTTACTCTGAGTAGTTTTGAATCGACTACTAGAGATAAATTTTCCCATATCTTTAAGTTCACCTATTGAATCTTCAATAGACTTACCAAAGATAAATACACTTTTTATAAACTCACCTAAGTGAGCTAGACTCAAACCTTCTGTTTTTGAAACAACATCGTCTAAATCAACTTTGTCTAAATCAGTAGATTTGATTTTCTTTTCCAGATAGAACTTTCTAGTTTCTGCATTAGGTAAATCTATAAGATACCTTTTATCAAAACGAGATGGCCTATTTAGAATTCTCTCTTCTAATTTTTCAGGATAGTTAGTACAAGCCAAGTATACCACATTGTGGCTCTGGTATATACCATCTAAAATGTTTAAAAGAAGAGTTTCATTATCTTTATATGCTAATAATCCATCAATATCCTCAATCAATGTTAGAATAGGAGTAGTAGGTTCAATATGTCTAAAGGCTTTGCCAATAGCGTTAACATACCTAACTAAATCATCCCCATTTTTAATACTAATTACAACTCCTTGTTTTTTAATAATAGCCTCGGATAATAGTGCTACTAAACTACTTTTTCCACTTCCAGGAGGTCCATATAATAGAATGCCTCTTTTATAAGCATATTTGTAATTCTTGAATTTTATTTCATTATCCCAGAAATATTTCATATCATTTAAAATGGTATTAAATACAGGATCTGGTAATACAAATAATTCATCAAGATTTATTTTTTGCTTTAAAAAGACAGGCCATCCATTCTGATGGTCCCATTCTATATTATACATTCCTGGCTGTACAAATTTTGTAATTTTTACAGTATCTGAGGGAATATATTCACCTGGACGTATTTCAATCCATTCCTTATAGAAAGGTTTTACCTCTTCTTCAGCAGGCTCATCTCCAAATAATGGAGTCTTTATTGGAGGGGCCTCTATGTAATCAAACTTAATTTCTGCTGTAGGCTTTTTTGAAGCTCTCTTAGTTACGTTTGTAATTTCATCCATTATTTTTTACCTTTTAGATATTCTAGAGTTTCCTCTAACTGAGCTATATGGGTCTCATCAAGAATCATTTCATCCCAATTTCCATACTTACTTTTATAACCACACACATATTTTAATCCTACCCATATTCTTTGAAATACATTACGATAGTTTACTAAATGGATTTGTACTACTACAAGTCCTTTATTCAAACTAACTACAATCTGGTGTTCCAGACTGCAACAACTCATCAATACTAAGTTTTTCTTCGTTTTCATTTTTAAAAGTTTTAATGATGTGTTCTAAAGAAACAGGTGTGAAGCCATTTGCATCAACTCCAACATCATACCAATTATCATATGAATGATAAGGAATGAGTCTATGTAGATGTCCACACAAATATTTTTGTTTATTAAAATGATTAGCAGAGGCTTCTGCTGGATTATGTACTAAAATAAAATCATAACCATCTCCTATTAAATGCAGTCTTTCACATACAGTTTGAAAACATTCGGTAGGAATATTCTTCGTTCTATCATGATTACCTTTTATTAATATTTTTATTCCATTTAATTGGTCAAAGATTTCTTTTATTTTAGCTTTATTATAAGACATGGAGATGTCTCCTATAATATATACTAAATCATCTGGACCTACTACTGAATTCCAATTATCAATTAAAGTACGATTCATTTCTTCTACATAGTAAAATGGCCTGTTACAGTATTTTATAATGTTTAGATGACCAAAATGTTGGTCCGATGTAAAAAATATTTTCATCTCATTATAAACATTTGTCTTGCTAAAAAAACATTACTTCTAGAGTGTACTTTTGGGTATACTCCCTCAAATAAACACTTTATTATTATTTTTTTATCAATAGTTGCTTTTGAAAAACAAGTTAAGTAATCCTCAGCTTCTTCATATGTCGGTAAGAAGTGAAATCCTGAGGTGTAAGTAGATCCTCTGGGGCCATCACTAACTATTTCTTTAGTGGCAGTTATCCACTGGTTTCTGCACATTTTTCTAGATTTATTTATACCATGAAATAATGTAAGCAAAGTACCATCTGTATGTAAATCAAATATTTTATATCCTATCATTTTCTTCCAAAATCAGCTGGGATTTCTGTCCCGATTAGACCATTGTTCCAGTGGATAATTTTATTAGTATCCACTTGCATAGCTTCTATTATAATGTCTTCCAACATTTTACGAGTTTCTAAAGAAATTAATTCTGACTTCATATTATAATGACCTTTGCTTAATGCTGATATAGCAGTTTTAGAATCAGTATAAATGTTACAGTTTAATTTATTCTTTGCTCTATAAATAGCGGCATAAGCCAAACCCATTACCTCTCCGGTATTGTTAGTACCATCTTTATAAGTAGGAGACCTATAAATCACCTCATGTGTATCACTCCAAACCATTTGAAACTCCCAGAAGTTTTCTTTGATAGAACTGGAGGCATCCACAGTAATATGGTGACCAACAGGGTACACATCTAAGACATAAGGTTTATAGTTTAAATATAGTTTAGCGTCTTCTTCTGTGGAAAATGACTTGAAATCAGCACCTTTGCAGCCTTTTACAGCCTTGGAACACTCATCCCAGGAAGTATAAACTTTAGGTCCATCGTGTCCTATTCTTACTGCATAATACTTCATTTAATACTTCTCGTAAGAAAATTCATTTCCAATGATTTCTCTTATAACAGCAGAAGGAATACAATCCATATCTTCAACTTCAGCAGTATCAGGAAATAAAGCATAAGTATCATCAGATAAAAGTCCAACAGTATTGGAATCAATTCTCACCAATTTATGAACCTGGCTATGACTTCCATCTTCAAAAGGACCTTCAATGGTGAAATCATCTCCCAATTCATACTCGCCTTCTAAAGCACCTTGATCATCAAGAAAACTTTTTAGATCTTCTTCATTGATCATATCCACATCTATAACCCAACTATCTGGGACTTCAATTATTAAACTTTGTGTCATTTTTTAAAAATTTTACCACACCTTTGACAGGTGTATTCATTAAACATGTCTGGGACTTTCTTAACATCGTCCTTTACAGTATGAATGTCATAGTACCAATAACTCCACCAACAAACAAACCAGTTTCTCATAAGGTTAATCTCATTGATGATTGTAAGTCTTTAATGTCCTTGTAATAACCACTCATTCCGAACTGACCATCAATTCGAAATTCTATGTTAGTGCCAAGTTCATTTTCTAAGTCATCTAACTTTAATTCCAAAATGAAAGGCACACCTTGTGGTGCACCTAACATATTGTGTTGTTGATAACTTTTAATCAGGATATTTTCAGATTTTTCTGAAAATCCTAAAGCTAGTAAGTCTTCTTTAAAAGCCATGAATTAGTCTTTTAATTTGAATTTTGCATTTTTTTTGAAAGATTAGAATACGATAATCTAAGACTCTCTTTACATAAGACTTAAGTTTTCGCTTAACTAATTCTCCGACTTTTACGTCTAGATAGGATTTAGTATTCGTTACTATCAATCTGTCTTTATATAAAGTGAATTCAATAGCACCATCCTTTATCTTGGTCATATCACCATTATCACTAATTTCAATAGAAGAACTGTTTCTTATGTGCAATTTTACAAATGCCAATAATTCATTCTCTTCTTCTGTCCATTCAGGATCTATTGATTTAGAAGCACGATATCTTAACATCGTGTATTTCAAAAATAATCTTATTCTAGTTTTCATTTTTTCTATTAAATTAAAAAAGGAGGTATTACCCTCCTTTTATGCTAACTCTTTAATTCTATTATCCAAGATAATCATATCCTGAGTAAATTCAAATTGATCTAAAGCCGTAGTTTGTTTGTTTTCTTCTTCTCGCTGTTCGATCACTAAAGGTTGTATTGCATTAAAAGATATAAAATCTCCCTTCTCCATACAAACCCTACAAATGTTCAAGATCTTCTCAGTTGTTTCAATTTCTCTTTGTAATGCAGCTTCATGTAAACTCTTCAATTGTGCAATTGGAGTTTCACCTTCGATTTTTAAATCCTGTTCCTCTAAAGCTGGTATTGTAAAATCATAATTAGATTCAACTAAGTGACTGTATACCAATTCAGAATGAACTAATTCTCCATCTGCTGCTGTTTTAAAATATATTGAATTTCCTGTTAATCCTCGTACATCGCACCAAGTGGACGCATTAAGATACAATAAATTGTTTTGCTTCTCATGTGCTACCTGCTTGATAAACAAATCTGCTACTTCCTCAGATAAATAAGTGACTTTTCTTCGTTCTGTTATTTCTCCCATATTATAAATTTTTGTAAAGTTACTCACAAAAATAATAATATCAAAGAGATTTAAGAGAAGAAAGGAAAAACTTTTCCGTGGTAATACACAACCTTTACTTCTTCTGCCATATCATCAAAGAAAGTATGAAGATAACCAAGAATTTCATCCTGGTATAACTTAACAGAATAAGTAGTTTTAAAGTCCGGGACTTTTTTCAGGTTCTTCAAATGTACAGTAAGACCATGTTTGCATGTCCTAAGTGTTCTTGAAGGGGCTGATGCACGATACCCTTTAATCTTGGGGAACATCTCCAATTCTGCTTTTTCCTGTGGTGTTTTTTTATGCCACTCGGGGTTCTGTACGAATAAAGGAAGGCGTAAACCTTCACGTACCATCAAGGCATCATCCTTGGTATTAACTGGTGAAATCTCTGATTTTTTCTTCTCAGAGACTTTTTTAATTTCTGCGCTCATTACTAAGTGTCTTTAGGTGTTGTTAAAACAATAAATCGATGTTTATAGGTTCTCCATCTTCGCACATTTTTATAGCTGTCTTAACGATAGTTACAACATCTGCACGTGAATACCTTTGTGGGACTGGGACATGAATTGCCACTGTTTGATCTACTAATCTCCTTATAGGTTTCCCTTCAGAATCCACTTCTATTTCAAAATGGTCTCCTGCTTTAAAAGTACCTAAAGTTAAAGAATTAGAAACTGTGCTTCTAAAATCTTCTGGAGATAAGATAACTTTATCAGCTTCATCTACCCCATACAGTTTATGCCCGTCTACTACAACAAGCATTAATTTTTTTCTCATATATTTATTTTTTATTTGTCAAGTAAACGCTAGTAGGATTAACAATAATAATACCAGCATTACAACAATGAATTACACTATTTTCTGACACTTCACTACACTGAAATTCATCCAATATAGACATGTCCAAACTTCTCATTAAGACAAGTTTATCATCTTGGGGGACAACAATAATATCGTTGTTTAAAGTGTCATAGTATCTCAAACCTAAGAAATTACAATCAAAAAATTCAACTTGTAAGTTTTTAATAGAGAATACTTTATATATAATCTTGTCACTTTCAAGATATTCTACAATACCTGTTTGACCTGATTGTACTAAATTCTTTATTCTTTTCTGTAAGACTACTGAATTTAATGTGCCTTTCTCGTAAAATATTACAGATGAATCTGCTACTCTTTGAAAAAGACCATCAATATTGGTAAATCCCCCACCATATACATTATGTGATTGCATAGCAACTTGATGATTAAATATACTATTTAAAGTAAAATGAAATCTCATGTTATCTGTAACAATTATTAAAGTATCTCCAAATTGTCTTGATTTAAGCTTACCTAAATGAGAAAATTCTTTAACCATATAATGTGTTTTATAATCACCATCTGCATAATAAAGAACTAAGTCTCTTAACAGTAAGAAATTATCATTAGAGGAAAAGAATATAAGATCCTTAGATTCTGCTCTAAAAGAATGCATCACTCTGTAATTACCCTTTATAGAACAATCATAAATAATAGTAACTCCATTGTTTGTTATGGCTAATCTAGTTTTACTACTCGCACTTTTTGTTATTAAACCTCTAGTTATCTCTTTCATAATCAATTGATCAGTTTTAACGATGATCTGTGGGTTTACTAGTATGTTGTGTTGTTGTGTTGTTAGTATATTAAGTTGAATAATGAATCTATTCCCCTTAACAAACAGCTCCATGAACTGATCAAAGAGTGCAATGTTAGTAATGGGTTGATAACATTTTGGAATAATAACATCCTTATCATTCATTACAGTGAGTTTTTTAATCATTCTCTCTGCAATACTTAGCACCTTTTTGTTCACTCCTTTAAAAGGGTGGATATAAGTGAGTAAATTAAAAATAATTAATCCTATAGAAAAATAGTCAGCTTTAATACTAACAGTTCCACTATAAAGATAATCTCTAATTTCATCAAATAATAAACCAGAGTGTTTACAGTTTGGTGTTTCATATGAGTCCACATCTATTAAATAAACAGAGCCAGATTCATTTACAAGTATATTATAAGGATTATAATCTCCAATGATTATGTTCTTACTATGTGCAAATTTCATTGCATCTATGAGCTTCTCAGCTATGTTTAACTTGACTTTGTCAGAGATATTTTCTCTGATACAAAAAGTTTTATTAAAAAGTGAGAGAATTGGATAGTGATCAGATGGTACTTTATTCATGGTAAATCCTAAGATTTTACCCTTAGAGTCATAAACAAGTTTTTCTGGCTTAACAAAGATGTTGCTCTTTAATTCAGCCAAATCATTGAACTTAATTTCAGTAATGGTCTTTATACCAGGTAGGTATAGCTTCACTACTTCAATTCCATTATCAATAATCATACCTTCTCCACCTCTTGCAATCTCTTTTGAAGTATCGAGATCTACAATTAAAACTTTTTGTTTATTATAGAGTTTCATTGAGATAAACTATTTTATCAAGAGCATCTTCTCTATTTTTCTTATTAAGAAAAATATATTGCTGATTATCATTATTCCAACCATCCCAGATTTTATCTGAGTCTTTGTAGATAATAATAGTAGGTAAATCCGGAGTACTTTTAATAAGTTCATCAATGACATTTTCAATATCATTAGTTAAAGATCTTCCTGCATCTAGATCTTCTAAACACAGTATACGATGTCCTTTATGTACTACTATTTCTGAGGTGTATTTACATTTTACCATTTTCTTTTTATTAAATTTTTTTTGGTTCTCCCATCAACACATCAAGTTCAGGGGGATTAGACGGAGTGTCTTTTATTTCATCCTTAAATATGAAATCTATAGCCTCTTCTAAACTATATTTAGAAGGAATTTCCCAATTCCAACGTCTATTTACCATATGATAAAAGTTCCAAGAACTATAATATTTAGTAAATATACATTTAGGAGGTTCAATGTTACTTCTTTTACAATCTTTGTTTATTTGAATAAGAAACTGTGTTTCAATTTCTTCTTCTTCTGTAACAGCTATATATTCACCATCTTTAAATATTAGATAATATTCATAGTCAGTTTTCATAATATAAATCTTACTATAGACAAATCATCATAGTTAGAATATCCTTCTTTTAAAAGCATATTATATTTTCTAGCTAACATAGCTTCACTTTTTATTAGAGTTTCCTCATAAAGTAAAGATTCTATTACTCTTGAACTAACATCTTTCTTTTCTTTGTCCGTGAAGGAATAAATTCCATCTGAACAAATTGAAAAAGTCTTTTGCATTTCAAAAGTATACTCTTTAGTAGATAAAAGAGCTTCCTCAATACTATTTAAATGGTAAGCTAAATAATCAGGAGCATTACCAGGACTTTCAATTTTAGTTTCTTCAGCGCTTTTTCCATCACTTATATAGAAACATCCATCTCCTGAGACTAATACAAAGACTCGCCCATCTCGTATAACTGTTAAAATCACTGTAGAAAGCAATTCTAAAGGATCTAGATATAAAGAGGTTTTTACTTCATTTAAGGAATGATATAAACTTTTAAAAATGCTTCTACCAATTCCTTCTAAAGACCACTCCTTATATATAGGAAAAAGATTATTACAGTAAGCATTTAAAATTTTATTGTATAGTGTTGAGACAAAATGACTTTTAATTCCAGTACTACATCCATCAAAGACGGCTCCAATATAAGTGTTGCCATCATTAAAAGTGAACAGATCATCTTCGCAATTTACGTGATGATCTGCTCCTCTTTTAAGTAAGGTTCTAACTTCCATTAGAAGCTGGTAGTAATGGGATTAGCACCAGATGAAGATTTAGAAATTGAAGAGCTGATAAAGCTAATCATTTTCTTAATTTCTGCACCGGTATTTCCAACTACAGCAAGATGTTGAAATCCCATATCCTGTTGTGCTCTTTTGAATGAACTATCACTTCCTACTCCGAAGAGGATAGTAGTGAATGAAAAAGCATTGGCCTCTTTAGATGTAATATCTTCTAAGGTTTTTTTGATTACAGTTGGACGACATCTGCTGGAATTATCTTCACCATCGGTGATACAGAATATCAATGTTTTCACATTAATACCAGATTGCTCAAGTGTATCACGATAATCTACAGCATTTTTAATACCATAAGCAACACCGTCATACAAAGCTGTACCGCCACCTTGTGGTACAAAGTTAATAACAGGTACTCCGGCAATTGGTTGAAATCCACTTCTTACTTTAACTTGGTGGTCAAACTCAATGATTGAGACTAAAAGTCTATCACTGATATGAGATTGCTGCATTGTTTGAATAAAATCATTGAAAGCAGCATTAAAATCTTTTGCATAACTAGCAACTGATGGTGATATATCAATTACAAATACAGCATTGACTGTTTCTTCTACCTGAATTAAATCAGTATCTACGTTATGGAAATCCAAGTGGATATCCAGATCATCTAAATCTTCCATTTCTTTTAAAATTAAAGGGTTACATCAACTGATTTAATAAATTCAATGCCCATTGCTTTTGCACTTGCATAGGTAGCATCTCCTAGGAATCCTAGGCCAGGTACATCAGACATACAGTCCTCAAGAATAACAAATTTCTTTGCTAAAGTTGGAAATTGCATAGCTTGTCGTAATGTGTTTGCAACACAATGACTCTTAGCTTCTCCTGCAAAATATACTTTTTCAAATTTTTCCAATTTGTGTATAAGGTTTGCATTTAGCTGAGTTTCAGGATGTCCTTCAACTGGCACGTTAGCACGAAAAGCACCAAAATGTTCAGTAAGAGGCCATGTGCCTTTGGTTACTACTTGGTGAAACTCACCTTTAGCACGACACCAAGACTCAACAGACAAGATAACTTCTGGCATAATGGCAGCACCGGGACTTCCAATGATACAATGTTCTGGCCAAATATAATGAGGAAATTCTCCTTGTTTTTCCAATTCTGCTACATAAGCTGTGGCTTCTTTTGGATAATACTTTGGAGTCCACTTGCCTGCTAAGATATCAGCAGAAGTGATTTGTGTGAAAGGGCCTGGTAAATTACCGTCCTTATCTTGCCAGAATCCCGGATGTGATATGTCTATCACTTGATGAGAGTCCATGGTTAAACCGATGTAATCAATCTCAGCTAAATTTTTAGCTATAAAATTTCCTACACGAGCCATATCGTTTTCAGCTCCAGGAACATACAAAGATCCTACCGGTCTTACTTGAATAGTTATTCCATCTTTATCCAGTATACTTTCACCTGGATCACAAAAATCGACTTGTGCGTCGATAATCAGCAAAGCATTCTTTGTTCTTTTCATTTTAACTTTTTATTAATTCAACAATAATTCTCATATCCACATTCTGTGCAAGTATAGTATGTTTTATGACTATCATAACTAGATTCAATCATATCTTTATGAGGACAAGCTGTTTGTATAGCTTTAATAGCTTTTTTTAGAACATCTTCCCTTTTAGCAAGAGTTATCAGTTCCTCATTCCAGGCTTTTATTAGTACATTCATTTTTTTTACAATAAAAAATCCCCAGCTTGTGGCTGAGGATTATATTAATCTTCGTCTTCTTCTTGTTTAATTCTTTTAGGTTTGACTTTAATCTTACCTTTTAATTTTGTATTACTTGTATCTGTATTACAGTTAAAACAGATAGTTCCTGTTAAAATAGCACTGTCGCACACGGGACACCATGTCTTAATTCTCTTTACTTTTGGAGCTTCTCTATTTGCCATCAGTAGATACTATAGTTTGAGTTCCAGAATCATATTTAACCTCATAAGGGTTAATTCCACTATTATAAGGTGGTCCTGTTTTACCATCTCTCATATTAGGACCACCTAATGTAACAGATCCTAAAGATTGCCAAGGATTAAATAAATTAGTAACTCCAGGAATAATAACATAATCCTTTAATTCTTCTTTAGTAAATCTCTTTTCTAATTCTTGTACCATATCGTAAAGTTTATACGATTCTTTTATAGTAATGGTCTTACTTTGTGTATCAATAACGAAATTCATTTGTTTATAATTTAAAACACAAATATACAAAATTTATTTGTTAAAACAAGTTTTCTTGTTAGTTGCGGGGGTGGAACTCGAATCCACGTTCCTTTCGGTTAATGCTTATGAGACATCGCTGGTTCCAACTCCAGTCTACCCCGCTGTGTGTGGCGATAGTAGGATTTGAACCTACGACCAGAGGCCTATGATGCCCCTGCTCTACCACTGAGCTATATCGCTATTATACATTACATTTACCACTGTGGTCTCTACCACAATCCATACAGGATCCATAATCATCCTCTGGCATTTGAGATACAGTAAGTTTAGATTTTACGATGTTATTAAGTAAAGTATCTATTCTATCCATTTCTTTTTTAACAGCCCACCAATCTTTTACATTATAGGCTCTATTTAAATTTGTGCGAATTTCTCTTATTTCTTTTTCCATAATAATTAAATTTGTGCAGGATGTCGGGTTCGAACCGCGTTTTCTGATTGGAAGTCAGACACTTTACCAATTAAGCTACACCCTGCGTTTTCGCTCACCTGAGTAATGAGCTAACAATTTCCGGTTTTTCTTTCCAAACCCTGCGGATGCTAATCCAAGAAAAAAGTCAAACATTACTGAGGAGAGTCGTTACACTCTTTATCCTATCAGATCCTTTTGTACACAGAAGGATTAACTGACTCGCGTTTAAATCTGCGTTAGATTCTGAGTTCTCACACTCATTGAGGAAGAAGTAGGGCACCATCCCAAGTCCATTTCCATGGACCGTACTGATTTCAAGTCAGCCCTGCACGCCGTGCAGTTCATCTTCCATATCTTTTATTATTTTTTCTTTCCAATAATTTCTTCTAGTAGAATTTTTATTTTTAGATTTAAATGTACTTAATTGACTATCACAATTAGGACATATTAATCTTAAATTTATTCTTTTATTATTAGAAGCATCTCCATCTATATGGTCTAAAACAAAAACTAAATTTTGATTATTCCATTTAGGAGTTATTTGGCAAATACTACATTGATTATTTTGCTCTTTTAAAAAGAAATCTTTAAAGTTTTTTGGTGTATAATTTCCTACACAATATTTATCGTTATCTGTAAGAAACCTTTGGTATGCATTTTCGTGATTGTGTAAAGAACTTTGTCTCATAAAAAATTTTAAATTAAAATACAAGATACTAATTTTTTTAGTATTTATGCATTTAATTTAAAATTTTTTATAAATTTTTAGTCTCTTAAAGCACTTGAGTACTCTTCCAATTCCTTTTAATGCCCCAATATTCTAGCTATTGCTAGTCTAACTAAAGGAGCTTGACCAAAAGCCAGATTCTTTTCTTTTATAGAAATTACATCTGCTTTACACCACTCAACATCTGATGTTTCATCTGTGATGGTAACTTTTGGTAATTCTTTTTTCTCAAACAAATATGCACTGCCAATTGAAACGTTCTGGCGATTACCAGTTGGGTCTGAGTGTACGTATACATTTGGATATACTGTCATTTCACCATCTCCTTTTGTGAAAGGTTCTTGTGCATTTACATCAAATCCAGTTTCTTCCCTAATTTCTCTTGCAGTAGCTTCTTCCAAGGTTTCATCCCAATCAAGATAACCACATGGTAAACACCACCTTCCGGGCATGTCTTCCATACTCTCAGCTCTCTTTGTCAATAGCACATATAATTCTTTTTTAAAGATTACAAAAACTATGCCAGTTACAGCTACACTTCTAGAATGCCAGATGATTCCATCTTCTGTTTTGTATGCTTTATTAGGTCTGCTCATATTTTAAATTTTTGGTACATCAATTAAAATAACTTTGATTTCATCTTTTTTAGGTTCTTCTGGTTTAAAAAAAGGACTGGCATAAGGAAATCCAGAGATGGCCCAATCATAGGACACTTCGAATCCTAAAGGAGTGATTTTACGTTCACCTAAAAAAGAGTCTTTTATTGAATCATAAATAGATTCAGAGAGCACTTTTTCTTCCTCATATAATTTAAATGATTTTTCTCCTATAAAACCATCAAAGTGACCATTTTTGGTATTACCAATAGCAGGAGATACTTTATATCCAGCTTCACCATTATATCTACCAATTTCAGTAATAGTCACTAATTTACCTAGTTCACTGTCTTTAATCCCACTTCCAGGCCATACTGTTTCTACTAGATCACCTACTTTAAATTTATATGGGTACTTTGGAATTGAAAATTCAGTGACATTAAAAGGTTTTTCTAAGAAGTTATATTTTGAAATCTCAGATGAAGTAGCATATCTCCATGCTAATAAATCATCAGATAAGTCAAACATTAATCCGGAATGACCATTACTAGTATCACCTGATAAGTCTTTACAAGGTCTTAGATAAGGATGATTTTCTCTTACTTTAAAACAATAATTTACTTTTGCACAATCAGTACAAACAGAAGTCAACTCTAAAATAACTATATAATCACCTTTTTTAGGCATAATTACAGTTTTAATTTGAGTAACATCATAAGGTTTACCTATCCTGTTGTATTCTTTGATTTCTTCTTCTGAGGCAAATCTCCATTTTTTCAATTTGCTAGATAAATCATAACACATAGTAGTAGTACCACTAGCCATTTGTCCAAATAAGTCTACATAAGGTCTAATAAAGGAATGAGCTTCACGTATTTTAAAACAGTAATTCATTTTTCCACAATATGTTGTGCCAAAATCACCTTCTAAAGTTACTATATAATCATCCTTTTTAGGAAAACCTTTTTTTAAATCAAAAACATTGTAAGGTTTTCCAAGTCTATCATATTCTGTAATCTCTTCTGGTGTAGCAAATCGCCACTCTAATAAATAATGTTGTAGATCCCAAGACATATAATCATGTCCATTGTTAGTAGAGCCTCTTAAATCTATGCATGGATATACTCCTACATTTGTTGTTCTTAATTTAAAACAATAATTATTTCTGCCACAATTATGAGTTTGATCTGTGACTCTTACAGTAACAATATAATCTCCTGCTGTAGGAGTGTTTTTAATATTAGTAATATCGAATGGTTTTTTGAGTCTATCGTATTCTGCTATCTCAATATCAGTTGCATATCTCCATTCTTTAAGATCTCTTGATAAATCCCAAGACATTTGAGCATGACCATTACCATTACTACCATGCAAATCAACACTAGGTCTTAAATAAGAAGTAGAATCTCTAACTTTAAAGCAATAATTTTCTTTTCCACAACTTCCTTCAATAAAATTACCTTTTACAGTAACTATATAGTCACCTCTTGCAGGATATTTAATTGCAGTAAATAGTTTAAAAACTACTGTGGGATAACTATAATGATTAGACGTGT